GCAGTCACCGGCAAGCCCTGGTAAATAATTGCCCAAGGATTATACCGGGTCATAGAAATTTAGTATATTAGCTATATAAACAAATAGATACCTTATGGAACAGAGTAAACAACAACGAGTAGAGGCCATTAGAGCCGAGATCATCAAATTGAAGCTAGAAACACCTTATAGCCCAAAAATACCCAAATTACAACAGGAGCTAGATAGGCTTTTACAGGCCTCCGAGTAGTCACACTAAAACGCGAATTAACGTGTGGTGGGAGGGGGACCTTCCTTGGGGCATGCTCTAACATTAATTGTATAATTAGCAATAGTCAAAAAGCACTTAGCTAAATGTCAACCACTTGTCTCGTGTGTGATTTAAGCAGTATATACCTATGAGTGCTCCTAGATAGAAATAATATAGAAAAGCAATGTTACCCAAGCTCAAATATTCTCGAGCGTGTAAAAACCAATAAAAATACCCTATGCGTGATATATAGAATATGAACCAACTAAATTCTCCATTTAATAAAGCGCATGCATTTGTAAATACTCCACAAGTACATACTTCAGATAATAGCCAGATGTCAAATAGTAATAATAAGTCGCTATCATCAAACGATTCACAAAACTCTAAGCAAAATTCACAAATGAGTGACCAGCAATCCAAGAACAAAGCGCAAGATACACATGTAGATAGTAAGCAAGCAAATTTAAATGATAAGCAAGCTCAAAATCAAGCTGCACCACCAGAAGATACGTCAAGTTTCAGCCTTACAGACTATTTCAAACAGAAAGCACGAGATAGAATGATGAATCAAGTTTCGAGTAGTGCACAAGACACTCCTAACACAGCCGAACAACCTGCAGATAATTCACCTAGTCCTAGTAAACCAAAGAAGAGTCCTAAAGATCCAATGAAGCCGACGAGCTTAATGCCGCCTCCAGTAAAGATGAAACCACCCAATACATCGTTTACATCTTTTAAAACTCCTAAACTAAATATACCTAAATTTAGATAAGAAGCGCGAACACGTCGCTCTTACTCCCCACTAGCCCTCCAAGTCTTTGAGAAAAAAAGTTCAGTATAAATGAAACTTTTCTGAGACCTAGCAGTATAACTTAAGTCTTTAAGTCCAAGGGTAAAACCCCGACGACAGTGCACACCCCTCACTAAGCCGTCACATGACTCCAAGGTCTCAAAGATGACCTTCTCTATTCCCTTTAATAACCCAAAAAAAGAGCCACACTATGACACTAAGTCGTCGGAGGTGCGGCGGCAGTTTAAGGACTTAGAGGTCTTAAACTAATAAAACACTCTTAATCAACGTTACTATCTACTAGGAGACAAGAAGGGCTTGGGAGAGTTGGACGCTTTTAGTATCGTTGACGGTGGGTGACGAGCGCACATTCACGTTATTGCCTCTATTAAAAGTGGACTATATTGAGTATGACACATTTGAGGGCTCAGAGACTCGGAGAGCGGCCCCACTACCTACCGGTACAGGGGACCTGATACTATATTAGAGTAAATTGCGATGGATTGATATTTGGATTAGAGTATTTTGAAGAAACATAAAATTGAAAAAATACGTTTTTTTAAAAGTCAATTCCAAATTTTCCCCTGACTTAGAGGGAGTATAGAGAGGCGGCGATGACTATTTAGAAAAATTTCCTAACTCAAAAAATTTCCAAGACTAAGAAGTCCTAGGAGGAATTAGAGGAATCTGAGATATATAAGGTATATGAAACAACTAAACCACTTAATTCTAATGCTAGGAATCTTTCTTCTAGCCTCTTGTAGCACACAATTTCGATTGATGGGTTACGATCAAAATAACGATGTTTCGGCGCACAATGTGTCGACGTCGATGCAACACTTCGGAGATGTTAAAATAGACACGCTATCCGAATTTCAATTTAGAAATAAACTAAGAACAGATCTAAGCTTCAGATTAGACTTTGCGCAATACGCATTGAGTCAACCGAGGTCATTTGATTGGAATAATAGATTACTAGGAAGACAATACGATTCTAGATGGAATAATTATTATTGGAGCTGGAATAGAGATCAGATGTGGAATGATTGGGCTTGGGGTTATACAGGCTGGAATTCTTGGGGTTCTCCTCATAGATGGTCACCATTTGGATATGATAGATGGGGATATGGAATCTACTATGGTTGGAATAATCATGGCTGGGGATATGGAAACCATTATGGATGGTATGGTTCACACTTTAATAATTATTATGGAGGATGGCCGTATTATGGTAATAACGTCTATGGAATCCCAGGTTGGAGAAGTGGCAGAACAAATACAGTGCATATTAATGGCAGACGTTCAAGTATTAGAACTGAAGTAAATAATGGAAGAAGAACTAGAAGTACGACTACTAGAAGAAGCACTAATAATACTAGGAACAATGAGGTTATCATCAATAATAGTCCGAATAGAAATAATAACACACGAGTAAGAGTTTATCAGAGACCCGAGAACAACTCTAATAATACAAACACTAGGCCAAGAATTATTAGAGAAAAACCGCCAGTGAGAAATAATCGCCCAACGTTTAACAATAATTCTCGTCCATCTAATAATAATAGACCTGTGATTAATAATTCTCGTCCATCTAATACAAGATCTTCGACACCTGTTCGTTCAAGCTCTCCTCCTTCAAGAAAAAAGGGTAATTGAAACAATTAAGATTATTAGAGTATAATATTAAAGGATTAACTTAAACTTTTAATATGAATAACGTCTTATCAAAAATGATATACTGTGCACTAATCGTTAGTGTCATTGCAGCTATCTTTGCAATTCCAGCTGTATTAATAGCTCTCGTATCTTCATTCATTGCATGGATATCAGGATGGTCGTTTGGATGGATCTTTTCAATAGGAATTACTGTTAATTTTTTAGTAGCTGCACATATACTAGACGATTTGTATACACAAATGCAGAATTTTAAAATAGATCTAGATTTTAAAGATGAAGAAGACGAAGACCTATTATAATAACTTAATATTATGATAAGATTAATACAAACTAAAATGGCTAAGAAAACAACACATTGGAAAACCAAAGACGTAAATGGTATGAGAATGATGATATGTCAAAACTCAAAACCAACTATGAGTAAATATTCTGAATTTGCACCAGAGAACGGAGAATGCGACGAATGGTCCGAGGTTGGCACAGATACAACAGCTTCTTTATGTTGGAGATGTACTGGAAGATCAGTAAATAATATTAGATTAAAATAATAAGATATTTTAAGATTCTAAAATTATGATAATATGATATTTTGATATTATCATTTTATTCTACTAATTTATTAAAATATTACATTTCACCCAAATAACATTGATATATAAACCATAAGTTTTATATTTAAACTTGAACGAATAGCTATACAGAAATAATTTATTTTAAGACCAATTCTAACGAATTGGTCTTTTTTTATCTAAACTTTTAGGAATATCTTAGTATAATATTAAAGTATTCACATAATCAAAACACATAATGAGTAACAATAGAAAATCTGAAGATGCTTGGCAGATTCTAAGAATTCAGGGAGAATTCACAAAGGGGTTTGATACGTTTAATGAATTAGGTCCTTGTGTTTCTGTATTTGGAAGCGCTAGAACATTATCAACAAATCCAATGTATAAAGAAGCTGAGAAAATTGGAAAGCTTCTCGTTGAAGCAGGGTTTGGTGTAATCACAGGAGGTGGTCCTGGAATTATGGAAGCTGCAAATAAAGGAGCACATGAAGCATTAGGTAAAAGTATAGGTGTTGGAATTGAATTACCATTCGAAGCTAGCATGAACGATTACGTTGATTTAGGAGTCGAGAACAGATATTTCTTTACACGAAAAGTAATGTTCCTTAAATATTCACAGGCATTTGTTATTTGCCCAGGAGGTGTTGGAACCTTAGATGAGTTATTCGAAGCCATAACACTTGCACAATGCGGACATAATGTAAAATATCCTATTGTTCTTGTAGGTAGAGATTATTGGGAAGGTCTCGTAGATTGGATGCAAAATACTTTATGGAAACATGGTGCAATATGTCAAAAAGATTTTGATTTATTTAGAGTAGTTGATACTGCAGAAGAAGCAGTGTCTAAAATTACAGAGTATCATAATAAGTTTTCTAAGAATACCGACTCCACCAATTTCTAATAAATATAATAGATGAAGTTCAGAAGACTTGCTGATAAGTCGCAAATTGATTTAGCGACATATCTGAAACAATACATAAAAAGAAATTCCAATAATTCAATTCGAATTTACGTAGGATGTGATTCACATGTAAAGGGTGAGTTTACAACATACGTAAGCACGGTTGTAATTCATGTTGGAAATACTGGATGCCATGTTCTTTATAAGAAGGAAAAGGTAGAACCTATTCGAGATATGTGGAGAAAGTTATGGGGAGAAGTTGAAAGATCCGTCGAAGTTACACAATATCTTCGGGATAATGGGATAAATATACATACAATTGATTTAGACCTCAACCACCAAGAACAACACGCTTCTAATAAAGTAGTTAACGCTGCGATAGGTTATGTTAAGTCTCTTGGAATTAAAGTAAGAATAAAGCCAGATATCTTACCTGCAATAGCAGCCGCAGATAATCTGTCAAAATAAACAATTCCTAAAAACGGAGTAAAATAAGTATAACAATTAAATTCTACAATGGCAGAACAATTTGAAAATCCAGGAAAAGGCGGTAAAAGAAAAACACCTTACGTTGATGAGTATGGAGAAGACCTAACAGCTGAAGCTGCAAAAGGAAATCTAGATCCTATTATCGGAAGGGAAAAAGAAGTGTATAGAATTTGCCAAATCCTATCGAGAAGAAAGAAGAATAATCCTATTATTTTAGGAGATCCTGGTGTAGGTAAGACTGCGTTAGTAGAGGCGATTGCACAAAGAATCGTAGATAAGAAAGTAGCAAGAACTCTTTTAAAGAAAAGAATAGTTTCTATCAATATTTCTAATATCGTAGCAGGTACAAAATATAGAGGTGAGTTTGAAGAAAGAATGAAACTTATCGTTGAGGAATTAAAGAATAACAAAGACATCATTGTTTTTATCGATGAATTACATACAATCGTTGGAGCAGGTGGTGTTAGTGGATCTTTAGACGCTTCAAATATATTAAAACCTGCATTAGCGAGAGGACAAGTACAATGTATTGGTGCAACTACTTTAGATGAATATAGAGAAAATATTGAAGATGATGGTGCACTTACTAGAAGATTCCAAGAAGTATTTATAGATCCACCTAGCGAGGAAGATACTATCGAAATCTTACAAAGAATTAAAGGAAACTATGAAGATTATCATGCAGTTGAATATACTGATGATGCACTAGAAGCATGTGTCTCTCTTTCTACAAGGTATATTACAAGTAGAGAACTTCCTGATAAGGCTATTGATTTAATGGATGAATCAGGTGCAAAAGTTCACTTAAGCGAAATCAAAGTACCTGTGCATATTAAAAGAGCGGAGACTGAGGTAGAAGCTTTAACACTTGACAAATTAAAGGCAGTTGAAGAACAAGACTATGAAAAAGCTGCTCACTTTAGAGATAAAGAAATTCAATCTAAGAATTTAATTGAAAAGAAAATATCTGCATGGGAAAAGTCACTAAGAGATAAAAAGAAAAAAGTAACAGCCGAAGATATTGCTGAAACTATTTCACAAGCAACAGGAATTCCTGTAACAAGAATGACAGGTGATGAAAGTAAAATAATCCTAGCAATGGAAACAGAGCTTAAGAAAATGATTATTGGACAAGATCAAGCAGTAGACGCACTCTCTAAGGTAATTAAAAGATCAAGAACTGGTGTATCATCTGCTAAAAAACCTATAGGTTCTTTTATGTTCTTAGGACCAACTGGTGTTGGTAAAACAGAAACAGTAAAGGCGATTACTAATTATTACTTTGGATCAGAAGATCATTTAATTAGAATTGATATGAGCGAATACATGGAAAAGTTTGCAGTATCAAGATTAATTGGTTCTCCTCCTGGATATGTTGGTCATGAAGATGGCGGTCAATTAACAGAACAGGTTAGAAGAAGACCTTATTCGGTTGTACTTTTCGATGAAATTGAAAAAGCACACCCTGATGTATTCAATACTTTACTACAAGTATTAGACGAAGGAAGATTAACAGATTCATTAGGAAGAACAGTTGACTTTACGAATACGATTATCATTATGACATCTAATGTCGGTGCTAAAAAAGTAAGTGAGTTCGGAACGGGTATTGGATTTGAAACTAAGAAATCTTCAATCGCTGGAAGAAAAGCACACACTGAAGCTATCATCGCAAAGGAACTTAAAAATAAGTTTGCACCGGAATTTTTAAATAGATTAGATGATGTAGTATTATTCGACCAATTAAAGCATGAAGATATTCTTCAAATTGTTGATATTGAAGTTAGACACCTGGTAATTAGAATGTTTGATCAGAAATATAATATTAAAGTTACTAAGCAAGCAAAGGAATTCTTAGCAGAAAAAGGATATGATCCTGATTATGGTGCAAGACCCTTGAAGAGAGCGGTTCAAACTTACATTGAAGATCTTTTAGCGGATGCTATTATTAAAGGAGAAATAGTTAGAGGAGACGAGGTGTACACAATCAATCATACGAAGAAAGAAGATAAACTTTCTATTAAAAAGTAGTATAATAATAAACTAATAACTTATTAAATGAATTTTTCAAGTCAATTCTCAAAAACAATTACAAACATAGACGATATAGGAAGTGTATCACAACCACGTGATATGAAAGTAAAGGAATTAGCCCTTACAACTTTACCTATAGATCCTTACATGCCTATTGCTAATTTTGAAAATAGAAAATTCAACTGGAAATACTTTGCAGGTGAATTAACATGGTATCTACGAAAAGATAACGATGTAGATTATATAGGTCAATTTTCAGGATTCTGGTCTACATTAACTAATCCTAATTCAAATGAAATTAACTCAAACTACGGTTCACTATTATTTAATGAACAATTAGAATGGGTTGTAGATTCATTAAAAGCGGATCAAAACACGAGACAGGCGATAGCATTTCTTAATCAACCCAAATTTCAGTTTGAAGGTAATAAAGATTTTGTATGTACTATGTACTTAAATTTCTTTATTAGAAATAATCAATTGAATATGAAAGTTCAAATGAGATCTAATGATGTGTTCTATGGATTAACGTTTGACGCACCTTTCTTTGCATTCGTTCACCAACATGTTCATCTATGGTTAAAAGACACATACCCTGAACTAGACCTAGGAGTATATTACCATTGTGCAGATAACTCTCATTTCTACGAAAGACACTTCGAATTAGCAGCTAAAATTCAACAAGAAATTATAGAAGATTCTACACAATACGCAATGATAATAGATCAACCATTCTTTACCATTGAAGCGGGTAAGATGCTATTAACAGATCATGGATTATCCTTTATAGAAAAAGTAAACGAGACTATAGAAACTGAAAAACCTACACAGAAAGAATTCAGACAAATTCTAGAATCATTCGCAGGTATTATTAATGAAGAAGAACTCATAGGAAAGGATGGAATACCCGAAATTCAGGATTAACACTAGGACGATGGAACTGGGTTCCTTGGAAGATGGCATAGATGACATTGTCGGTTTTCATTTAAATATCGTACAACACATAGAAGATACTATTGATGGAATATCAATGAAAGGAAATATACTATGTAAATTGATAGATGAACAAGGAAATGAGTATGAATCCCTCTTGGATGAAGATAGATATAATAAGTCTTTGCAAAAATCTCTAGAATTTTTTAAAGAAAGAGAAAATTACGAAAAATGTAAACACATCACAGACTTGCTAAATAGAATATAAATTCAATAATGAAGTACGGGCTTGAAGGATTTAATAGAGTCGCTAGAACCACATCAAAATGGTTCTCTCGACTCTTACGAGTATTCGAGAGACAGAAAAGAATTGAATGGACTAAGTATATTGACGACACCGTAGTTATTCATCTAGCATACAGGAAAGATAGATTAAAAATAGCAGAGAAGAGAGCATCTTCCCAAAAACTAAAGGGACGTAAAACATTACTAGATCATTTAAGATTCTTTGACGCAATAGAAGGAAAAAGAATAAAGTGGTTTTCTAAAAAAATACACATTAACAAATATCCATTTTCATTTCACTGGGAAATAGATCCTTCTCCCGGAATGAAAAATAAATTAAAAAGAAATAATAAGATATTATGTTCTTCTGCTGAAACTGGAATCGCATTTTCACACTATAGAATTTGGAAAGAAATTGTAGAGAATAAAACACCAGTCACCCTCATAATGGAAGATGACTTTGAATTTTGTCATAAATTTCAAGATAAAATAGAAAGCATATTTGAAAAAGAACTTCCTAATGATTGGGATTTATTGTATCTTTCTAGTTTGCCAAATCAATTTGGATTTACATGGGATCCTCATTCCCAAAATCTATCACGGTTATATAATGGAGTATGGTGGTTATCTGGTTATGTATTAACATACGAAGGAGCTAAGAAATTATTAGAAGGTTTGCCTATTGTCGGCCCAGTTGACGTATGGATTAATTATCAATTCAAAAACATGCAAGTGTATATGACTAATCATAATCTAATAACACAAGGAGATGATACCGAATCTGATAATACTTATTCTTATGTTGAAACATTTAAGGATAACTTAATATAATATTAAAATAATACACACAAAGAATTATATGAATTACGGAAAAGAATTTGAAAAGTATGCGATGAGTGATCATAATGTTTCATCATCTAAATTAAATTACTATGAGAAGCAGATTGAAAACTCGTTAACTCCATATATCTTAGAAGAAAGAGAGTTAAGAGCTACTCAGATGGATATCTTTTCTAGATTAATGATGGATAGGTTATTATGGGTTGCAGGACCTGTTAATGATAATATGTCTACGATTGTTCAAGCACAGTTGATGTTTTTAGACTCAGTTGGAGGAACAGATATTACAATGCATATTGATTCTCCAGGTGGAAGTGTTAAAAGTGGACTTTCAATGGTTGATGTTATGGATTACATTAAGTCAGATATTAAAACAGTAAATACTGGTATGGCTGCATCAATGGGTTCTGTTTTATTAGGAGCAGGAACTAAGGGAAAAAGATCTTCACTTAGACATTCTACTACAATGTTACACCAATCCTCTGGTGGATTTAATGGTAATATTCAAGATGCTGAAATAGATTGGAAAGAATGGCAAAAAGTAAATAAAGAATTATTTAATCTTTTAGGAGAATATTGTGGAAAACCAGCTGACGAAGTAATGAAAGATGCGACTAGAGACTTTTGGTTAAATGCAAAAGAAGCTAAAGCTTATGGTATTATTGACGAAATCATCGGGAAATCTTAATATATAAATTATATGAAAATTCATATTTACGTAAAAACGCAAGATTTAGACTCTCTTAATAAGATATTAAGTGATCCTTTTTCGGAGACGACGAAAGAGTTTGAATTTTTAAATACACCGGCAAAAGACTTCACCATGATCTCTTTAACCTATGACGAATGGATTAGGTTACAGGATATGGATGCACTAATTACAATACTATCATTATGAGAAACAGAGACATTGAAAGAGAATTATTTATTGAGCTAATCAATCATCAATTAAAAGATCATGGGGTAACCTATGATGATGTTAAGGACAATCCACAATGGTATATGGAATATAAAACTACTCAAGAAAAAGAGCAAAAGTTTATAAAGCATATTACAGAAACTGTTGTTAACACATTAGGATTAGACATCAAACAAGCTGAGAAAGAAGCACAGTGGTTTATTCTACAATGGGGATTAGCAGTTATTCCAACCGAACAAACTCCACCTAAAAAAGCTTCTAAAAAGAAGACATCTTCTAAAAAATAAAATACACGCGTGGAATTTTAGATAAATATTCCATGAATGTATTAGATCCAAATTGGCTCACTATCGAGCCTCATGATTTTGAATTAAAATACTATAAACTCTTAGCAGCTGAGAACACTTTTAATAAGATTCTCAAAGATGGAGGCTTAATATCCATACTCGATGAAGTAGAAGATCATCTACTTGAAATGTATAAAATTAAGCACAGGAAGGAGGAGATAGACGTTAATTTAAGAGTTCTCAAGGGAATCAACCTTGACACAATGTCTTTAGAATATGAATATCCAGAAGGAGATAAACATATAGAAGACATGTATAAGCTTTGTGATAAAGCTATAGATATATTAGAAGATATACATAAAAATGTAAGGGTAGTATTTAGATTAGTCGAGAAGGCTATTAACATTACAGAAATTCCAGATATTAAAAGAACTAAAAAACTAGGATATGCTTTAGTGAAAACTCCTGAAGATATCATGCAAATATATTCTTTTAAAGTTCCTTCTTTATTGACAGAAAACTGGAAAGATTTAAATCTAAAATATGAAGGAGAAACAGTGTATGATATAAGAGCAATTTCTCTTTTTATTACAAAGGTACAAGATGAAAGTTCTGATTATAGGTTTTTTAGATGCAGTGTTAATTCAGAATTCGATATGAATGAAAGGGTATTGCCAGTATTAAAATTTAAGCTTTACAATCATTTAAGAGCAAATTAATCAAGATATATAGTTTATAAAAACAAAATAGTTTAAAAATGCCACAGGTTACGCAAGAAGATATTATTGGATATATTGATAACACAATAGATGTTATACAGGGAGACTCACAAGTCTACACAGTAAAACTATATAGAGATAGGGTAGGTGGAAATCTTAATACATCACTATATTCTACATTTACTATGAATTTATTAGATGAATCGTCTGATTTAATCGCACAATATTCAATGCCTAGAGTATACGGAGTTTCAGGAGATCTTATATTAGTAAATGACGATCCAACTACACAGGCTGTTTTTCAATTTGAATTATCAAAACTACAAACATTAAATCTTCCTGCTGGAAAAATATACGTAAACATAGTAGTGACTAATTCTAGAATAGAACCTACTAAGGTTTATTCTTTACCTAACATGGAAATTGGATCTATTTTATTTAATGAAAACAGACACGATCCTTCTCTGTATAAATCTACTCAAAGAAGTTCGGGAATAGGTGTATCTTCGTCCATGGATCCATATTATAAAGTTCAACATATCGATGGTTCAGTTCCTATTGGACAAGGAAGCTTATCTTTAGATTCAGGATCCCCTGGTCTAGTAACTAAAATGACATTTATGAATAGTGACTACGATGGAATTAGAGTAAGTGTTTTAGAAAACTTTTTAATTAACAGAATAGATAAAGATGGAATTGAAGGTACGATTACATTAATAAACAGAAGCGATACCGCTCAATATTCTATTTTTAATGTAGTAGACTGGTACAGAATCAACTGTTCTTCTGGAGAATGTATTGACGACATCGATGATGCAATACAGGTTATAGTATCTCACGAAATGTCGACTGAAGGACCTGGTGTATATAAAAATAATTGGCTAGTTACGGACGAAGTTTCATTTAAACTAGATGTATATGGTTCAGCATTATCTTCAACTGATCTAGGTAAGAAATCTAGCACAGTACTAGATAAAGAATTAATTCCAAATAATACATCTGGAAATGTATCTAGAACTGGAATCATATTATCGGTTACACCGCAAGATGGCCAATACATTGACGTTGAAATTAATGGTATTTCTATTTCATTAGGAGACGGAACTAAAAACCTAGATGGTTACTTTTCATCAGATGGAGGAACTACTGCTAGAACATTCCAAGATATCCGAGTAGGTGATGAATTAATCTTTAACTCGATAGTCGCGGGATATGAGCTCACTGATGAAGATAGAGTCTCTTTATTCTACGAATCTTATTCTTAATAATATATTATCTTAGTATTATAAGAAAAACGTAAAAACGTAAATACGTAAAATTTAATTAATTTTATTAAGATATTATATACTTTTTTACCCCCCACGAATAAACGTATTAATATATAATCCAATCCTACAATAATGTAGGGTGTGCAAAAAATAATTATATAAATAATATGGCACAAATTCGTTCAAAACAAATTTCTGACTTTCTAAGTTCAATCACATGGGCAAATGTTGTATCGTCTGACAATGTAAAAATTGCAAACGTATGGGACATCAAACAAGGATTTGATACAGTAGACGCATCAGTAAACTCTTTAGAGACTTTCATCGCAGGTGAAGTATCTTCTTTAGAAGCTGTTGATACTGCTTTATCGGCTGAGATCGTAACAGAAAAAGAAAGAGTAGATGCAATCTTAGATTCTGCAGAAGCAGACAAAGATTCATTCGCTGAAATCGTTTCTTTAATCAACGCAGTTGATACTGAAAATGACAATGCATTCGCTTCATTCGTACTAAGAACAGATAAGTCAATCGATTCATTAGAATTAGTTGATGCTGATCTTCAGAGACAAATCACAAGCAATGACTCTGACATTCTTGGTTTAGAAGGTGACATCACTTCATTAGACACTAGAGTATTAGGTGTTGAAGGTGACTTAGCTTCTGAAATCGAAAGAGCAACTGGTAGAGAAAATGCTATTGAAGCTGCTTTAAACGCAGAGATCGCTGCAACTAACGCTGATTTTATCAATGTTAACGCATCTATCGATTCATTAGAAGTTGTTGACAATGGTTTTGCTGGTAACATCACTTCATTAGACACTAGAGTATCTGGTGTTGAAGGTGACTTACAAGCTGAAATCGACAGAGCAACTGCAATGGAAGGTAAGATATCTGCAGAATTATCTGCTGAGATCGCTGAAACTGCTGCTGAGCAAGCTGTTCAAAACGCATCTATTGATTCTTTAGAAGCTGCTGACGCTGGTTTATCATCTTCTATCGAAGAGGAAGCAAGATTAAGAGCTGCTGCTGATTTAGCATTAGGTTCTAGAATCGACGCTAACGATTTAGACAACGCTAACTTAACATTATCTGTAAACTCTTTAGAGGTTGTTGATGGTGAATTAGCATCTGACATCGCTACAGAAAAAGGTAGAATCGATGCAATCTTAGAAGCTTCAACTGCTGACAAAGATTCATTCGCTGAAATCGTTTCTTTAATCAACTCTGTTGATACTGAAAATGATGATGCTTTTGCTGCATTCGTAGTAAGAACTGACGCATCTGTTGATTCTTTAGAAGTTGCTTTAGCTGCTGAAATCGCTTCAACTAACGCTGAGCAAATCGCACAAGACAGATCTATCGATTCTTTAGAAGCTGTTGATAACAATCTAGCGATTGCTATCGAGCAAGAAAAAGAAGATAGAGCTGGTGAAGACGCTAAGTTAAAAGCACAGATCGACGCTAACGACGCTGACAACTTATTATTAACTGCTTCAGTTAATTCTTTAGAGGTTGTTGACGGTGAATTAGCTGGTGACATCACTTCAATCGACACTAGAGTATTAGGTGTTGAAGGTGACTTAGCTGCTGAAATCACAAGAGCTGGTTCTGTTGAATCTGCTTTATCTGCTGAATTAGCTGCTGAGATAGCAACAACTAACGGAGAGGTAAATGTTATAAACGCATCTATCGATTCATTAGAAGTAGCTGTTGAAGAAGGTGGTACGTACCTAAGACAAACTGCAGTATTTACTGCAACTAACTTATTTACTTTACCTCAGCCAGTTGCATTCGGAACTAACGATGATTTAACTGTTTATGTAAACGGTGTATTCGTTGACTTCAGATGTACAGGTGGAACTGATATCGATTTCACAGGCTTATTAGCTTATGACGTTGATGCTAAGGACAAAGTTCAAGTTATGGGTATAAAACTATAATCTAAACTTCGGTTTAAATTATTAGCTTAATGCTTAATTGATTAAAGGCTCCTCGGAAGAGGAGCCTTTTTTATTTAAAATATATAGTAAAACAAAATATCGGTTTAACATGAACATTGGAATTACACTAGGATTACAACAGGATAATGAATCTCTTTGGATAAATGGAATCAAATTAAATGTATTAAATTTAATTGAAACTCTTTCTGAAATAGGAGATCATAGTGTATATGCGTTAGACACTAGTAATAAAGTTAAAGATCTGTCAAAGGTAGATTGGGACACTTCTAAATATCCTATTTATAAATATGCAGATAAAGTAAATTCAACGGATTTATTAATACTTCTAGGAACTTCATTTAGTACCGAGCAAACAGTCGCCGTTAGAAAAAAGAATCCTAAAATTAAGATTATTAAATACTTTTGCGGTAATAATTATATTATAGATATGGAAAGAGTCTTATTTGATTCTAAAGAATCTGTAAGTAATTGGACGCATGGCCACGATGAAGCATGGTTTATTCCACAGCAGGAATATCAAAATAGATCATACTATCAAACAATGGGAAGGCTTTCTGCTGACAAGGTTAAAGTGGTTCCATTTGTATGGAGTCCTAAGTTTATAAAAGAAGAAAATTCTAAAAACGTCAGAAATGGTATGAAAGACGCATTCTATAAAGGAGGCAAGAATGCAGAAGATATGAACCTATCTTCAATGGAACCTAATATGAATGTAGTTAAATATTGTATGCCTCTTATCATGATGGTAGAAGAACTATACAGAAAAAAGGGTAAAAAGGCGTTCAATGAATTTTGGGTAGGAAGTGGTAAAAGATTATTATCTAGTAAATACTTTATTAGTTCCATTAAACACTTAGATGTAACTCATTCCGGTAAATTAAAAATGTGCTCAAGGTACCCAGTAACTAATTTTCTTTCTGAGAAAACGGATATAGTTCTTTCACATCAATGGGATAATCCTTTAAACTATGCATATTTAGACGCTCTTTATTTTGGATATCCTTTAGTTCATAACGCAACAATGATAAAGGATGCAGGGTATTATTATAAAGGATTCGATACAGTGTCAGCTGCAAAGATGTTAGAGAATGTATTAAATCATCATGATGAGATAGAAAAGGAATATACAGCAAAAAGCACAAAGGTTCTTTCAAGATATCTTACAACAAATCCTAACATCGTAGATACATATAAAAAACTAATAGAGAATATTTTTGAACCAGGAAAACATGCTCTATCAAACGAATATGACTGGTCAACAAACCTATATAAATAAACATAATAAATAATGGAATTAAAAGAAGTAATTGAAGCGGCTGCAAAGCCAAAGATTAGTATTATCATGCAATCATATCTTGGTAATTATCCAGGATCTAGGAAAGATTCACATTCTAAATTTTTAAGAGCAGTCCAGAGTTTTCAAAATCAATTATATAAAAACTGTGAATTAATAATAGTAGCAGACAATTGCATGGAAACAAAGTCACTATATGATGCTCATTTTCAAACTGAAGATAACATAAGATTAATATACGTTTCTAGAAACTCAAAAGAAATGAGTACATATATGCAAAACGAAGAAGGCAACAAATATTATAGAGGTTTTCCTCGTAGAGTAGGAGTAGGAGCCGCAACTGGAAATTTAATTACATATATGGATTCAGACGATATGTTATTAGAAGAACATACACTACACCTAATGATAGAGTTTAATAAAAACCCTGACGCTAATTGGTGGATTAACAGATCTTGGTACGATAACGAAGTAATGAAATTTAAAGACGATAAAACATTTGAAGATTCTACAGAATATGGTGAAGAACTTCCAGATGTTGAAGGAAAGTGGAACATAACAAGAATAAAGGAAGGTTTAGTAGTAATGAGTCCTTGGTTGTTTATGCATAAACCATCTGCATCTGTTTTATGGAGAGATACTTGGGGTAACGTAAGTGAAGATTCAGATTTCAACGTAAGATTCAGAGAAAATCATAAAGGCGGAGCAGTAATGAACCGACCAACATACGTAAGATGTCACTTTACAGATAAGTGGGATTTTTAATACGTAAAATAATATCTTATACTATAGATTCTGGGACCTTTATCCCATCAATTTATAATATATAAGATTGAGTGGAATTATTCCACATTTAAAATAAATAAAAAAAAATGTAACTATTCATGTCATTAATTAAAATCAAGCAAATTGACGGCTTACAGGCTGCTCTTGATCTTATTAACACCAGCATTGAATCAGGTTCGCTTAAATCAGCTTACACACAGGAAGACCACGGTTTTTCTGCTGGAGTTGTTATAGCTTATGTGGGTTCTAGATGGGTGTTAGCTGATTCAAGCACTGCTAACAAGCTAGGAAGATTAATCATCGAATCTATTGTAGACGCGGACAATTTTATCGCTGTGCAAGTTGGAACTATTAACGTTTCAGCATGGCCTAAATTGGACCAGTTAGTTCCCGGAGATTTCTACGTTGTAGATAACTCAGGTAACGGTACTTTAGAAGATTACGTTAATACTGGTGATCCAGGTTTTGCATACAGCAATCCTGTTTTACAAGCATTAACAGAAACAGTGGGTCATGTTCTTCCATGGAGACCATCGCAGTCGCCAACAGACCTAATTCAACCAGAAGAATTCACACAGACTTCGTTCTCTGCTGTAACTTCAGGTAATTACTCATCAACAGGACTTACACTAACGTATACTCCTTTCCAAGATTCAACAGTTCAAGTATTCTTAAACGGTATAGCACTTGACGAATCTTATAATGATAGAAACGGAGACGTATATTTCTCAAGAGACGGTGGTGCAACTGCTGTTCCTGCTTCTGACTTAGATGCTGGAGATACACTTTACTGGAACGGAACTCTTGCAGGTTATGAGCTTGCTGGAACTGATCAGTTTGAAGTAGTATACGACAAAAGTAATCTAGACGACTAAAAAAAATAAATTATTAAAACATGGCAAATCCATTTATTAGTACTTCTGGTAGTCAAGGTTATCAAGGTTCTCAAGGAGCTGGCAATGAAGGTGCACAAGGTGCAACTGGAGTTCAAGGTTTTCAAGGAGACAACGGTGAAACTGGCGATAGAGGTATAACAGGTGATCAAGGTTTACAAGGTGATATAGGTTTAACTGGTGCTCAAGGTGTTGAAGGTGGCATTGGTCTTAAAGGAGATCAAGGCGATACAGGCGCAACTGGAGATAGAGGTGAACAAGGTATTCAAGGTAAAACAGGTGATCAAGGTCTTAAAGGAGACCAAGGAGATACTGGTGAAACAGGTCTTAAAGGTGACCAAGGAGATACTGGTGAAACAGGTCTTAAAGGTGATCAAGGTGATACAGGAGAACAAGGTATTGAAGGTAAAGTAGGTGCTCAAGGTTTCCAAGGTATTCAAGGTGAAACTGGTCTTAAAGGAGATCAAGGTGACACCGGTTTAAAAGGTGATCAAGGTGACACTGGTTTAAAAGGTGATACTGGTGAAACAGGTCTAAGAGGTGAAACTGGTTTAAAAGGTGACACTGGTGAAAAAGGTGATCAAGGTTTCCAAGGTATAACTGGTGAAAAAGGTGATCAAGGAGATACTGGTGAAACAGGTCTTAAAGGTGACCAAGGAGATACTGGTGAAACAGGTCTTAAAGGTGACCAAGGAGATATTGGTGCTGATGGTAAACAAGGTGAAACTGGTGAAAAAGGTGATCAAGGTTTCCAAGGTATAATCGGTGAAACTGGTGCTCAAGGTGCTATTGGTGCTCAAGGTGCTGTTGGTGCTGACGGTGAACAAGGTCTTAAAGGTGATCAAGGTTTCCAAGGTATTGACGGTAAAGTCGGTGATCGTGGTGAAACAGGTCTTAAAGGTGATCAAGGAGATACTGGTGAAACAGGTCTTAAAGGTGACCAAGGAGATACTGGAGCTAAAGGTGATCAAGGTTTCCAAGGTATAACTGGTGAAACTGGTGCTAAAGGTGATCAAGGTTTCCAAGGTATTGACGGTAAAGTTGGTGCTAAAGGTGATCAAGGAGATACAGGTCTTAAAGGTGATCAAGGAGATACTGGTGAAACAGGTCTTAAAGGTGACCAAGGAGACGTTGGTGCTAAAGGTGATCAAGGTATTCAAGGTTTCCAAGGTATAACTGGTGACCAAGGTGTTATTGGAGCTCAAGGTGAAACTGGTGTTCAGGGTTCTATTGGTGATGATGGTATACAAGGTGCTAAAGGTGACCAAGGAGATACGGGTATTAAAGGTGATCAAGGAGATACTGGTGCTAAAGGTGATCAAGGAGATATTGGTGAAACAGGTCTTAAAGGTGACAAAGGTGATCAAGGTTTCCAAGGTGTCGATGGTATCGGAGTCAAAGGTGATCAAGGTTTCCAAGGTATAACTGGTAATCAAGGTACAACTGGTGATCAAGGTATTCAAGGTGAAACTGGTGAAACTGGTGAACAAGGTGAAACTGGTCTTAAAGGTGACAGAGGTCTTCAAGGTTTCCAAGGAAACACTGGTCTTAAAGGAGATCAAGGTGACACCGGTTTAAAAGGTGATCAAGGAGATACTGGTGCTAATGGTGAAACTGGTCTTAAAGGTGACAAAGGTGATCAAGGTATTGACGGTAAAGTTGGTACTAAAGGTGATCAAGGTTTCCAAGGTATAACTGGTGATCAAGGTGTAACTGGTGATCAAGGTCTTAAAGGTGATCAAGGTGACACTGGTGAACAAGGTGAAACAGGTCTTAAAGGTGACAGAGGTATTCAAGGTTTCCAAGGAAACACTGGAACTAAAGGTGACCAAGGAGATACTGGAGCTAAAGGTGATCAAGGAGATACTGGTGAAACTGGTCTTAAAGGTGATATAGGTCTTAAAGGCGATAAAGGTGATCAAGGTTTCCAAGGTATAACTGGAACTAAAGGTGACCAAGGAGATACAGGTGCTAAAGGTGATCAAGGAGATACTGGTGAAACAGGTCTTAAAGGTGACCAAGGAGATACTGGTCTTAAAGGTGACAGAGGTCTTAAAGGTGATAAAGGTGACAGAGGTTTCCAAGGTATCGTTGGTGTCAAAGGTGACCAAGGTGACAAAGGAGAAAGAGGTCTTAAAGGTGATCAAGGTGATAGAGGTTTCCAAGGTATTGATGGTAAAGTCGGTGCCCAAGGAGATACTGGAGCTAAAGGTGATCAAGGAGATGTTGGTTTAAAAGGTGATACAGGTGAAAGAGGTTTCCAAGGAAACACTGGAGCTAAAGGTGACCAAGGAGATCAAGGTTTCAAAGGTGACAAAGGTGATAGAGGTATCAAAGGTGACAAAGGTGATCAAGGTTTCCAAGGTCCTGAAGGTAATTTTGGTGGAGCAACATTCTACTATAAATTTAATTCTGGTACCGCAGGCGATCCGGGTGCAGGATATATTAGTCTTAACACTGACGCTGCTGGAAGTGCAACACAAATCAACATTGATGATTTAAATGCAACTAACAATGACGTTCAGCAATACTTAAGAACTATTGACGATTCTACATCTACAATTAAAGGTCATATTAGAATTTCTAATAAATTAGATTCTTCTCAATATATGTTATTTACAATCTCTTCTTTACAAGAGGTTAATACATATTTCCAAGTAGTTGGTAACACATTATATGCTTCTGCAGCTAATGTATTCTCAGCAAATGAAGAATTAATAGTAACGTTCGCAAGAACAGGTGATAAAGGTGATTTAGGTTACCAAGGTCTTAAAGGTGATACTGGTGAACAAGGTATTCAAGGTGTTCAAGGTAAAACTGGTGCCAATGGAGACAGAGGTGAGCAAGGTCTTAAAGGTGATCAAGGTTTCCAAGGTCAAACTGGTTTAAAAGGCGACAAAGGCGACAAAGGCGATAGAGGTTTCCAAGGAAATACTGGAGCTGCTGGAGCTGATGGTGGTAAAGGTGCTAAAGGTGATCAAGGTTTCCAAGGTATAACTGGTGCTAAAGGTGTTGTTGGTAACACAGGTGCTCAAGGTGCTAAAGGTGATACTGGTGAACAAGGTGTTATTGGTGTACAAGGTAAACAAGGTAACACAGGTGCTAAAGGTGATCAAGGTTTCCAAGGTATAACTGGTGCTAAAGGTAACATTGGTACTAAAGGTGATCAAGGTAACACTGGTGCTCAAGGTGCTAAAGGTGACAGAGGTATTCAAGGTATCGTTGGTAACACAGGTGCTAAAGGTGATCAAGGTTTCCAAGGTATAACTGGTGCTAAAGGTAATGTTGGTACTAAAGGTGATCAAGGTTTCCAAGGTGCAAATGGTGTTATTGGTATCAAAGGTACTAAAGGTGATAGAGGTGCTACAGGTGCTCAAGGTTTCCAAGGTATAACTGGTACTAAAGGTAATGTTGGTGCTAAAGGTGATCAAGGTTTCCAAGGTATTCAAGGTACCGTTGGTGCTAAAGGTACTAAAGGTAATGTTGGTGCTAAAGGTGATCAAGGTTTCCAAGGTATAACAGGTACTAAAGGTAATACAGGTGCTAAAGGTGATCAAGGTTTCCAAGGTTTCCAAGGTATAACTGGTGCTACAGGTGCTAAAGGTACTAAAGGTGACAGAGGTGCTACAGGTGCTCAAGGTTTCCAAGGTTTTACTGGTGCTAAAGGTACTAAAGGTGATGTTGGTGCTAAAGGTAATCAAGGTTTCCAAGGTATTCAAGGTGCTGTAGGTGCTAAGGGTACTAAAGGTGATGTTGGTGCTAAAGGTAATCAAGGTTTCCAAGGTATAACTGGTGCTAAAGGTGACAGAGGTATTCAAGGTATTCAAGGTGCTGTAGGTGCTAAAGGTACTAAAGGTGATATTGGACTTAAAGGTAACACAGGTAACACTGGTGCTCAAGGTTTCCAAGGTTCAACTGGTGCAACTGGTGGAACTGGTGCTAAAGGTGACAGAGGTCTAATTGGTATTCAAGGTATAACTGGTGCTACAGGTGCTAAAGGTGATATTGGACTTAAAGGTAATACTGGTAATACTGGTCCAACTGGTTTCCAAGGTGTAATTGGTGTTAAAGGTAACGTTGGTGCTAAAGGTAATACTGGTAACACAGGTGCTCAAGGTACTGGTGGTGCAAGAGGTGCTGTTGGTGCTGTTGGTCCTAAAGGTAATACAGGTTCAACTGGTGCCCAAGGTGCTCTAGGTGCTAAAGGTAACACTGGTTCAACTGGTGCTCAAGGTGCTCTAGGTGCTAAAGGTAATACTGGTAATACTGGTAATCAAGGTTCTGTTGGTCCTGTTGGTCCTAAAGGTAGCGTTGGTAACACAGGTGCTAGAGGTTATCAAGGTTTCCAAGGTTTAACTGGTGGAACGGGTGCTAAAGGTACTAAAGGTGATATCGGTGTTAAAGGTAATACTGGTGCTCAAGGTGCAACTGGCGCTAGAGGTGCTACTGGTCCTCAAGGTCTTACAGGTGCAACTGGTTCAGTTGGTCCTAAAGGTTCTACTGGTGCTGGTGGTGCTAGAGGTTTCCAAGGTATAATTGGTGTTAAAGGTAACGTTGGTTCAACTGGTCCTAAAGGTAACACTGGTAATACAGGTGCTCAAGGTGCTCTAGGTGCTAAAGGTAACGTTGGTTCAACTGGTCCTACAGGTGCTCAAGGTGTTATTGGTTCTAAAGGTAATGTTGGTTCAACTGGTCCTACAGGTCCTAAAGGTAACACTGGTTCAACTGGTGCTCAAGGTTCTGTTGGTCCAACTGGTGGAACTGGTGCTAAGGGTACTAAAGGTGACACAGGTGCTAGAGGTCCTCAAGGTTACACTGGTCCTACAGGTCCTAAAGGTACTGTTGGTTCAACTGGTGCTAGAGGTTATCAAGGTTTCCAAGGTCTTAAAGGTTCAACTGGTCCTAAAGGTACAACTGGTAATACAGGTCCTCAAGGTTACACTGGTCCTACGGGTCCTAAAGGTGACAGAGGTTTAACTGGTGCAAATGGATCTAATGGATCTAATGGTGCTCAAGGTTATACTGGTGCAACTGGTCCTAAAGGTAACACGGGTAACCAAGGTGCCGTAGGTCCTAACACGTCTAACTACAGATTATATTCTAATCAGTATGTTGGTAACTCAGGTGGTGAATATGTGTACTACAATAACAGTAGTGCATTACAACAATTCTACATTAACAACTCAGAAGAAATGAGATTATACAGTAACGGTAACCTTCACGTTGACGGTGATGTTGTTGCATACTCAACTTCTATCTCGGATGCGAGACTTAAAGATAACGTGACTACTATTGAAGAAGCATTATCTAAAGTCTTACAGTTAAGAGGTGTTGAATACGATTGGAATAGCGGTAGCAGAAAAGGTCTTCATGATCTAGGTCTTATCGCCCAAGAAGTAGAAGAGGTATTACCTATGTTAGTAAGAGAACATGAAATGCCACTAATGGATGGTGCAGAAGACGGAACAGTTTACAAAACTGTTGACTATGAAAAAATGGTCGGTCTTTTAATCGAAGCTATTAGAGAACTTGAAGCAAGAATTAAAACTTTAGAGTCTTAATTTAAATCATCAAGATAATTTTAGAAAGGGTCCTCGAAAGAGGACCCTTTTTTTATGTGATATATAGATTGTAATAACTTATTATCTTATTACACTTAGTAAACAATTTAAAATATCTAAGTATAACTAATATTATAGAACACAATCGATGGATAATAAAATCAAACATGATACGTTTAACAAGAATGTAAAATTCTATGTGGAAAGCGTAACTAAGAATACAGACACATATACTCTTAATGGATGGGTTGGATTAATAGGCGGAGAAGCTTTAGGCTTTTCAATGTCAAATGAACCTCTTAAAGTTCAATTTTTAGGTGATAGGCAAGACGTAATGGAAGTATATTCAAATCAGCTTACTAATCAGAATATGTCATTTACTATTGAGGTTCCTTTTGATAAAAAACTAAAAACACTAGTCATCCATACTAGTATTGGAGAAACTGCAATAGGTCCAATCGGACACTGGTTATCGTATCATTCAGGATTTGCAAATACATCAAAGGATGTTATAGTAGTAGATAATTTTTATAATGATCCTGACCTTGTAAGAGAATGGGCAATGAACCATTTAGAATTTACACCTTCCGATTATCACAAGGGCCAAAGAGCAAATGAAAGATTTATCTTAGATGGAACTAAAGAAAAACTAGAAGAAATTATAGGAAAACCAATATTCAATTGGAATCACGACAGGTATGCTAACGGAATATTTCAATTTTGTACAGCAGATCAACAGATTGTTTATCACGTGGATAATCAAACTTATGCAGCAATGGTATATTTAACACCTGACGCTCCACCTACATCTGGAACTGCGTTCTATAGAAGTAAAGTCACGGGTGATTATACATTCGATGACGATAAAAGAAAAACCCAAGCATACATAGATGCATTCAAGGGTAATAGTAATGAAATGAATTTTTACGATGGATCTAATTTTGAAAAAATAGATGAAGTAGGAAATGTGTATAATAGATTAGTCTTGTTTAATGCTAAAAATATCCACGCTGCGACTCAGTATTTTGGAGATGCAATTGACAATGCTAGATTTTTTCACATGTTCTTTTTTGACGTATAAAAACAAATATAAATATGAAGATTAATATTATTACAAGGTGTACCAGAACAAGTAACCTTTTAACAATTAAAGAAGGAGTATTAAATGCGCCTAAGGGAGTAACAGTAAATTGGCACATTGTATTTGATACAGGAGCATTAAAGGATATTGATGCAGAGGTTCTCTCGAACTTAACAGATACTGTCAATGTCAAATTACATTTTGTAAAAGGACAAAGAGGAGGATTATTATATCCTGAAGTTTCTGATATTATTAGAACAATCAAATCAGGTTGGATCTATTTACTAGATGATGATAACATTATACACGAAGACTTTTACAAAACTATTAAAGCGAGTATAAAGAATCTTCCAATTGCACAGGTTCATATCGTTTCTCAATTAGTTGCAGGTAGAGATTTTACCGGACAAGAAATTAGAGTAGCTAGTCGTGAAAATACTGCATTTCAGAAAATTGACATTGCACAGATGGTTATTAATAGAAGCATATTTGATACTCATTCGTTTAGTGCAAATTATGCAGCAGACGGTTTCTTTATAGAAGAAGTATTAAAAACACATGGTGATTCATTCGTATGGATTGACAAGGTTTTATGCCACTACAATTATTTAGAAAAAGTACCAAGTGCAAAAATACCTAAAATAATTTATATAGGAAAAACTAAGCCAGAATTAAAGTCTATAAAATATTTATCGTATGAAGCAGATGAATTAGACGTTAAATACTTAGAAGACGATAGTGAAGTAATTAACGCAGTTACGTCGTTTAATCCTGATGCAATTATTACAAATGGAGAATCATGGAAAGAGTTTCCTAACCTAGCTTCTCTTCCTCTCCAATTTAGAAAAAGGTGGTTTAATTCTGAGAACACGGAAAATATAGGAAACACTGCATATTCCGTAGCAATGAATTCTATTCTATCTCCTTCTAACCTAGAAGATGATCAGATGATTTCATTCTTTACGCCTATATATAATACTGGTGAAAAGTTATGGAACACATATAGATCCGTAAGAGATCAGACGTATAATAACTGGGAATGGGTTTTAGTAAATGATTCCACCGATGGAGGTAAAACTTTAAAGATAGCAGAAGAAATTGCGTTAGTAGATCCAAGAGTAAAGGTGTATGATTTTAGAGAAAAATCAGGAGGATGTATTGGAGAATCTAAATACAGATGTTGTTCTCTTGCTAAAGGATATATTCTAGCAGAATTAGACCATGATGACTTATTGGTTAAAACATGTGCAGAAGATTTACATAATGCTGCACAGGCACATCCTGATTGTGGTATGTTTTATGGAGATACTGCCGAGGTAAATGAAGAGTGGGAAAATCAAAGATATGGAGAAGGGTTTGCATTAGGATATGGTTCTTATAGAGAAGAAGAGTATGAAGGTAGAATGTTGTCACCTGCTAATCAACAGAATATTAATCCAAAAACAATCAGACATATTGTAGGAGTTCCAAATCACGTTAGAGCATGGAGAAGATCTACTTATTTTGAAATAGGAGGACATAACAGAAGTCTAACAATTGCAGATGATTTTGAATTAGTGATCAGAAGCTTCCTATATTCTAAGATATGTAAAATACCTAAACTAAGCTATATTCAATTTCTCTATAATAATCAAGGTGGAAGAAACACTCATGATTTATCAAGAGCAGACATTCAAAGAAGAGTTAGAACAATAGCACAATATTATAATGAACAAATCAACGCTAGATTTATTGAATTAGGAATAGAAGATTGGGCATATAATGAAAGCCCTGACTATCCTATCTCAGCAGAGTCAAGATATGGAGAAGAAGAAGGAGTTGCTAACGAAACATACGCTGAAAAATCAGGAGTTGAAAAAAAAGTAACTAAATTAGAAAAAGTAAAATAATGGGAAAATACGTAGAAATTTTAGATGCAAGCGATTGGGATGCATGGTGTGACAAATACATCGATCCCCTTTTAAGAAAAGGAGAATATGAACTCATAGTTGACGAAGCGGCTCCGAGTGTTTTAGTATTTCCTTTATTTAAAGAACAGTTTTGTAAAGATCTAATTGAACTATGTGAAACTGAAGGAGAATGGACAGTAGATAGACATGAATTTTATCCAACAACCGACATGCTCATTGACAAAGTATGGATGAATGAAATTTACTCAAAGGTTCTTAACGAATTTGTTAGGCCATTAGGAATATGGTTCTGGACTTTAGAAGGAAAGCAGTGGAATTCTATGTCAGATGAAACATTTATTGTAAAGTATACTACAGAAACACAAGCGCACCTTTCTCTTCACCATGATAATAGCCATTTAACAACTGTTGTTAGAATGAATGAAGATTTTACAGGAGGTGGAACTTATTTCCCATTATATAAGGCAAATATTAGTCCTCCTAGAGTTGGAATGGCAGCTTTACACCCAGGTGCAATTACACATAGACACGGTGCAAAGCCTATTTTTTCAGGAACAAGGTATATTACTGTAAGTTTCTGTAAGATGAGTGGATAAATAGAATATGAAGCAAATACAATCATTCAACCAATTTATTAACGAAAGCCTAAACGAAGATACTAATGATCTTTTTAAAGTTTATCTAGCAATTGATCCCGACTCAGGTCACAGGTGGTGGTCTTATAAAGGATTTGCGTCAGATAATTTCTTTATACAAATCAATAAAGACAATTATAAAGACATAGATATTAATCCAGACTATCCTATATTAACCTATAATTCAGGAGTAGTTGAAACCCTTTTAAAGGAAGGATTAGTTAAAAAAGAAAATGTATATAATAGACCAGAATTCATTAAGCAATCTGGATCTAAGGCAGAGTTTCATAAAATAGTCGATGGAGATGAAAACATTCCACAAACATGCCATGACGAGAAAGAAGCTTTAGAAATTGGTTTTCCATTAATTGCAAAGCCAGCTGAAGGACATTCAGGTATTGGAATTCAGGTTTTTAAATCTCAGGAAGATTGGGATAAAGCTGATCATTCTAAATTTGACGTATATTCCGAATTCGTAGATAAGAAATCAGAGCATAGAATAATTAACTTTAAAGGAGATGCTTTCTTTTGGATGGAAAGAGAACCATTAAATGATAAAGCAAAATCAGGTGATGGTGACGGAAAAGAAGAAATGAATTTTAAATATATCAAAAGAGATATTACAACTCTTCCTGAAAAATTTAAAACACTAATAGAAAAATTCTGTGATAAGTTTAAAGATTTACCATATATATGTTTTGATATAATGGAAGATCAAGAAGGAAAATTGTATATTATAGAAAGTAATTCTCAACCTGGAGTTCCTTATGATTCTACTGTGCAAATATACCGTAAAATATTTAAAGACTTTTACGGAAGAGAAGTAAACAAAGATACTGACAAGGCCCTAACAAAATTATCTAATGATTTAGATAAAAAAACTATAGAACTTGACAGCGAACGATTCGAAATAAAAGAATAAATTATGGCATATCCGGATATGACTTGTATGCATGTGAACTTATGGGTTCATCACATGGACATTGACAAACTGTTTGACTTTATAACAGAAAGAATTAAAGAACCACCTAGCTATTGGATTTCTAGAGAATCTTGTCCTTCTACAATTACAGGAGGATATGCAGAAATTAACGTATCATATAACACATATCTTATGATAAGACGTGTTAAAGAACACGGACACTTTTAATTGAAACAATTCCAAATGGAAGTGTATAGTTAAGTATAGTTAATAAACTTCCAAGTATGAATAGATTATGGTTACGATTTGCACTGTGTATTTACGCAATATTATATACAGTGTGTCTGCCATTAATCCTAGGCATAGAGGATAGTTATAGTGATTATCATCAATTAAAACCAATCTTATTCCCTTTATTAACAATAGGAGTTTCATTAGGATTATGGCTTCATCGTTCTATTGAATGGAAAATACCGGCATTCTTATTAATAATCATAGCAAGCTTTAGCGTTGCAAATTACCCTACAATACATAATATATCTGCTATTCTATTTTTTATGTCATCGACATGGATCATGCTCTTTGATAAAAGATTTAAAATCTTTGGAATAATATCTGCAATATTATATCCAACACTCTTTATAAACACTGAACAGAATTTATTCTTGTTTGAAGTGTTACAGATACCTATTCTTTCCTTTTATCATTTCTCTAGAGTAGTATACTTAATGAGATTAAAGAAGAAAATATAAACAATTACACATATTTGAGTATAATCTATATGGCAAAGAAGAAAAAGAAGCTAGAGATTATTCACGTTAAGAAGCCAATTATTGGCGAAACGTACTATTTCTATTTCGCAGGATCATGGGAAGTAGGAAAGTTAGAAGGTACCTCTGACAAATTAACAGAAACATACGGCCATCGATGGTTTACATTTGTTAATGGAAATTATGGAAGACAAATGAGATATCCAGTCTCTATTTATAATATTAGAAAAACTCACCCAAAACAAGAAAAAGATGTATAGTATTTCAGATTTAAAAAACATGTTATTTATTGACATTGAAACGTCAACTGCTGCAAAGGACTTAGATAGCTTTGCAGAGATTATTGGAGAAAATGCATACTCACACTGGGAAAAGAAAGCAAAGTATGGTAGACAAAGTAAATCAGAGTATGAAGGAGTTTCAGATGCTGATATGTATATCAAGGATGCTGCCCTTTATCCTGAATTCGGAAGAGCAGTAGTTATTACAATCGGACAAGTCACCTTCCCAGATGGCATTACACCTACCCCTAAGATAAAGTCTTTTTATGGAGATGATGAAAAGAATACTCTAAAGGAATTTATGGATACGATGGCATTAATCTTTAAGGCAAATCCTAAAATTCAAATAGTAGGTCATAACATTAAAGGCTTTGATATGCCTTACTTAATTAAAAGATCCATTATTCAAGGTGTAGAAATTCCACAACAATTACACTTACAAAAACTTAAGCCATGGGAGAATTGTCTATTAGACACTAATGAAATATGGAAATTTGGCGGATGGAATGGTGCATCTCTTTCTATGATCTGTGATCTTTTACAGATACCTTCTCCTAAACAAAACATGTATGGTGGTGAAGTATCAGAAGCGTATTACGCTGGAAGATTAGAAGAAATTAAAGACTATTGTGAAGATGATGTTATTGGAACTATGAACGTGATGTTAAAGATGTCAGATATGGAACTAGTATCTAAGGTTGAAGCTCCATTTTAATTTAAACTTTTTTGAAAATAAACAGTTAAAAGTTTTTTTATCTCAGAAATTTTGCTTATATTAGTATAGTAATTAAAAATAAAGAAATATGTTTGAAGACTTCGAAGACCAAAACAACGATGAGCACGATGAAATAGCTCAAATTCAAAAAAATGCAGATATGGAAAATAACCTTCACGAACTGAAAGATAAACTAGTTAGAAATAACTGGGATATGATCTTAGAAAAAGGAGTTGACTTTAAATCAATGCAAGACAACGGCATAGAAATAGAACCGATTATCAGAACATTACAGCAAATGTTAGATTGGTTTCAGGAATCTGAAGAATATGAAAAATGTGCACATCTTAAAAATATTCTAGACAATAAATAAAATGTGTATAAATATATCATGGAAGAACAATTATTAAAAGTCATTGCGGAGCAACTTACGAGAATTGCAGATCTTATGGAAAACCAACAGAAAAGAGATGTGGTTGAAAAAAGAAAGAGCATTAAAGTCGTTAAGGAAGCCGTAAAGAAAAGAAAGAATGAACTACTACGAACTGCTGCAGATAGACAAGTCAGCAAGCCAAGCCGAGATTAAGAAGGCCTATCGTAAACTAGCAAAGCAATATCATCCCGATACCGTCGAAGGGGATGAGTCTTCCTTTAAAGAAATAGTTACAGCATACGAGGTTTTATCTGACGAGAACAGAAAAAGAAAGTATGATATTGAATTAGGATATAAGTCTTCTGACAATCCATTTCATAGTTGGTTTCAAAACGGAGAAGGATCCTTCAGTGATATGTTCAATGATGCGTTTGGTTCCTCTTCAAAAGGAAGAGACGTTACGGTTAGAATGACAATAACCCTAGAAGAATCTTATCATGGAACCCAAAAGAGAGTAGACATAGGTTCTAAAAAACTAAACGTTAATATACCTAAAGGAGTTTATGAAGGTATGAAGTTAAAAATTAGTGGAAAAGGTCAACCTCATCCTGCTAATTCATCTGCACCCAAAGGAGATCTAATCATTATAATTAATTTAAAATATGATGATAGGATTATATTAAACGGAAATGACATCTATGTAGATGCAAATGTTTCTTTTTATGATATGATTCTAGGAACTGAAATAGAAATCAATACGCCTTTTTATAAAATAAAGGTAAATGTTCCTCCAAATTCACAGAATAATAAGATATTAAGAATAAGTGGTAAAGGATTCCCGATATATAGTATGAATACTTATGGTAACCTTATGGTGAAGTTAAATGCATTTAATCCACCCCTTAAAGATTCACAAATAGAACTAATAAAAAAAATAAAAGAAATAGACAATGAATGATTTACCAGATTTTGACGAATGGGATAATTCAGATACCAATAGAAATAATCCAGAATTTGAAGTTAACAACAGCGTAGAATCAATCGCGTTTATTGAAAAATTGAAATCATCATCCAAAGAGATAATGATGGACTTAATTTATAAGGCTATAATTGAAAATGAAATGGGAGCATTAAACAATAATTCTCCTAAAGAAGAAAAAATAGCAGCACTAGAAACGGTTATCAAATATTTCGCAGAACAAGAAGAATATGAAAGATGCCATGAACTTAAAAAAATCATAAGCAATATATGTTAATAATTAATGTAGATAAAGGGAATATAGAAAAAGCTTTAAAACAGTATAAGCGTAAAACCATTAAGACCAAACAGATGAAAAAGGTTAGAGATGAAAAGCAATATACGAAGCCCTCTGCATTAAAGAGACTTAAGTTCCAAAAGGCAATATATCTTCAAAAGAAATCTAACGCCGAAAACAAGGACAAGTAGAAATATAATAACATATTTTTTTACTTCATTTTACCTTAGACCTTACCGGAATTAAATATATAAATTGAGATTATTAATATCTCGATATAAAAAAATATACTTTGTAATGAAGGAATCTTTTAGTGATGACAAAGACGCATTGATGAGATCAAGCTATTATACTATCACAAGAAATTTTACTAAAACCATTAATAGATTTGTTGTATTCAGCGAAGGCAAGAATACGATAGAAATCCCTCATGGCGAAGGACAAAGAAGCAAGTTCATAGATATTATTATAGAATATTTTGAAGAACTTGAGGAGTATGAAAAATGTGATACGTTATTGCAGCTTAAAAAAACGGTAATAATGGCAGGAGACTAAAAAAATTAAACTCGATGAGCAGAAACAATTCAAACAATAAATCTTCATCTAGTTCCGATGGACCTAGAAGAAGAAGATACGGAATAAAAGAAGCAGAATTAAAAGGAGTACAATTAAGACAATCCCAAAAGAAATATACAAACACAATACTAGAGAATCAGATAACGTTTTGCACAGGTCCAGCTGGAACATCCAAAACATTTACAGCATGTTATACTGCACTCCTCCTCTTAGCTAGAAAAGAGATTTCACAAATAGTATTATGTAAACCCATCCAGGAAGCAGGTGAAAAGTTAGGATTTTTACCAGGAGATATCGCAGACAAGATAGATCCATTCATGCAATCATACATATCGAACATTACAAAAATAGTAGGATCTGAAATAGCACAAACTCTCGTAGAGAAAGAAGTTATTGTATTTAGGCCAATGGCTTATATGAGAGGTGATACATTTGACGGATCATTAATGGTATTAGATGAAGCACAGAATGCAACGTTCAAGCAGTTAATGTTATTTGTAACAAGAATGGGTAAAGACTCTAAGGTTATAGTAACAGGAGACGTTAGCCAGCATGATATATCTAAAGCCAATGTTGGTTTACCTTCGTTTACTGAATTAATGACAGGTATTAAAGGAATAGGTGTGCATGAATTTACTGAAAAAGATATTGTTAGAGCAAAGATCCTTCAGGAAGTTGTAAAGAGATACGATAAGTGGAAGGAAAACCACGAGCCTAAATAAACATTTCACTAAATGTGTGTATAACTCCTATAAAACTTAATATGGAGAAAGCAAAACACATCTTACTTAAAGGAAGTTATAATGACGATAGAAGTATCGTTGAAGTTGGAATAGACGAAGCAGGTCGAGGTGCCTTGGCAGGCCCAGTTACAGTATCTGCGGTTATTATGCCGTATGGATTTAACCATCCTTTAATAAAAGATTCTAAATTGCTAAATGAATCTCAAAGAAAAGAGGCTAGGGAAATAGTATTAGATAACGCAATTGCGTATAGCGTTCAGCATATAGATACGGAAACAATAGAATCTACTAACATATTAAAGGCTACTCTTCTAGGAATGAAAGAATGTCTAAACACTATTGACAATTCATTTAATTTTATATTAGTGGATGGAGATCAATTCCACGGATATGAAGGAATACCTTTTAAAACCGTAATAGGTGGAGATAATAAATATAGTTCTATCGCTGCTGCATCCATACTTGCTAAAACAAGTAGAGATATGTTAATGAAAGAATTAGATGAAGAAACTCCAGGATATGGATGGAATTCTAATAAAGGATATGGAACAAAGCAACATATAACTGCAATAAAGGAAATGGGAGCCAGTGATTCACATAGGCCTTCATTTATATCACATCTATTAACTACTACTAATTCATTATTCTAATGAAACTTTTTTACGGCTTTTTATTATTCCTCTTAGGGCAAGGACTTATTTGGATTCAAACTAATGGACAATTTGTATGGCCCTGGTTTAAGAAAAACCCATGGCCAGTTGCCATTGGAATGGGTTCTATTATTAGTTACATTTTAATTAAAGCAACACAGATGGTTGTTGAGCACTTTGACGGTTTACTTTGGCCTGGAAGATTCATAGGTTTTGCTAGTGGTATTCTTATATTTACTGCTATGACTTATTACTTTATGAATGAAGGTATCACGGCGAAGACCGGAGTGTCTCTATTATTAACCCTTATTTTAATATCGATACAAATACTATGGAAATAAATTCAGTTACAGTTGTTCTTACCTCATGTGGAAGAGTTGATCTTTTAGAAAAAACACTAGACTCTTTTTTTAAATTCAACACATATCCAATTGAAAGATTTATTATAACAGAGGACTCTGCACAGGAAGAAGTATTTGATGCATGTAATGAGCTTAATAAGAAGTATAATAACTCTTTAGAGTTTATGTTTAATGAAAATAAACTAGGACAGTCAAAGTCAATAGATAAAGCATACTCTACCGTAACTACTAAATATGTTTTTCATTGTGAAGAAGATTGGGAATTCTATAGACATGGATTTATCGAAGATTCTATTAGAATTCTCTCTGCTAGTGAAAAAATATTACAAGCATGGATACGCCCAAAGAACGATAGGATTTTAAATAAAATATCTGAAAGAGTATTTGAATTAAACGGAATGAAAGTTAGAGCTGTTCTTCCTGCCAGTTTTTCAACAGGAGACTTGAACGAAGATGGTACTCCCATGATAGTCAGGGATTATATGGGATTTAGCTGGAATCCAGGCTTAAAAAGAATGAGCGACTATAGACTATTAAATAACGGGTACACGGGAATGGTTAGAGAACATCTCGTAGATCACTGGTATAGAGATCAGGGTTTTATAGTTGTTAGTTTATCAGTGGACGATAATGATGGATATGTCAAACATATCGGATGGGATAGAAGAGCTGGAGATCCTGGATTCGTAGGATAGATATATAGAGTATGAAACATCTAATGACATTCGAAAAGTATTACGCATATAACGATTTCAAAAAGAACTGGGGTTCTCCTGAAGAAATGAAACAGGAAGTTGAATGGATTATGGCGAGATTATTACCTAAGGAAGATATGCTTAAAAGCATTGAAGATCTTTCAACTGACAAGGGTATTAAATTTGAAATCAAATTATCTTCTAAAGATACAATCCACATGTATAAAGTAAGTGGATGGAGAATGCAAGAAAATGATGGATGGGAATATTACTATAACAAAAAGAAAACCATCTATAGAAAATTAAAGAATCAACTAGAAAAAGAAATCTTATCTGATCTAGAATTATTCTTAAAATACTTTAAATCATACGATCTATATGCACAATACATCGATGATGGTGGACAATATAGAGCCGCAAAAGATAACAATTCTTCTATTATAGACAGATTTGACAATTTATCATCTTCTGATAAAAAGAAAGCTAAGAAAGAATTGCTTAAACATTTTAAGGCATCTTATAAAGGAAAAGATATCGTTGATCAGGTAAACAACCTTTTCAAATCCTAGCTTTTTAAAAATAACCCAAATTCATTGGGTTTTTATTATGACTATTTACGTAGCACCTCCAAGGGGAATAAAGGAAAAAGAGGCAATTCGACTCTGGCTTTCACATTACAACCATGAAATAATATGGCTAGATCTTAGACGCAAGGTCAAAGGCCCTTTACTATTATGTGGAGGAGCAGACATTGGAAAAGACGAAGAAAGGGACGCTAAAGAATTCGTATGGATTAAACAGGCCCTGGATTCTAATAATAGAATATTAGGAATATGTAGAGGAATGCAAATCCTAAATCATTATTTTGGAGGAACGGTAGAAGATTTATCTGATGCAATAGTAGAAGATCATAAAGCAGCTGACTTTTCAGAAGACGTTGATCATAGCGGGAAGCCATCTCAATTCCATACGGTTGAAGATTTAAATGGAACATTAACTAGTGTTAATTCTAGGCATCATCAACACTGTAATATACTAGCTAAAAACTTCAAAGCTACACATCTTTCATATCCATTATATTCTGTAGTTGAAGGATTCGAAGACTTAGATAAAAAGATATGGGCAGTTCAATGGCATCCTGAAAAGATGGAGTCAGAAGATAACGAATATCCTTTAGGTAAACTGTACCATAAGTTTTTGTAATAACTTCTGGTTATAACCAAAAGTTTTTTGAAAATAAACAGCTAAAAGTTTTTTTATCTCAGATTTTTTGCTTATATTAGTATAGTAATCAATCAAGCAATAATAATGATCAGAAAAAAACTTCACAAACATCAATCAAATCCTGTAATAATCGACTTAACGGGTCCTGAAGGAAATGCCTTCATGCTATTAGCCTACGCAAAAAGTTTTTCAAAAGATCTTGGAAAGGATTGGGAAACTCTTTATTCTCAAATGACAGGAGGAGACTATGAAAATCTTATTAAGGTATTTGACGAAGCGTTTGGAGATTTTGTAATCTTAGAAAGGTAATGGAAAACAAGGGTAAGAAATTAAAAGAAGTAAATTTAACATTACAAGAGTGGCTTGATGCCCTTCGTATGCCTACTCCTGTGAGAAACAAGAAAAAGTATCGAAGAAAGAATAAGCATAAAAATAAAGAAGATTAAAAATAAACAGTAAAATGTTTTTTTATCTCAAGTATTTTGCTTATATTAGTATAGTAATTAATAATTAAAACAAACACATGAACTTAGAATCAATCAAAGCAAACGGAATTAGTTGGTATGAACCTGCAAAATCTATTATCCCACATCTCACTACTCAAATTGGAATCTTTAAAATGAGACATCCAGAAAAGGATATTTTCGAAAAGTTCGGAGATGGCGAATACTTTTCAGGAAGGCGATTTAACGATAACGGTGATGTAGCAATTAGAATTGGTGGAGCAATTGTTAGACAAGCACAGGAAGAATACATTTATTCTAACATGGGTCGCAATTCAATGACATCTGAGGAAACTCTTCCTCTTTTAGAAGGTATCATTAGCGCATGGTTCGACACTCTCTCCGCTTCTGAAATTGATATGCTTATTGTCGACGGACTCAAGTGTTGTGCAGAAACAGATCATTGGTACGAATTTGAAAAGCAATGGGACTAATGATTTCAATGTATGAACGCATTGCTAGAATCGAAGGCACGACTCATGTCGTACGAATAGAAGACAGTGTAGTATACAGACAAAATGGATATGAAGTAATTGGTGACAATCTGTTTGTTCAGACTGAAGACCGATTACTTTTTATGGATTTCGATGTATTTACGTTAGAAGAAGCATGCATGGCCGAACGAACGGTCAAAGAAGTAAAAAAGAAACTTAATACAAACTCTTAATATAAAATATATGGCAGCAGACTACGGATATTGTTGTATCAACATGACTCTTAAAAAAGAATCGAACATATATGTTGGTAGAAAAATGATTAAAAGAACCTTCATGGAAAAAGGTATTAAATACGCATCAGAACTTGCAGTGTTAAATATCAAGGACATGATAGAAATTATCAAGTGGAATTACAAGAACGACATAACAATGTATCGTATGTCAAGTAATCTATTTCCATGGATGTCGGAATACGAATTATCTGAACTTCCTGATTATGACAAAGTGTGTAATCTAATGAAAGGTGCAGGTAAACTTGCTAAACAATATGGCCAAAGATTGACATTCCATCCAGGTCCTTTCAATGTTCTTGCTTCTCCGAATGAAAAGGTAGTTATCAAAGCCCTTAAAGATTTACGTCAACACGGCGAAATAATGGATATGCTAGATTTACCACAAACTCCTTATGCTGCTATCAATATTCACATCGGCGGAACCTACGACGATAAAGAAGCTACTAAGAAAAGATTTGCTGAAAATTTCAAGCGACTTACTCCAGGTGCAGCGAATCGTCTAGTTATCGAAAACGATGACAAAACAGCACAGTATTCGGTACAGGATTTATATGACATACATCTATTAACGGGTAAAACTCCAATCACATTTGACTATCATCATCACTGGTGCTACGAAGATTCAATGCCAGAAAAAGAAGCTCTAGAACTTGCAGCTAAATCATGGCCTAAAGGAATTCGCCAACTATGCCACTATTCTTCATGTAAACAAATACACGAAGATGCTACACAAGGCAATAAACGTGCACATGCTGATTATGTATATGATCACATTGAAACGTATGGTATGGATCTAGATATCGAACTCGAAGCAAAGGCGAAAGAACTTGCCCTACAGCGATACAAGCAGGAGTTTTTAAAGGAGCTCGTTCTATCATAGATATATAAGTTATGAAGTTTATAAAGACATTTGAAGATTGGAACGAAGTTTCCCCCGAATTAAAAGCTCACATTGAAGAAGGATTAGATCTTACTAATTCATTCTTTCGTTTAGGAAGCGATGCATATATTGAATTATTTGAAGAAGTAAAGCAATATTGGGATAAAAACAATATTATCTTAAAGGGTCCTTCAGGATGGATGGCTAAAAATCTAGAAGTAGGAACTAAAGCAGTCTATAAACCTAGAGGAGGAAATCAAAAGAATGTAAAATTAGATTCACCAACAAGGGGTGGAAATAAGAAATTCATAGTTTACAGAAATAGTGGAAGAACTGATAAAGAAGGAAACATCATTGCTAAGAAATTAGAATGGGGAGATCCTTCATCTACTATTAAGAACGACGACCCGGGAAGAGCAGCTAACTTTTGGGCTAGACACGGTTGTGATAAAATGGCTAAGATGGATCCGACTAAGGCGGGATTTTGGGCATGTTACGGACCTACTCTTTTTGGAAAACAGCTTGGTATAAAAAGTGATCAACCATGGTAGATAAAGATTGTAAATGTAAAAGTTGCGGTTGTGGAGAAATGTCCATGGAAGAAATGATATCCATGGTCGATGATAAAACATTACCCTTTACGGAGACGACTGTTTCAAAAAATATAATCATTAGAGAATTCTTACCAAACCAACCTGAACATCTTTTTAAATGGCACTTCGACGAGGAGGACAGGGTTATCGAAGCTTTAAACGAAAATGATTGGAAGTTCCAATATGATAATAAGCTCCCTATAGAATTAAAAGGATATATAGAAGTAAATGCAGGAGAGTATCATAGAATTATACAGGGTACTTCTTCTTTGAAAATACAAATAACTAAAAAATGAAACACATAAAGCTATTTGAATCCTTTGTAAACGACAAAGAAATTTCTACATGGGAAAAAGAGTTTGGTAAATTACCAATTCCTAAGAAAATTAAAGATATATCTAAAGAAATGGCTAAGGCCGGTTTTATTAGAAAAGATACGAAATCTGTTCAAGCCAAATTATGGATTGGATTAGAAGGAATTTCATGGATAGAAATGAAAGAAAAATTCGGAGACATAGTAGGTAAATTCTATGGTGGACAATTCTATCAAGCAATGACAAACCCTATGGCTGAAAAATCTGCATATTATGCGTATGAAGTTTCTAAACACGTAGAAGATCTAGCAGCGAATGATGAAAGCGTAGAACCTGCGTATTATATGATGAAAAATTACTTTAATTCATTTGAATTAAAAATTGATAGAAACAGGGTATTCGATAGAGCAGTTAAAGAGCTAGAAGCCTGGATGAAACAAAATAAGATTAAAACCCTATAAAAAGGGATATATAGATAGTAATTAATACAATAAAACAAATAAAATAAAAAATTATGGCAAAATTAAAATCATTTGAACAGTTTTTATCTGAGATGGATAGAACTGAGGAGGTGCAACAAGACGTAGTTGCAACAGCTGAGCCAGTTGAACAATCTGAAGAAAAAGCGGAAGAAGTTCAAGGAAACGGTGATGCTATAGAAGAAGCAGTAAACGCATCCGGTTATATTAAAGCTGGAAAATTAGGTTACAATGACCAATTCCTAGGAAGAAGATCTTTATCATGGACACTATCCGTTGATTTAGGTTTAAAAGCATCAGACGAATTCGTTGGACCTTGGTTAGGATTTGATCACGTATCATTATACGCGATTGGTAAAAAAGGAGGAACAATTCTTGATGACGCTCTAGCAGGCAAATATACTTATGACGAATTAAAGGCAGCTGCTGCCGATTTCTTAGGTATTAAAGAATCTGAAGAAGTAATCGAAGATGAAATAGTTGAAAACATCGAAGCAGTAACTGAATCTGGTGAAGAAGCTGGTTTACCTGCTGAAGATTTAAAAGATGAAACTGAAGTAGTTGATAATGACTGTGAAACTCCTGAAGACAAATCAGACGAATTAGAAGCTGAATTAGAAGACACTGTTGATGCTGCTGGAAATGAAGAAATTTCTGAAGCTGAAGAAACTGAAGAAGTTGCTGAAGAAGAAACTGAAGAAGTTGTTGCTGAAGAAGAAACTAAAGAAGTTGCTGAAGAAGAAACTGAAGAGGTTGCTGAAGAAGAGGAAGAAACAGCACTAGTTTCTGATATGTTAAAAGAGGTTTACGAATCTTGTAAAAATGAAGCTAAAGCATGGGAAGACGATGCACATGATGAGCATACTGTTGAAACTTATATGAAAGAAAATGCTGCATTAGTTGGCGGAATGGCTGCTCAATGCCTTAAAGAAATGAAAGAAGATTATTCAGTTGAAGCTTATGAAGCTGCATGTAATGAAATGATCGAAGCATATTCTAAGAAAGTGAATGAGATGAAAGAATCTGATTCAGCTGTTGGTGAGGAAACTCCAGAAGCTTAATATTAAAATTAACAATATAAACTTTTTAAAGGGTTCATGTATAATACATGGACCCTTTTTATTTATAAAGTAATATGCCAAGAATTTCAGTAGACGTAATATACATGCAAATAGCATATCAAATTTCTAAACTTAGTTATGCTGAGAGAAGGAAAGTCGGCTGTATAGTAGTTAAAGACGAGCAGATTGTTTCATTTGGATATAATGGAACTCCACATGGTTTTGATAATCAATGTGAAGAAACTCAAACTAGAAATATAGATAATCCTGATCACAAAGAAATTTTAATAGAAAAAGGATATGAATGTGAAGATACTTGTTGTTCTAAACAAGTTACTAAACAAGAAGTCTTACATGCAGAATCAAATGCACTAATGAAGATTTCAAAATCTACACTTACTTCGAAAGGATCGATCCTATATACTACTACTTCTCCATGCTTTGAATGCGCTAAGTTAATTATACAAGCTGGTGTAGAAAAAGTATTCTACTGTGAAGGATATAGAGATCTGTCAGGTATTTCTTTATTAAAAAAGGCAGGAATTATTGTTGAACAAGTAATCGTATGGAATGAGCATTAATAAAATAAACTTACCAGAAGTAAACCGCCTAGAAGACTATTTAAAAGAACATGGAAGCCATGAGTTTTTTAGAAGGTATATTAAAAAGACAGAGGCAATGATAGGACCATCTACATCCCATGCCTTTATAAACGACTTTATAAAGTTCTATCAAGAAGGAGAATCTAATACCTTCTATATTATACCACAGCTTAAACTTTTCTAAGTTTAGGTGTATAATAATAAAATAGGTTAAATCATGCAAACAACTGAAGAAAAAGATATTGTAAAATATCAGTGGAAAAAGGGAGATAATTTTGGTAAAGTGGTTGAGGTAGAATCTAAAGATTCTGAATTTACTTACTTTAAAGATGGATCTAAAATATTCAACAAAGTATTACCTGAGTTTTTAGAACTAATAACTACTGAAGGATTACCATTTCCTGGAGTCGAGCTTGTAGGAACTACACCTACGCCTAAAAAAGCTCCCGTTAAAGAAATTGAAAAAAAGGTAGAAGTTAAAGAAAATACTTCTCCCCTTGGTCAATTAATTAAAACTTTATCTGCTAAGAATGTCGAATCATTTCAATTAAGCGTAGGAATTAATCTTCCTAAGAAAGAAATATTTAACATGCTAGTTGAAAACTCTGAAGAAGAAAAAGAACAAATCTTAGAAGAGATCTCTAAATCAGCTGTTTCTCAAATAGAGATAAATAACCTACAAGAATTTTTAAACGAACAAATAACTGAATTTGTAACTAATTATTATAAACTATGAGTCAAGCAAGAAAATACAGAAGAGACACCTATAAAAGAGCTGGGTTATTAAAAGCTAAAAACGAATGGGGAAGATTCTCTGAAAAAGGAATAGCGTGGTACGCCATGAAACAGGAGGAAGGAAAACAATTCCAAGAGGCTCATGAGAAAAAAGTCAATGACCAAATTGAAGAGCAGTTAGGTTCAAAGCTTAATTCATTAAAGGAAACATGGACTAAGGTGGGTTATAATAAAGAAGAGATTGATTTATTAGAAGAAGCCTTCGCAATGACTACAATCAAAGATAAAGAAACTTATAGAGCTGATAGAAAAGCGGCTAGGAAAATATACAAGAAAGTTCAACAATCCCTAGAAGAAAGACTAAATGCAGGAGATAACTCTTAAGATAGCAGATAACGGTGTAATTAAAACCGTAACAGATGATAACATCAATGCGGCTGGTGAGAAATACGAGTCAGTTATTGTCTATGATTTTGATAAAGGTATCGATGATAGATTAAATTTTATCAGAGATATCTGTATCGATGTCGGATTAGATTTTGGTAATTCAAAACAATCTAATCAAATAAAGGTGGTCACTGAATGGGGAACTAATTACAGTCCCTCTACCATCGAAACAAAACATAAAATCCAAACTTTACAAACTAAAATTAAAGAATTGGAGAAATTGATAAGATGACAACAACGACTGAAATTACAATAGAATGTGTATGGTGTAATAGTAGAAAGGAATTTAATAAATTCTGTAGAAACAACCCAGGAGAAACGGTTATAGATTTCTATAGCATTAGAAATAAGCTAGTTAAATCAGATCCCTATGACACTGAACCACATCGCTCTGTAATTGGTCTTGCAATAAGAGATTCTTTCATTAATGTTCTAAATAAGAATGCCGACTTAGAAAAAATCATTTACTTATTTAAAAATTTAGATGCAGAAACTATTGACAACTTTAAATTATTTTTAAAAGAAACAATAGAACCTGATGCATCACTAAACTTAACAGTCATTAACAGAGATGATTATCCTAAAGGCGTTCTTAAAAGATTCGAAAGCGTCAAGATAATCGATCTATAATGATAAGGCATAAGTTATTTTCAAAGGGTGAAAGAATACATGCCCTTATATCCAACACTAGACATTCTCACATTGTATTTCCCGTTTATGGAATAATTCATGACGTTAAGTTCGACGAGGATATGCCAAGGTATCAAATAAGAATTACTAAGTTTCATGACAACATAGATTTCTTAAAAAGATATCTCTTCGGTATGAAGTTTTCAAAAGACTTTAATAATAGAACTACAACATTCGGTCTTACTAGAAAGAACTATAAATCTATGAAAGATTTTCAGAATCAAATAGATTCTAAATGGGAATCTTATATGATCTCAGTTGATTCTGTAATGTGTGTTAAAACCAAGACAGAGGTAATAGATCTATTTAATAATATACAAGATTTCTTAATCGAAAAGAATTTTAAAGATATATTTGAACTCTCAAGCAGAAGTGTATATTCTTCTGGCAAATATTATTATCAATCCAGGGGAGTATATGCTGCCCATCTCAAGAAGTTTTTAGGAGATAGAGAACCAAAGACGGATAAATATTATGATAAGCTTTTATATAGACCACAGTCAGACGATCTGGATGACATAGAATTGTGAATATATAAAACCTAGTAAAAACATAATATTACAATATGCCATTATTTGGATTAGTATCAGCGGGAGCCGCTTCCAGTTTAAAATCATCAGTTTCAGGATTTGGAGATAAAGTAGATAACTTCTTTAATTTGTCAAGCCCAGACGGAAAGGGTGCTCGTTCTGCGAATGTAGATCCTCAGAATACACTGCTCGGAACGTTTGATAACCCTAACACAAGAAGTAGAGCTCTTTTAGTGGGTGAGCCTTTAAGTAACGTTGCTCCTGGTGGAAAATCACAATATTATACACAAGAGGCTGACTCAGTAATATATTATAAAAGAGGAAAGGATGGAAAAGACACTAAAGAAAAAATAACGGATGGTGTACATGCATATTCTACTTTTAATAAATATACTCTAGTAAATTATAGAGGTAGTTTCTTTACACCAGGTGGAGCTGCTAAGTCTAAAGGAGTAGACTCTATTGAATATAATAAAATAGACGAGAGAACATTAGATAATCCTACTGTTTCTAAAATAGTAGAAGTTACTAAAAATAATGCAGCCGGTTCAAGTGGATATGGATATATGTATAATTACGCCGACTTTGCAATGTGTAGATATAATGGTAAAATACCTAATAATTATCTACTAACTTTAAGAAGATTTCCATATCCAGTACAGGATGATATTATTACACCAATGGACATTGATAAAGATGGTAAAGTGCGTGAAACAGATCAACCCGATATTGCAAGAGCAGTAACATGGATGAGTGAAGTTACAGGTAATAGTATGTCCTCAATTCTTAATTGGTCACATGGATATAATTGGAAAGATGAATCAGCTTCAGTGCAAACTGTACAATCTAATAACTCAAGCAGAAGAGGTGCATTTGGACAATTCTTAGATTCTAGTGTAATAGGTACTGCAGCGGCTAATGCAGCGGCAGGTGTAGATGGTGTAACGGCACAAAGAAGAAAAAACGGAGGAAGTGGATATGATGCACAAGCAACTACATATCCTAATCATATATTCGGTCCGGTGAATGTAATTAAAGATGTATCTTTTAGAGATCAAGGTTTAACTTTTAATCAAGAATTTAAACTTAAATTTGAATATGAATTAAGATCCTTTGGTGGAGCAAATCCTAAGGTTTTAATGCTAGATCAGTTAGCAAACATAATGGTACTAACTTCCAGTCAGGCTCCTTTCTGGGGAGGATCAGTTAGATATGTAGGAAACGGATCAGCTGGTAAACCATTGGGTGATCTTAGTTTAATTAAATCGGGTAATTATAGTGGATTTATTAAAAGCGTTGCATCTGGTTTAGGAGACATGTTTAAAGGAGTTGCCAAAGATATAGGAAACGCGATGTCTGGTAAAGGTGATTCTAAATTCTTAAATAATATATTAGGAGGTACTTTAATGAAAATGTTTAATTCTCCAGGAGGTGGACAGGCGGCAGCATCTTTATTAACAGGTGATCCTACGGGTTCATGGCACCTTACGGTTGGTAATCCTTTAAATCCTATAATGATGGTAGGTAATTTAACATGTAGAGAAACTAACGTTACCTTTGAAGGAGGTATGGGTGTACAAGATTTTCCAGAAAGAATGACAGTAGAAATAACTCTTAAGCCTGGTAGAGCTAGAGATAAACTGGATATTGAATCTATGTTTAATATGGGTAGGGGTAGATTTTATTTACAGCCTGAAGAAGGAGTTGATGTTAATCAAACTTATATTGAAACAGCCTACGGTGGTAAAGATAAGAGAAAGGCTCTCAATAGAGAATTTAGAAAAATAGCTAACGGATAATGATAAAACTATATAGTATAGATAATAAGAAATTATCTGAGGATAAACTAACAATGGCTTCTCCATCGTTTGTTTTTCTAGACATGACGGAAAGCGCAGTACAATCAATACATATTGTAGAAGCTGACGAAACGGGTAGAATAGATCTAATATCTTTGTCAGAATACGGAACACATGATCGTACTGATGATATTTTAAAATTTAATGGAATTTCAAATCCATTTTCTATCAAAGAAGGTGATGTATTACTAATTCCTAATCAAGATTCTGGAAAGAAGAAATGGAAATTAATGCTTAATGCTACTTATAAAAATCCTATTAGAGAACAGTTTATTAATACAAAAAGACTACCAGTTAAGGATGCTAATAGAATTGAGTATCTATCTAAAAAATATAATAAAGAAATATTACCTCCAAATATTTTAAGATCTGGCGAAACAAATATCGACGTCAGTAACGGACAAGTTAAAATCTAAGAATAAAATAAATAAAAACAATTATGAAACACGTACAATTATTTGAACAGTTCCTTAACGAGGGATTAAAGGTCGGAAGAGACCAAGATCTAGCAAAAGAAATCATCGCAGTTCTTTATGCTGAAAGAGACACACCCGAAGGTGAAGCATTAACGGCAGCCGGTGGAATGGTAGCTGGTGGAAGTACAACTGGAGAAGAAATGTATTTAAGCAAATGGAACAAAGATTCCGTAAAAGCTTTACATGGTTCTAAGGTAAGAGTTCCTGGAAAGGTTATGTTAGGTACTTTAATTAAAGTAGCAGCCGATAATGGAAAGAGTTACTATTTTGATGGTGGCGTATTCGTTGAAGGTGATAAAGACGTTAAAGGAGCTAAGGTAGGAATGGACTTTAGAGATTTTGTAGATATCCTCGTTAAAAAGAAGATCATTAACAAACCCACATATTAAAACTAAAATAAATGCCGATAGATAATCACATTCTAAATGTAATAGAACACTCATTGGAATTAGACACAATAAAGTTTGATGCACATGGTGAAGATGAGGGTGGACAGAAAATGAGCCATGAAATAGGAGGTCCTATTCCAATGGTAGTTATTAATGGAGCTTCATTTACGGGACAAGATGTTAAGAGATTTGAAATTGATTGTAGTACTAAAATTCCTAAATTAGCCCTAACTATAATAGACACTAGAGGAACCTTTGATGCGGATCAAATTCCAAGAGATGGTGATGTCGTTTCAGTTAGAATTGCAGCAAGACAACAAGACACTTTTAAAGATATTAGAATAGATTTTGATATAGATGAAATAGGAGGCCCTGCTACTGGCGATTTGAAAAAAGCCACTAGTGGCACTAAATTTTCTATACAGGGTACGATGAAAGTACCTACATTATATTCAGAAGGATGTGCTTCGTATGAAGGAACATCTAGAGAACAGATAGAAGAATTTGCTAATAATTTAAAACTAGGATTAGCAACTAACATTGATTCATCGGATGACGCAATGAAAGCACTTAATGCATGTCAACCTAATATAGAATTTTTAAATAATTTAGTGGAACATTCATATGTCGGTGAAGATAGTTTTCAGACATATTGTATCGATCCTTATTATAATATATGTTTCGTAGATATTAATGCTCTTTTAAATTCAGAAGATGGAATGGATGAAACACTTATTAACTTTGAAATAGATTTCGATGAAGATGGAGAAGAACAGACTTCAAACGCAATAGGAATACCTAACATGCTAACTAACGCTTCGTCTATGAATTCTACTAATTCATTCATACAAAGCTATAACTTAGTTAACAATTCAGGCGGACTTTCTAAAAAGAACGGCTATAAAAGAAAAATGATATATTTTGAGAACGACTCTGTTGGTGTTGTTGCTCATGAAATAGAACCACTCGCTAGTGATAGTATGAAGGACATTGAGGAGCCGCTAAAGGGAAGAAGAGATGAAGACAGATATACTAAAGAGGTAAAATCAAAATACATGGGAAGGCTCCCTATTCAATCAGATGATATGCCAAATGTACATCTTAACTATTCATTTGCCGCATTAAGCAATCAACAGAATTTAGATGAAATGAATAAAATGCAGTTAGAAATAACCTTAAAGACATTTAATCCTGGAATTCATTTGTGGCAAAAAATACCTATTCAAATATTAAAAAGTGGGTTTACACAAATGACTGCACAGCAGGGTATAGGTGGCGATAAAGATGAAAAGGGATTTGAAACAGAAAATGAAGAAGAAGTTGAAAGCGTAAATGATTTAAACGCAGATCAGGTTAAAGATGAATTTTTAACAGGTTATTATGTAATAGGTGGAATTAAATACATATATAAGGAGTCTACTGGAATTATTCAAAAACTTACTCTATTAAGAAGAGAATGGCCGAGTAGATTAAATAACGTTAAAGGATAATTAAACCCTATCAAATAATAATATATACTATATGTCAGATTTTAAAAGTAAATTAGATTTTCAAAAAGGTAAATTAGCACAGTCGCCATATCAGGATCCGACTTTTTTATCGTTTGTTATATTATTTAACGTAAGCGATCATACTAATTCGCCTCTATTATCTGGAGCGGCCGAAGAATTCTACGTTAATCAATTAGGAGCTACAAAAAAGCCGCCGGAGTCAGCTAAAAAAAGTAGCAAAGACACTAATAGATTATCTGCACTTAGTTCAAGTGCTTCTGCGGGATCAACTAAATTCTATGAAGAAAGATTAGATGCTCTAGTTAAATTTAAAAAGGCATTACTAGACATAAATAGAAATACACCGTGGTTTTTCCAAGGATTACAGGGTGTTGATAGAGCAATTACAAATTTTAATCCTACTACTCCATATTACGGAGGCGATGATGCTAAGTTAACACTAAGCTGTTTAGAATCTATTAACCTTAGAGTTTCTGGTCTTATGCACCTTTATAGAAAAGCAGTGTTTGACGAAGTTAAATGGAATTGGATTTTACCTGAAAACTTAAGAAAGTTTTCAATGATAGTATATGTTACTGAGGTTAGAAAGATCCAAAACATGTCTAAAATTACATTATCAGGGGTTCCTAAAAAGATAGACTTGGCTGCTATTAAGGGTTTTCCTGGAAATATGAAACCAAGCCTAGGAGTTGATAATTCAAACAAAGGTATATCAGGATCTGACAATAGACCCTTCTTTATGTTTAGATTCGGTGAATGTGAATTTGCCTTAAACACAGGTTCTGAAATATTTGGAGATCTTACTAAAAATCCAGGCGAACAGGCTAGACAAACTATTGAAATGCAATATGAAGTTGTAGATAGTATGGATGCAAGAGTATTAAATGGAATTGTTTCTGATACTATACCTAACGCATTATCCCCAGCACATGATTCTGAAAATTATGAAGCTGATGGGATATTAGGTCTTTTAAAAGATAAGGCGCTAGCTAAACTTAAAGAAATAGGAGAAAGAGGTTTAAACGACCTGAACAGATTAGCAAGAGAAAAGAAAGATGAATTAGTTCAAGGTGCAAGGGACGGTATTAGAGGTAGAGTTCCTAATTTTGAAAACATATATCAAGACGCCTTACGAGGTGTTTCTGATGGAGTAGATAATATTGGTTCTAACATCGCAGAGAATGTATTTAATGTAGATACTAGTGCGACAGTAGGAGCTGCACTAAACGATGCAGCAGCCCAATCCCTTGGTAATATAAACGATTAATATATGTCAACAGAAAAAGAATTAAATACTGATAATCTTAGAGACACTCATTGGTTAGGAGAAGTTATCGATAATGTCGATCCTCTTAAACTAGGTAGATGTAAGGTTAAGGTCCTGGGTAAATATGATAATTTACCGGATGATGCTATTCCATGGGCAACTCCTATGAATAGAAATGCAGTAGGTTCACATCATGTTCCAAGAATAGGGGATATAGTTTCAGCTAGATTTGATAATGGAAATTTATATCATCCTGAATATTGGTTTCAAATAGAGCAGAATCTTTTTCTTAAAGAAGATATTTTAGATGGTGCAGGCAATGCTGAAAATGTAATCAGTTTAGTGTATGATGCTGAAAGAAACGTAAGAATTTATCACTCAGAAGAAGATGGTCTTGTAATTACCAGAGGATTTGGCGCAAAAGAAAGACCTATAATTCAAATCGACGAAGTAGGTGATATTAAAATTTCTACGGACGATAGAATATTCATAGATTCAGGAGACGTATATTTAAGTAATACAGGTGAAAGTGGAGAAGATACTTCAGAACCCGCTGTAAGGGGTAAATCACTAGAAGCATGGTTAGACGAGTATTTAACTCTTTTTGAAAACCATATACATCCAACCGGAGTTGGTCCATCAGGAACTGCGGTTTCATTACCTCCTACCCCATCGGGTGTTGCATCTTTGAAAAGTAAACACCCTGATTATCAACAAGAAAATAAATAAGAATGGCTGCAGATTGGACTAATTTTATTAGTGAAGTAGAAGGATTTCTTTTAAGCGCACCTACTGCCCCACCGACTAGTGCCGCAGAATTCGGTAAATTATTAGCCACACAATATACGATTGATGTTAAAAAAGGTTCTGGTCCTAATGCAACGTGTATTCCAGGAATGGCACCTCATGAATCATCACCCGGGGAGAGTGCATTCATAGCAAGCTATGAACATTGGTTCACTGACCTTTTTGAAAAAGGAGAACCTGTCATGGAAACACCAGACACCGAAGAAAAGAAAATAGGAATTGCAACATGGTTGGCGAGTGCAGCTGGCGCAGCTTCCAGGTTAAGTATTGCAGGAAAAGACAATGATCCTGAATATAATAAACTAGAAGGTGAAATTTCAGGAGGTATACAATACGAGCCAACTGAAGAGCTTGACAAGTATCTGGAAGAGTTTAAGGATGACGAAGCAGAAAACCTATATAGATTTAAATTCTTCGAGTTTCATCGCTTAGATGGTAAAGAAACCGGCGATGAATTAGCTAGAATATTTGCAACAAGATTATTAATGCAATTTGAGGATATTTCTGACGGAGATAAAAGATGGGATTTTTGGCACTGGGCGACTTGGATGGGAACTAATGAAATTAGAAGCAATTCCACAGCTGGGGTTGGCGGTTCAGGATTTAGTAATCAAGACATTCAGCAGATGAACAATAACAGGAAGGCAGCCATATCTACACTAAAGGGATTAGACTGGGGTTGGCAATCATTTAAATCTTCCTCGGGTGTTTCAATAAATAATAATAATAGAAATTATGATGGTGAATTTCATCTACTAGTTTCTAAATATGTAATTGATGAAATAAAGAAGTGCCATCCAACTGTAGATAGCGATGGAAAGTTTTTATACAGTGAGGAAACCGCATTAAAGAAAGATTCTATACAAGCTATTAAATATCCATGGCCCTTTGATACTACATTACCCGTAGGATATGAAGAAATGGAACCTGCCGAAAAATTAAAAGTAAGATATCCATTTAAATTAACTAATTTAAAAATACAGGAGCCTTTTGATGAAAATAATAAAATGCCACCTGCATTAACTCAGTATGTTATTACAGAATTTACATGGAACGGTAAACAAGACTATGGTTTTAAAAAAAATAAAGTTAAACCCGTTTTTCTAGAAGATGAATTAAGAAAAAAATGGCAAGGATGTCCTCTTACTGAAAACGACGAAACACAGGATTCTATTGTGAATATAGATATGTCTAAAACGGGAACTTTAGCTAAGCAAATTAGAAATACTTTAATAGTAGAAATGGGAATTGAAGCTGCAATGTTAGCAGAAGGTGGAAGTAAAGATGATCCATATAAAGAACTTGCAAAGGCAACTCTTAAATATTGGAAAGATGCAACAATACAGCCATTTGCAACTGATCCCCCGACACCACCATGTTTATCTGTTCCTCCTTTAGGCGGAAAATACATAGGAGTTAGTTACGGAAATCAAAGGAAATTAGCAGATAATTTAAGAAGAGCTCTTAATTCAGGTAAAGATTATGGATTAGATAGGGAAGGTGCAGCCAATGCAGTGGCTAAAGCACTTGCATATTCTTATTTTACGCATCTTAGTGAAATGAAATTTATTTATATGGGTGGTATACCAGTTCCTACTGTTCCTTACGTTCCAATGATAGGATTTGACGCCACCGTAATTTGATATATAACTAGTAAAACATACATTAACCCTTTTAAAAAACAAAGTAAATGTCAACAAAGACAACTCAAAAACAAAAGAGACCAAGACTCTCGACAACTACACAGCTTACAGAAGCTAACCAAGAAACAGAAGTTAAAGTAGAAACTTCATTAAACGCCGCAACCCCGGAAAAACCAACTCCCGGTCCAGATACAAATTATATGGATGAAAACGGAGAATTCATGTGGGACCAATATGAGGCAACATGTGTAACTAAGCTTAGGAAACCCAATCCACATATTAAAACACCTAAAGGTGTAAAGGTATATAGCAGAGAATCATACGCCCAAGAACTATTTGACCTAATGGAAGGTCATTCACTAACTTCAAATACTTTATATTCTTTACAATTAGGAGCTAGCTATACTGGAAAGGTGTATGCAGTTGATTCCGAATGGGCATCAATTGATGTAGGATATAGAGAATTAATCTATGTAGATTTATCAAGAGAAACTACAGAAGTAAGAGAACTTCTAAAACAAGGAGTTGAAGTCGATGTTCAATTGATCGCCGATACTTCAATGAATGTCAAGAAATATATGATAGGTTCTGTGACTGAAGGTCTTAAGACTAAAGTTATTAAAGAAATCGTAGCATCTATTGACGATGGAAATACAGCATATAGTGGTATTGTTTCTAAAATGATTCCAGGTGGAGGATATATTGTTCAAGTTCAAGGAATTGATTGCTTTATGCCAGGTTCTTTAGCTGGTGTAAATAAATTGCATGACTTTGAATCAATCATCGACACGGAAATGTATGTAGTACCTGTAAGTTATTCGGAAGAAAAAGGAACTGTGGTAGTTTCACATAGAGCATATTTAAGAGCTCTTATTCCTAATACACTCAAAACAATACAAGAAGATATTACAGTTGAAAGAACAGGTCACGTTACTGGTTCTGCAAAATACGGCGTATTCGTTGAGTTTGAAGGATGTTTAACTGGTATGATTCACGTTAACGACTTAGATACTGAAACTTCAAAGGCACATAGAGATAGATCTTTAGAGCCAGGAACAGAGATTAAATTCTATGTTAAAGAAGTTATTAATGAAAGAAAAATTACACTTGTTCAAGGTTCTCCTGCTGAAAAGAAAGTAGATCCATGGGAAGGTATTTCTTCAAGATATACTAAGAAAACTGAAGTGGTAGGAAAGGTAAAATCTACTAAAGACTATGGTTTATTTGTAGAAATAGAAGAAGGTGTAGTAGGACTCTTACATGTATCTGAATTCCCTGAAAACATAGATATTAAAGACATATCAAAAGGTGCAGATATTACTGTTCAAGTGATCAGAGTTGAAGAAGACACTAGAAAAGTATTCCTTAAACTATAATCAAATCTATAATTTAGTTGAAAGAGCCCGATCACTCGGGCTTTTTCACGTTATAGTGTATCTAACAGAGATATATAAACCAACTTAAGTTATATAATTACGTAAATGAATAATATTAATAATTCAGACATATTAAAGAATGCACTGGTAGGTGTTGAATTTGAATTTTATTCTAACAAGGATATCGATACGACTGCTAAAGAGTTAGCGGGTCTTTTAGGTAAAAAGATTAGAGTAGAAGCAAAGGCGCATAGTGATTTTGAAGTTACAAGAGATGAGTTTAAAATTGAACCTGATATGTCAGGTGGTGAAAAACTAATGGAACTCGTAACAGGCGCACAGCCGTATTATGCTGCAAGGATGATGATTATTAAAGTATGTAAATGGATAGAAGAAAATGGATATACGAATGATAGAAGTTCTATTCACTTAAACCTTTCTTTCGATACAGATAAAATAGAAAATAAACATAGAATATCTAAGATGAATGTTCTTAAATTTATTTTAGATTTTAAAGAAAGTCAAGTCTTTAAGTTTTTTCCTGAAAGAAAAGATTCTGCATACGCAAAATCAATTAAATTCGTTTTACCTAAGTCAGATACTTATTTCTATGATGGATTAAATATTACTCCTAGTAATTTCATATATCCTGATTCTAAATATTACGGAATTAACTTTGAAAAAAGACATAAGAATTATTTAGAATTTAGATATCTCGGTGGAAAAGATTGGGAAAAGAAAACTTCTAAGATTCTACAAATGCTAGATCTTTTTATAACTCAACTATGGAATAGCACGGGTAATGTTCAATTTAACAATCTTAATTCAATAGAGCTTAGAAAAATTCTTGCTAAGAATGAAAGAGTTATAAAGGCTAGAAAAGATTGGAAAACCATTAATACAGGTTGGAATCAAGATGTTAAATTAACGGTTGATTTAAATGACAATGAAAAGATAATAGATTTACACTGGCCTAATATTAGAGAAAGAGTTCTTAGATTATTTACACATGGTGAATTAACAAAAGGGCATATTAACTATGATGCCGACAATGGTGTAATTCAAGTTGATCATGGTAACTTATCATATTGTGTAGAATTAGAAGGATATGAATTTGTAAGATGTTCTTTGAGAGGAGAATTCACAAATTGTGATTTCTTCGGATGTGACATAAATGGATCTGACATACATACGTGTAATTTCTATCAATCTACACAGGTTAATTCATCTAAATTAGAAAGTTCATACGTTCACCAGTCTTGTGTATTAAAAGACTGTTACATATACGGAAATGGAATAATGAAAGGGACGATGCAAGGAGGTATATTTAGAGACGGTAAATACGATAAAAGAACTGCAAAGTTTGACAACACTGAAAAAATACTTTATACGGAAGTTTAAAAATAACTAAAACAAAATGAGTGATAATATAATAGGTAATAATAGCCACTTAGATAAACCTACATGGGATGATAATAAATGCTTTAACGACTTTGTAAATGAGTTGGCATCGGAAGTAACAGGGTCTTGTATGATTCCTATGAATCTTCCAAAATCAGAAGTAGAGAATATTGTCAAGAGAGCAAAGAAATGGTTCTATAAAAATTACGAGTATTCGATGAAAGAAAACTTTATGGTTTTACCTAAAGAACTTTTTAAGTCTAATCTTTTTAAATCTAGAAGATGCTTTACTCTTCCAAAGATGGATCCAGTTACAGGTGGTGGAGAAGTTTATTCAGTATATGGATGTTTTGAAACTGGATCAAAGTATGCAGGTGGAACAGATATTAGATTTTCACAAGGTGATTTTGCTATCGAAAGAATGATGTATACTGGAATGTTCAGTGGAGATGGTGTAGTAGATGCCGCAGAGAACCTTCAATATTATGTGGTTAATGAAAGTTTCTTTGATATGGCTAGACAAATTCTAGAAAACCCCATTGGCTATCACTATAACCAACTAACACATGAGATTAAATTTACTGGAGAAACCCCTAACAGAGATATTATATTAGAAGTATATGAAACAATTCCAGAGTGTGCATTATTTGAAGATGAAGCATTCTTTAGATATTGTGCTGCAAAGATTAAAATTTCATTAGGACAAAAGTTAAGTATATTTGGTTTTGCTTTACCTGGAAATATTGAAGTCAATGCAGACGCAATTCAGGGTTTAGGTGAAGGAGAACTGGAAGCAGTGATTGAAGAAATAAAAACAGATGAAGGCACCGATTGGATGATGCATTCTTAATAGAATATATAGTTAAATGGAGTTTTATATAAAAGCAAAAGGAGATCCTGGATTCGATCCAAGCAAATTAGAAATTAGTTCTGAATTAGCTAGGTTGATGACGCAGATAGAAACTGTTCTTTTTACGAGAAGAGGAGATGTTTTAGGTGATCCTGAATTCGGAGCTAATTTAGAAGACTATGTATATTCATTAAGTTATAATGACTATTTATTAAAAAAAGTAGTTGCAGAACAGATTTATAAATATGTTCCTTTAGCTAGAAAATTTAACGTAACTGTTGATGTTGATTTCACAAAAGAAGTTGACAGACATGCAGTGTTTGTAGATATAAGAATTGATAATAGATATCAACTTGGAGTTTACGTATAATAAAACTAAAAATAAAAATGGCAGATAATAAATTTTTATCAACTTCCAGAATAAAAGCTGGAGAAATGATTGACGACATTAGATCCTATATTACTAGGATATATGGCGAGGTAGAAGGTGCATTTACAACAGCCTCTCCGTTTTCACAAATCCTAGACGTTATTTCAGAAATAGGAAGATTAATATTCTTCTACATTGAAGATTCTACAGTAGAGCAAAATATTCTTACAGCTCAAAACCCAGAATCAATATATGGACTCTCAAGATTAGCAGGACATGATTCATTTAGAGGAGCTGCCGCTTCAGGTGAATTAAAGCTTAGATTAGGAGTGCAGGGTTTAGATGATATTGCTGGTGATGCTTTAAACATTCCATCCAATGCTATTATAGAATGCAAAGACAACGGTCTTAAATACACCCTGAGAACAAGTAATGATCAATTTAGATTAGAAAAATCAAACGCAAATTATATTTATATTCCTGTAATTCAGGGAGAATATGAATCTCAAACATTAACCTCAACTGGAGAATCTTTTCAATCCTTTAATGTAATAACTAAAAGCATGATAGACCATGGACAGATTAGAGTAAAGGTTAATTCTAATTTATGGACTAAATATGATTCTTTATATGATATGAAAAAGGGAACTGAAGGTTATTTAGTAAAAACAGGAATTACAGGTGGATTAGATCTTTATTTCGGTAATGGTTCATTTGGTGACATTCCTCCAACAGGTGCATCGATTGAAATCGAATATTTAAAAATAGGAGGTGCTATGGGTAATTTAAACGGTAGAGCTGATTTATCGTTTGAATTCAAAACTGAAGGAACAGATTCATTAGGAAATACGCATGATCTAAATGAATTATTAGAATCTGAATTTACAGTTGCACCTAAAATGGGAGCAAATCCAGAAGATATTGAATTAACAAAGTTAATTGCCCCATTACAGTCACATTCATTTGTATTAGCAACTCCTGATAACTATGAGCACTTTCTTTCAAGATATGGTATGTTTTCTTATTTAGATGCATATAACACTACAGATGATGGATATTTAGACGATGATAATGTTATCTATCTGTTCATGTTGCCTAATACTCTTAAAAAATTACAAAACAATAAAGATTATTTTAGCTTAGATAATTCTGAATTCTTTTTTACTGAAATAGAAAAAGAAGGAATTATGGGATTATTAGAAAAATCAGGAAGACAGATGGTAACAACTGAAATTAAAATAGTAGATCCTTCCCCACAATATTTTAGAATGGATATTAAAGTAAGATACTTTGAAGGATATACAAAGGCTAATCTTGCTACTGAAATTAGATCTAAAATAGCAGAATACCTAATTAACATTACAAGAAGAGATAGATTACCAAAATCTGATATTGTCGCTATTGTTGAATCAATTGAAGGTATTGATTCCGTTAACGTTAAATTCACTTCTGAAAAAGAAGAAACGGCTAGAAGATTAGGATATTATACTTCTAAAACAGTAACGGTAACTCCTTCTACCCCAATCTTAGAAGATATAGGTAATGGAAAACAAAAAATGGTTTTCTTTAAAAGAACAGTAACTGAAAGGCAAATTAATTTTGAACCCAATGCACCTCTTCCAGAGAATGTAATTAATTTAGATTCATTTGGAGATATAATTTTAGAAAAAGAAGAAGTTGCATTATTTAGAGGTGGCTGGTTAGATCAAAATGGAAACATGGTGGATGATTCAGTAAAGACTGGAGAAAAAGCAGCTCTTTCAATTTACTTTGATGAACCAGCTGTGAAAAATAGCATATTCGCTAAAGTTCAGGCTAAAAATAGAAAAGCTATATAATGAGTATTTTTAGTAACCTTTTTAAAAGTAGAAAAAAGAGATTATATTCTATCAGGGAAAATGCATTTGACGATAGAAAAAATTTAGGTAATGATTATAGAAGTAATATTTTGAAAAACTCAATTTCTTCTCATATTTGGAGAAATAATCAAATGAACGACTTTGTTAATCTTATTCAAGATACAATCGCCGATTGGGTAGATTCTGTAAACTATTTAAAAATTTACAAATCTTACACCATGAAAAAAGATGATAAAAAAATTAGATAATAATGCCATATCAAAATCTTAGATTCTTTGATAATAGTTCTAACGAATTAAATTTAACGTATGATTCTACTTTAGAATATTCTACGGGTACTATATTTCTACCTGAAATATCGACAGGCCTATATGAAACGATAAATTTATATGTTCTAGAAGAAGTAAGGGATGAATTAGATAATCAAAGATTTGTACATCCTATATCAGTCGATGCTAATACTAATACTTTAAGATTTGAATTTGTTTCAGGCTATGGAGATAGTAATGATATTTTTCTTTATAGTGGAACAATGAAGAACGGAGACTACGAAGTAGTTGTAGATTCTTCTCAGGTTTCTAAAATGAGAGACAACAGTCACTACACTTCAATTGACTCTGATGGTTTTAAAATAGTTCCTTTAAACGCAGCGGCATTGAATGTACAAGCATGCATCGCCAATATAGCATTAAGTTCAGATAAAGAAGGTTTTCATATTAGAACATTAAATGTATATGCGACCGAAGATGGTAATGAAGTAAAGGTTGCAGAAATTAAAGTTTATGGTGAAGTAGTTGCTGAAGATGAAAGACTAAAAAGTCTTTTAACTAACATGGCATTAAATCTAGACGAAATGGATTATTTGATATTTAGAGATTCTGATATTAAAGACCTTGGTGTAGATTATAAACTATTAAATAGAAAAAGAAAAGAACTTTTATTACAGGCTTCTACTATTAAACCCTTTATAGGAACATATAAAGCCCTATTAGGTGTTATTGATTTCTTTGGATATAGTAATGTAAGTCTTAGAGAGTATTGGTTAAACATAAACGAACAATCTGAAGGATTTGGAAAAATGATGGTGGTTCCTGTTGCTAATCAAACTGAAGTAGGTTTCTTAGCAAAAAAGAGTAGAAATAAGAACCTTCCTAATTCTAATCAAAAGAAAACTTCTAGATTTTCATTAGCATACCGATTAAACGTTCCTACTGGAAAATTAAATGAATTTGATTTACCAGAAGTAGAGGAAATTACAGATTTTTCGCCGGATGAAATCTTAATAAAATTATATGCTTTAAAGCGTAAACTACAGAAAGAATATTTACCGCTTAACGCAAAGATCGTAGATATCACAGCAGAGGGTGATTACTTTGACGGAGTAAATCAGAGAGTTTGGAATAATCAACACCAAATACACGCACAGTATGCTGGACAAGACGTACATTATGATATATTTCCAGATGCTAAATCAATTTATATAGAAGATCTTAGGAAAGTAGATTATAGACTAGAAGGTCGTAATCAAAAGATAGAAGTTTTTAATAAAACAGAAAGAAATGAATTAGAAGATTCTATTAGATCTTTCTATACAGATTGGCACGATGAAGATATGTCTTCACATAATACCATTGCAGGAATTCCAATAGGAGCTCCTATTATTTTAACTGGAACTTCACTTAAAGATACATGGGATGATGCAGACTTTACTTTCATAGATGCAAACGATACTGACGATGATGCTAATATTTTACATTCTCCACCCGGACAACCTCCATATACCACTTTACAAGATCCTTATTTAACATGGGATGATTGGTGGAAAAGAAGTGTATATGAAATTGAATGGATAATTAAAGGTCCTAGAGGCTACTTTAAAACTATCAGAGGATCTATTGACAATTGGTATACACTACCAATAATACTTCCATACATCGGTGAGTACACTATTGATGTTGCTTTTTGGGATTTATATAACATAAGAAGTATTAGTCACAATGAAAAGATAACAGTTAAATCTAAGAATGTTGAAGTATATGGAATGTATCAGAAACTCACGCCTGAATTAGATTGGGCTAATTATAAATATCAATGGGATGAAGCAGGTTCTTCATGGGAATGGGGTAGAGAAAACCTAAACACTGTTGAAGAAAGTATTGCTACATATTATCTAACTCTCGATAGAGCTAATTATTTACACGAAGATGAAGATGGTAAAGAATTCTCAATGGTAAGAAGATTTGCAGATTCTACAACTCCAACTGGATTTAATGAAACGACAGGGCCTTATCAATGGAAATCATTAAGAAAACATGTATGGAATGATGGTCCCGAAATATGCTGGGATCAAACTAGGGTTGGACCAGATTTAAATTCTTCTTTTAAATTAGAATTAAACGGCGCTAATAATGGAACTATTTCTGTTTCACAATTAGATCCTTTTACAGATTTAGAAATAATAGAAGAATATACACCTGTTGCAACATATCCTACGTCTAATACTGATTTTGCGGCTTGGGAAAGCTTAAAGGATGAATTGAATAATTTGAATCCTAACCAATGGCCTATTTTTACTAAATTCAATTGGAATCCGATATATAAAGATACTGATGGAAATATAGTAAATAATTTTGATGGAGCAGATGTATGTAATTATATGCTCGTAGTTTCTAAACAACCCAATCAAGTATATGATTTTTACAATGCTACGACTAGCACTGGAATCATAGATCCAGATAGTTTTGTTAAATACCAAGCATACAATCCTAGCTTCAATGATTCTTATATAATAGACGATCACGGTACTATTAATCTATTAAATCACATGACATTTTCATATGACCTGACTAAAATGCCGGGCATAATAAAACAGAAATGGAGATTGATAAATAATAGTGTAAAAAAAGAAGATATATATTATGATAATCAGTGGCTGACATACTTATTTGACACTAAGGGAGAGTACAGTATTGAGCTTGAATTAACTGATTTGAACGGAAATAAAAACATAACAAGAAAAAACATCTTAACAATTAAATAAAATGGCAAGTATTACAACAATTTTAGGAACGCATTCTCTTTCTTCTTCGAGACTTACTATCAATAATAATTTTGATAACGTAAATGAAGAATTAGGATTAATCGCAAATGTTCTAGACACGACAAGTTCTACGTTATCTTTAACTGGAGCTATTACGGCAGGCACACTGTCCTTAAACACAGGTACTTTAAATACTTTTAACGTAACTGCATCTTCATTAGAGGCAGGCGTTGAAGCTACGTTTAAAGAAAATGTAATTTTAGAAAAAGCACTCCAGTTTACAGTGGCTCCTACTGCTACTTTTCCAGCAGGAACAGTTACTCCTACACTAGGAGCTTATATTTACACTGGTTCAGCTGATGTAGAATTAGGACCTTCAGCAGATGGACAAATTTTAACTATTATTGCATCGACTGCATTTCAAATGCAAGGTACAGGTTTAGACAATATAAATGGCGCTGATACCTCAATAGATGTTTTACAGAACGGTAGTATCAGTTTTATAGGAAGTACGGACGGCACTTGGTGGATTACAGGTTCACATAAAGCCACAATTTCATAATATAAAAATAAAACAGTTAATTAGATGGCTACACCATTAATAAGGATTCCACAAGAACAAGGAGGTACGATGTATGCATTTGCTAATGCAGCAAGGGATTTGACACGCGCTTATTATAATCCGGATATTAACTTTGAATTTTCTAAATTTGCATTACTAGACTTGCCAGTATATGCTGATTTTATTCAAAGTGATCCGACTGATCTATCAGAGGGTCCTAATTATATCAAGTATGATAGACTATTTGAAGGAGGTGGCGGTTCTAATGCTAGTTCTTATAATGATTCGTTACATGATGGTAATGGTAACGTACATTTTGCACAAACTTTTCAAAGTTATGCTCTTAATTTAGAGAACATGCTTCTTAACCCAGAGGTTAATGATGATTTTGATGATGTTTTATTTCAAAGTGATGCTGAAAAAATATTCTTTAAATACTTATATCACATCAATGCGATAAGAGTAAGAACTGCAACTTCACAAGAAGTTTCAACAGGATATTCTAGAATGATAGAGCTAGATGATTCTACTCAAGCCGGTTCTGAATATAGTCAAGTTATAAAATACATTGGAAATATTGATGTAACTAACGATAAAAATTATAAAGGGCAACAGTACAACGAAATATTTGTTAACGTTCCTTCTTCTGTAGGATATACTCCTGAAGTTTTATTAGAAACATCTAAGTTTAATACTAATAATATTAAGTTTGTACCTGGTGCTGAAATTGAAGGAAGAACAAATGATGATACTCACCCAGATCCTTTTTTAAATGTAGAATCTTATGCTGATCAAGCTGACGGAACTTATAATACTGACGAAAATGAAGTTCCAACATTTGGAATTGATTTTAATTCAAGCGCCTACTCTAAAATAATAAATGATCCTAAATTAGATTCAATATTAGATTATTCTAAAAGAGGTGGAGATTTTAGATTCAATGCTATCCTAGTGTATTATGACATATATTCAAAGTCTAACATTGGAAATAAAGCAACAAACCTATACGGTATAATATTATTAGATAACTGGAAAGAAGATACTTCAAATGATGGATGGTATATTCCAGAATTAACTAAGTATAAGCCGAATGAAGTTACCGGTCTTAATGGTAATGCATTTGCACTTAAATTAAATCTTAAATTTAATTCAGCGCTAGATAATGTTGGGATAGAAAAGAATGTTAATGATTATTCTACTTTCTCAATGGACATTTTCTTAGACACAACAAGTGCCTTAGAAAACGCGGTTCAATTATTAAGAGATGCTAATACTAGATACAATGATATTTCTAAGAAAGTTGAAATGTTAGAAAGTTTCTTTTTAAGTTCTGAAAACTTACAAGGAATATCTAAGAGACTAGACCATATAGAACAGGATGTTGAAAATGCTACTATTAATTTTCAAGATGAAAGAAGTCTTTTAGATCTAATAACAAATACCAACTCTAGATTAAATCAGGTTATTTCTGGTGTAATTCCAACAGAGATACAATATAATACAGATGTTTTAGAGTCAGGTAACCCAGGAGTGTCTATTGATAAATCAAACAATGGTAAAGTTAAAATCAGTTGTGTTAATTATGGCTATTCTTTAGGACAAGCTTATGTATATGATACTGTAACTTCTACTAATGAAAGAGAATTATCTGCTGATTCTATGTTTTTACCAGATGAAGCTGGAACAAAGGCGGTATGGCAAAGACTTAAAGAATTTGACAACTTAGTTATGGTCTATACAGATCAGGCACAGGACTTTGATTCTAATCTAAATATATACTTAGATGATACAATAACAAGTTGGAAAAAAGGCCAAGTAGTTAGAGTAACTTTTAAAAATAAAATAAAAAACTTATCAACACATTACATAACACTGTGGACTGATAAGAGTAATGGATGGTCGCAAAAACTTTCTATTTCTTTATCGGACTTATTATCTAATAAACCATATATCGAAATAGTATGTGTAGATCCAGTAAATAAAACGTTTGAATACGATATCTTAAGATAATATGAGCGCTAGCAATTCTATATCACATTTACTCGAACAGTTTCTAGAATTAAACACTAATTCACTAGAAACTTTCGAACGTATCAATGAGGCTATTTCAACCGATAAAGAAACGGTTACAATAGATTTATTCGATAATCGCACAGGAGAAATGACTGCAATTCAAATTCCAGCATTTGGATTTTTGAAAAGAGAAATTGAAAGAATTGATAAGAACATAACTGCGATTAGTGGTTTAGATACTTCCAGTGCAAATGTAAAACTTAAAGATGGTTCTTATAGAAGAATACATACTTCTAAATTAAAAGGTCCTTCTTTACCTATAAAGTCGTTAGCAACTCCAAAAGAATTTAATACACAACTAAACGATTTCTTTGAAGATTTCTTAAATCCTTTATTAACTATTAGTTTAGATGTTAAAGGACAAATTCCAGTAGATACTGAAAGAGTTTATACTGAAAGAGTTATATTTGATCATGAAGACTTGTCTTCCACTGAATCCTTTGATGAAATTTTTAAAGGTCAGAATGATGTCAATTATTCTAAATTTATTTCTAAAATAAAAGAAGATGGTTTAAAATATAGAATAGATGCAGAGACGGTAGATATGCCAGTAAGATCTATTCAGTATAATGGCCAGTTAGACGTATTAAAAGTAGAAAATGTTCAGAAAACATCTCTAATAGACGGGACTAGTCAAACTAAAACCGTAAAAGTATATACTCTAAATAAATTAACATATTCGGACTCTAATAAAGACATGAAAGATACTGAAACTCTAAAAATTGGAGATTCATTGGTAGTAAACACGTCTGAATATAACACAAGATATAGAGTAACCTCTATTGATTCTTCAACAACACAAGTTGAATTGTCACTTTTAGAAGGTTATTCACCGATTAAAATAGGAGCGAATGCTCTCGCTATTTATAAAGATATTGATGCTTCTGTTTCTATAGAAGTTAAAGTTGGATTTAATGAAAGACAAGTAGTTTTTGTTAAACCAATAGATCCTATCTCTAAACTACCAGCTACTGATTTCTCACCAGGTGTTGCATTCTTTTCGAATGAACTTACTATTCAAAATGAAGATGGTATAGTTACTACACTTGCTAAATACTATAAAGAAGAAGTTGCTGATTTTGGTCAATTTATTAAAGCACTTAAGGTTGATTACATTCCACCTGCATCAGAAGGTCTTATCCCAGATGCACCAATCGTAGAAGTAGATAACTTTAAAGTAACACAAATTAATAAACACCTTACTCAAAACGCTAGCGTTGAACAAGTAAAAAAGATCAAATCTGATAAAGTTAAAGCTAAAGAAGTTATTAAAAAGCTTGACACTACAATTAGAAAGAAAAGAAAATTAATTGCTACTAAAAAGTTCTCATCTAAAATAGAAAGAAATAGAGAGAAAAATGAATTAGCTTCTATCATTAGAGAAAAGGCTGCTGAAACTAAAGTATTCTCTTCAAGCGTTGGACAGATTAAAGCGATTGCTGAATCAAATGAATTACCTAAAGTTAATCCTAAATATAGGGTAAGAGGCTTTTGGTCTATTCCGGAGCCAAAGAAAGTTGGTGATGAAATTTCACAAGAAGTAGTTCAGTTTATTGCTAGATATAGATACGTTTCCTCAACGGGTAAAACATCTGTAATAGAGCAAATCAAATTTAATAAAAAAACTGCTGCATTTTCAAACTGGGTCGAAGTTAAAGGTCCTATTAGAAAAAGAGAAAAGCAAGCAGATGGTGGATATAGATGGATTCTAGAATCTGAAGAAGATTCACAGGCTATTAATTTTAACTCAATAGATTTATCTATTCAGCCTGGTGAAAAAATAGAAATGATGATTAAATCTGTTTCTGAAGCAGGTTTCCCACAAACCCCAGTAGAGTCAGAATGGTCAGATATTATTACTATTCCTTTTCCTGAAGGAGAAATATCTACAGACGGAGCAAATAGCCTAGTAAACCAAAATGATTTAGATAATGTTAAGGTTGAAATAAATGATGATTTAGAATCACAAGGATTATTTACACACCTTGATAGTGGATTTACGGCAGGAGATACTTATTATGCCCATGCCGCAGAATCACTAGCATCTGGTTTTTTAACAGGAGAACAGAATCCTATTAGCGTATATGATAAATTATTGGAATTACAGAATCAATTAGAAAGACTACAAGCTAAGGTTGAAGGTGCCGTTGGAGAATTACAAATTAAAATTATTGACGAAGAAGGTGAAGTAACGCTAGTTAAAAATAATTCAACTGCTAAAATATTCGCAGGATATTATGTAGATGAAAAACCAGATGATGAAACTAAAGGATATATTGTTACTAAAAATTATAGAGTAGAACTTCATAATACTAAGGCATCTGATCTAGAATTATGTGCAAGAATTAATGGAAATCTTAAACAACCTGCTTATGTTTCTTCATCACAACAAGAATATGGCCTAGGTATTATTAATTTAGAAACTGGTAATAAACAACCAACTGGAACTACAACACCTGATGTTAAAATAGCAAATGATACATATTATATGACAGAGGCTCAGTATGATTTAGTCCCTGTTGTTTATCAAAATCTTACAGGTGATGGAAATTCATACAATCATTTTTCTGTTGCGCCAGACCAATCATCTCAATTAAATGGACAGTTTATTTATTCTAGATTTAGAAATATAGCTAATAACGCTGATCTTTATTCGATTATAGATCCTGATACTGACTTGTCTAGGGATTCAAACTTAACAGGAGTAAGTAGCGCAGAATATGGATTAACATTTGCAACAGTCACGAATTCTGGAATTGGATCAATTTCTGATAGAACTCATTTAAGAGATTTTACAGACTTTAAAATACAACCACATCAAGATTTACCTAGTAATTTAAACGGAGCTGGTGATTTTATATGGAATGGAACATGGAATAATAATGGACAGGGTGTGCAGAATGAAGATGAAAACGGATTCCAATCTGATCCGAACGTTCCTGAAGCTATTCTTCCGAACTCAGCTGATACAGTTTCTGTTTCTCAAATAACGGCTGCTAAGTATGATTCAGGTCTTTTTCTTCATAAATCACACCCGCTACTTCAGTCTGACATAGGTTTAAATACAAAGGATATAGTTTCAACGGGAATTGTATCGATGCCGAAATATGCTATTAAAAGATCTAACGATAAGAATGGAAAAATTCAAACAGCATATCAACCGCTGACAATTACATTTAGAAGTGACGGTGAATCTGGACCAATAGATGAACAAGGTAATGTAATTGGTAAAAAGTCTTTAAAAAACTCATTTACGGAAGATGATCAATTTTTATTAGGTGGTCTTTCATGTGGTTCTTTCTTATACCTTTCACCTATAAACCAAACTAGTCTATCGGTAGATGGACCTAACAAGTATGGTAAAAAATTAATTGAAGGTGGAAGTCAAAATGCAGTGTCAGTTGATATGGTATTCCAATATAGAATGACAGATTATTTTGGAGAGAGTGAAACCGGTAAAGGTAGAGTTGCTGGAATATATGGAAATGCATTTACCAATTTAACATATTCAAAGAAAATAGGGCTAGACATCATAGATTCTTATAAAACTGAATTTAGCTTCGATGTAGAAGTTTACGCTAAATATAGAGCAGTTGGAACAAATAAAAATAGTATCAACAAAGTGATGCTGAGTAATTATAGAAACTCCCTTGGTTCCGGAAACTGGTGGTGGAATAGAAGAAGATTCTTCAGTGGATATAATGATTTTAGTTCATCTAGATTATACGATTTCGATGCTCGTCCATATAGGTAATATCTCGCTGTAACTAAGCAAGATATATACTCTAACAAAAATAGAGTCTATTTATAAATGGCGATAACGATTAACACACAAGCAGAAGGTATTTCGTATAAGGATAAGTCCTTTGCCCTATTAAGAACTAACCCCAAGTTAACTTCTAATGTCAAATTAATTACTGACGAAGAGGGAGATATCTATTTAAGCTCAATCAAGGCAAATAGAACTCTATCGCAGTATGAATATCAGAAATATCCTATTTCTAGTTCAGGTGAATATTGTAGGGACGTTGCTCAGTTTTACGGAAGATTAAGTAAAGATGAAAGATATCAGGTCGGTAGGGAATTTACAGATCTAAGTGTTTCTAAAGACTATTCTACACAATATGAAAACCTATATAATTACGGAGCTTCATTCAATTATACAAAGGCCTATGACGAGCAATATAGAATATTTGCTCCAATATGGTTAGAAGAAAGTGTTCCTGAAAAATTTATAATTTATAGAATTAAAGATGTAGATTTTAAAGAAAAATCTTTAGAAGATGATCCTAGTCAAAATTCTAGAATTCAAGAAATGTTATCTAATGCGACTTTAATAAAATCGTATGATATGACTAATAACTCTAAGCTAGGGAGATATCTAAATAGTCACGTATCTAATCCCTTAATTCCTAAGTCGCATATTGATTTTAATTTTGAACTGGATGATCCTACTTCCTTTAACGGAATAGACGTAATGTTAGGTGGCTTTGTTGAAAAGTCAGATTATATAGATGATGATTACGTTAAAGAAGACCTTCCCGAAATTTTAGCTAATAATACATTAACAACTAGCTTTGAAAGAAACGGAATTGTTTCTCACAATATAATTAATTTAGAATTTTTATTTGACGATAATGAAGCCGACGACTATAATGTTTATAGATATTTTGGAATTTTCGTAGATGAACATCAAGAAGGAACTGTAGTTGTCAATTCTGTAAATTCAATAGGACACTTAAATTTAGATATAAGCAATTCATCGTCTGACGAATTAGATAAATTACCATCTATAAAGGATTACACCCAGCCGATTCTTGGATGGGTAAAAGATATTAATAATAAATATCATAACGTTTTAAATAGATTTAGAAAGACTAGAATAGAAAAAAACCAAATACTAACATCATATAATGGAGACTCTTCTATTTTTGTAAATAAAAAACAAACAGAGTTTAACACCCCCGTAATAAACAAAACACCATTTAATGGTTTTATAGAATTAAATATAATAGACCAGCCTTCTGATAATGATAAAGTATTTTTAGGAGACTTGCTCGAGATAAGTATTGAAAACTTTAATTTGGGTGATTTTGTTTTAATCGCAGACACTTCTCTTCCAATTGGAACATTTCAAGAAAATAGATATTCTGCAATAGGTAATACTTCTCAAATAGCAGCAGCACTTGCAGCGGCGATTAGAAATGCAGAAGTTATACCGTATAATGCTAGCTCTATAAAGAACAGGGTGATCATAGATGACTACTCACAGGGAAGGAATAAGAATACAACTGTATTTGGTATTAGTTCATCTAATCCGAACCCCTTTATCGATATGCAAAGTTCAACCGACGCAAATCTTGCATTTTCAAATAAGTATAACGACTTTATAAGTGAAGGTGGAACTGTTACGGGTGGATTGCAATTAGGAGACTATGAAATTTACACTATGATTGGTGGATGTTCTGTTAATCAGGGTGTATTAATATCCCCTAACGAAATAGGAAACCTACAGGTAGGGTATTTTATTAAAGAACTTAATAAGGATAACTATGTTAGGATTATAGAAATAATAAAAGATCCTTATTCAGAAAACTTTAGAGTTATTTTTCAAAAACCGGTGGTTTTTTCAATGGACAATGTGATTACAAGTTATGAAACCTATGATACTCCCTTTGGAAAGTTTTCAGCGTATGATTTCAAGGATTTTAATTTTGATTTCTACGATACTTCAAATTCTAAAATAGACTTTTTAGTTTTAGAGAGCATGCAATATAAGAATGATGAAGCTTCGTTTGGAGTAGCAAATGTTTCTTCCATTTACGTCCTCGAAGCCAATGACCAACCTTTTCCTGGAGCAGATCCTTATATATTAATACATGATATAGACGTTAGTGAATTTATTAAAAAAGGAGACTTTGTAAAGGTCGATACGGTAGGTAATCCTGGTGAACAGGAATGGACAGAGGTAAAAGATGTAATCTATACATCAATGGGTACGATGTTCTTTACTAAAATAATCACGAAGGATTTAGCATCTGCTAATTATTTTTTCAACCAGTCTAACGTTGCTGATATCTATGAAGATTTTATATTTAAACCGGGTCCTGGTAATAGTCAATTATTTAAGTTTAAATCTTTATCTAGTATTATTAGAGATGATATAGTTGAAAGTGATTTTATAGATACAGAAATCATTAATGAATATGATAGGTTAAAGGAGAACTCATTAAAGGAGACGAGTGTTAATTCAAGAGTCGTACCTACTATATGTAAATTTAATTTAAAAGATTCTACTAACTCTAGAAATTTATCATACATCCTAAACACCAATGAAGCATTCGGTGTAAATAATTTATCAGCTGATATTACTAAACTTTCAGAAAGATCAGCTGAAAAACTAAATATGGAACACTTCTATATACATAATATTCCTACATATTTATTAGAACCTAGCAGTATTCCATTACTTATGGATTATGTCTATGAAGGGTACGAAAAGCCTTATTCAGAATTAGTCGCAAATTTAAAAAGCACTGACTTTGATTATTTTTCAACTATATTAAACTATACAGGTGCTCATCAAAATGATAGCTCAGGTCTAGCGACAATTGAACCCGGTGAATGGGTTAATTCAACCCCACTTAAAATGTACACTAAAATGCAAGGTGGAGATTCTGTTAATTTTTCATCTACAGTTTTTAAAGGATTAAGATATATTTATAAAGATAGAACTGAATTTTTATCGACTAGCCCGATATCTTTTAAATCTTCGTCTGATGTAAATGATTTTAAAGTTGCAACAATACTTAACTATACTTCTAACGACGAAATAAACAACACGGGAGTAGATATAGAGGTTGTAAGAAATAATAAATTTAAAACTATTAGCATTCTTATAAATTTACAAGTTCCTACAAATGATATATCACAATTAGACAGATATTTGTTATATAATTTAAATGACCTTTTAAATGAAGGAGAAATACTTGATAGTAATATTAGAGGTTTCTTAGAGTTTGGAGGTAGCTCAGTAACAGTATGGAATACTGAAGATCCTGAAATTACAACGATAGTGGAAGCTTCGGTGCAATCAGTTGGCGAAAATACACCTAAATTTACACAAGACATTTTTAAAATAGATGAGCAATATTCATATATATTATTTGAAAGTGGAAATGAAACTTATTCTTTACAGGTTGTTTCGGTGATAGACGATTCACAAATAATAGTTAAAGGTCTTCCTTACCTATGGGTATTAAATCAGCAGACTGGAGAATATTATCAGGATTTAGATGTACCCTATGACGATCCAACTACGATTCCTAACATTATACCTCTTAAATATTATAACGGTGGTAAAAAGGCATGGGATAATGCATTACAAGACGTTTCTTCATTTGGATTTGCAGATAGAATTAATACACATAGAGATATAACGTATACTACTATTCTAGAGAATGGAGATATAGAGTCAGGTCAGTTTTGTTTAGAAATACAAAGCGGTGTTGAGTTTGTAAAAACCTCAATTTTAGACATAGAAATAGATGATGATAAACCTAAGGCATTTAAATTAAATAATGATAATATAGGTTATAATCTGGTTGCAAGAGAAGATGGTGGATATTACACTACTCTTAAAAGAATGAACGGTAGCTATGATCCTTTATTTAAAGATGTTGTAACTTTTTCATCTCCCTATGGCAATTATAAATTTAGAAATACCTTAGATTCTTTTAATGAAGAGCAAGAGAACAGGTTGAAAAAATACAACAGACTGATAGGAGTAAATTGTATGTTTAATTCTAATTTAGGAGTTGATGAAAATTACGGAATTATCAATAACTTTTTCTTTCATAAAGTAAATGAATTACAGCCGAAGGTTATTAAACTAAGTCAAGAATCAGATAAACTACCCCTATATCCATTAATTGGAGAAATAGCAATAGATAAAAAAGATTTAAACCTATTTAAGAGTAAATATGCTAAAGACTATTATACAAGGTCCTTTGGTGGAACAAATAGATCAAAGGAAGTCCATGGAACATTAAGCCCTATAGAAGAAAGATCTTTCTTTGCATCTACAATAATGAAAGTTAAAAATGAATATGATATAACTTCATACAATTTAAAAAGAGTAAGATCTCTTCAAGCGTTAGATGTAATTAGATATGATGAAAGAGAAGATGATGGTGCTTATATTTTTGAAGATTCTCAAAAAATTCACATTGACTTCTACATCGCTAATTCTATTGTAAGAAAATTAAAAGAAGAAAATATAACTGCGTATTATTCAAGGTACGCTACTTCTGAATATTCGTATGGAGATAAAACAACATTGGAAGATGATTCAACAATATACATTGAAGAAAACATTATACCTAGATTTATAATAGATCAAATAAAGGTATATGGAACTGAAATAGCAGGGTATCTTCCAAGTGATGATATAAATCAATCTAAATATAGTGAATTGGAAAGCGTAACTAATATAGAAGATATTACATCTGATGGGTTTTTTGAACTTACTAATTTTGAAATCAGAAGTTTCGCTGAAAAGCCTTTAAATTTCAGATTAATATATAATAAAAAACCAGGGTATCGATATAATTTGAGGGTCCATTCTAAAATAATTGCATAAAAATGAACATAAGAATCAAAGAACTTTTTAAGAGTGATCTAGATCCTAACAGTAGTGAATGGTGGTCAAAGGATAAAATTGATAAAATTAATTTTAATTTTAGACTAATGAAAAACGGAGGGCCAAGTGGCCCTGTAGGAATTGAAGGACCAAATGGTGAAGATGGTGATAAGGGTGAAGACGGTCTACAAGGAACTGAGGGACCACGTGGAACACAGGGTATGATAGGACCAGAGTCAAGTGGAACTTGGAAATCACAAGAGATAACAGATGATAATAATCCAACACAAAGGGTAATATATCCTTCCGTTGCTGTTAATCAGAGTGGAACGGTTACATTAGCAATTGGTGCATCGGCTCATTTAGATAGCAATGGGGAATTAATAAGTCCTTATTATGGTGAATTATCAACAGAGCCTGTCAGTGCTTCGAAGAGCGGAACATTAAATATTATAACAGAAGCTTCAACCGGTTCAAGCCCCAATAACCCCACTCCATCTCCTCAGAATTCTATCATATTTGCAGAAGATAAACATCTCGATAAGTCATATAATATTGGATTAAAAATAGAAGAAGATAGTAATAATATTGAATTTCCTGTTTTAACATTTACTCCGGATATCAATGCTGATCACGTAAATAATAAATTTGCTATAAAATTTGATAGAGACAATAGGTTTTATTTTAATGGAACCATTCAAAACGTATTAGGTGCCGAATCCGTAATTCCGTATGAACTTAATGTAGATGCAACCTCGCCGGGTAGTGTAATAGAATTTAAAGTAGGGGAGATAAAGTATTCTAATCACTCTCCAAGTTTAAATAAATTACTAAAATCACACGACACACAGGGAAGAGTTGAATGGGAAGATGTTTTTAACATGTTTCAAGTATTCCCCGTGGGATCTATAATAAGAATACCCAGTGATACCTTCTTTGGTGAAGAGAACTTTAATCTATCGGATGCCGAGACAGGGCCTATGTTAATTGTAGACGGAGATGAAGTAATTAAAACAAACTTCGGATCAGGTAAACCAACCGGGCTTTATGCAGGATGGTACTTATGTAATGGAGAAACATGGGGTGATGGAGGAATCGTAGCATACGATACACCTAACTTAAACGGGTTTGACTGGGCTATTACTAATATAGCAGGTTTAACGGGAGATTTATCAGGCAGTACAAGTGGAGGTAGCTTAGCCACATATAATGGTAATATACTTTTTTCAGGAGGAGTTAGTGCATTGGGTCTCGATGGTTCTGGATTAAACCCTAATGTCATATCACATTCTTTTGATAATAGTACAGAAGATGTAAGAATATATGACAATGAAAATATACAGTTTGCGCCTTCTGAGCATATCATAATGGGAGAACAAATTAGTATAATTTATTTGAAAGAATATGATTATAAGTGGAGTACGGCCGCCGCCTCTACCAGCTCTTCTAATATACAATTACAATATCACGCGATGACAGGATCTATGGATTCAAATACTATCGCACCAGGCACGTACAGCACTAACATAGATATTGCAATGCAATATGCAACTACATTAAACCCAGAAACAATACAATGGACGGCAGACGGTGCTCCAAGTGATGGAGCTCAATTAGATGCTTATTGGAATAACGATAATAATTTTGCAAATGGTAATGTAAGATGCTATTCAAACGGACAGGAATTAGCAGACGGATGGTTAGCTAGAGAATCTGGTGGACAGAATGGATGGGGCTATGCAAGAAAATATATTAATGGTGTTGGGATATCTTCAGATGACGCTTTAGAAACAGAGCCTAAAGAATGCTGGATGATGTATTCTGAAAGTGTAAATGGAGTTGACGGTACGTATTCTAGCATTGGTATTTCTAATAACGGACTGCTCCCTCCTGTAACAATGACAGAGGCAGATGTAACCGGGTTTACTGGATGGCCAGCCGGCACTTCTTTGGAAAAAGTATTTATTTCTAATAAAATAGACAATCATCCAGATGTCGTGGGATCTTCTAGTGATTTTAAAGATTATGAAAATACTTCACATATATGGAAACGTAATGATGGAAATAATACCATAGATCAATTAACTGATGGTTGGTATAGGAGTGTACCAAATACGGATACGTATCTGGTTAATTTTGGCTTCGGTGGTATGTTAACAATAGATTCTGGATTATATATGGCATGGAGAAAATATTGGTCAGCAAATGATAATGAATTTAAAGGAGATGTTATAAAATCTAGATTTGTACAATGGTCGAGTGGAGACCTTTCTCTTGGAATAGGTGCTACTACGGCATGTGATGCAACTTCAGGTAATGATATATTTTATTCTTCTGATATGTTTGAATTAGGAGAAAACCCTGGATCATGGCGCGTAACGAATTTAGGTGCATCTAATTCAAATGCCGAGAATGAAGGTAGAGTTTCGTCATGGTTGTCAAACCAAATATACGTAAGACAAGACCAGAGTTCTAACACAGTTCTTTATAGTTCAATCGCTAATCTTGGAAAATATCCACTTACATTATTAAAATCAGATACCTTTATTCCAGGAACAAACATCTCGATAAAAATAGCCGACTGGACTGGAGACTCTGGTACATCAGGATATACAGGTGAACATTATAAAGCTATTGATTCAAATAGTCAAGCAACTGCCACTAATCCGACAGAATGCTCGGGAGGAAGTCCATCCGGTGTTATATTTGACTGGGATGACGGAAATACCAATAATACACTTAATTATTTCGGTGGAGGAGGTAATGGAAATGTTTATTTTACGCTTAGTGGCATATCTCCATCCCAGCTTAGTTCTTCTAATTTTACTATAGAGGATCCTAGCAACAGCATGAATTGGGCTAGTGTAAGTTTCAACCCAGGTGACAATTATGTATCACTAAGTATCATGACGCCAATAGAAGAGCCTAGTGAAATATTGGACTTAGATTTTGATTATAGTGGTACATTGAATGAACTCGCTAGCGATACTACTATAGGAATTTCCATTGATCCATGTCACGTTGAAGGTACTGTAATTAGTATGGCAAATGGAACTACTAAATTAGTTGAAAACTTAAAAGTAGGAGATGTATTAGATTCGTTTGATATAAAAGGATTAAGCGATAGTGGTGAATGGAGAAATTTTAAAACTAATGCGATGGAATTCAGGGCTCCTAAGTCATCTGCTAAAATAGTCAGAATAATAAAAGGAACTTATAAGAACTATCAAGATATTAATAACGGATTAACTAAAATAACAAACGAACACCCTATATTAATAAAAAGACCAGATGGAGAAATATTCTTTAAACAGGCTCTTTATATTGATACGACCGACATGATATATGTTAATGAAAAATGGACAAGAGTTAACTCTAATGAAACTATTCACAAAACGGTTAACACATATTCTATTGATGTTGAAAATGAAGATGTTTATATTGCAGACGGTATTTTATGCCATAATGTTGAAGAGCTAGAGGAAAAGGTCCAGTAATAATTAGTTCTAGAAATTAAAGATATATACTAAATAAATAAAGATTTAAGTAATGCCAATACCTATTAATTTAAAGCAGATTCTACAATCTGATACACAACAGGAAAAACTGGATAAAGTTAATTATAACTTTGATCAGTTAGTTGCTAATGGCGGTGGACCAATGGGAGCCACTGGTTCTATTGGTGAAACGGGATTTCAGGGTGCAACTGGTGACGATGGTCCTCAGGGTATTGACGGTCCTCAGGGTTTTCAAGGACCTGCTGACGCTTCTAATAATTCAAAATGGAAAGACGGAGCAATATGGTACAATGGAGCTCTTAATATTAAAACTATAGTACCTGAACATGAGCTGGCAGGTCCAGCAACACAGGTGAATTTCCCTCCAACTAACGTATTATTAGGTTATGCAAGTAATGATGATGAGTATAATGATTTAAATTTAATATCGGGGTATCTAAATAGCGTTTTATTAATTAATAAGAATTCAAATTATCATGATTCTAACATTAGATTAATATCTGAAAAAGGAACAGATAAGTATTTAGACATAGCATTGACTAATTATCCTGCTTTAAGTTCAATTGGCGAACAGTCTGTTCTAGAATTTAAATTTGCATCTAGTGTAGCGGCAGGAGAATATAGATGGAATGCAGATACGTACATAATCAACGATGTCAATGATAATGAGATGATGTCAATGGACGCTATTAACGGTGTAAAATTTACAGGATCATTTCTTTCTACTAACGATGCAATATTTACAGGTAGTATTTTTAAAATTAATAACTCTTACGTAGGTGGAACAACTAACACTAACCCAGATGTAGATAAGATTGCGGTGGCATTAGACAATACTGGAACGATAGGTTTTAAGGAAGCATCTGAAATAGGTGCAAGTGTTCCCATAGGAACAATAATATCTTTTCATTATGACACATATATTGATGTTAGTAACTTTACACAGAATCAAACAATAAATTTAAATAGTGATCCAAGTACGATAGATATTGTAGTTGGAAGAGGAGTTGCAGGTACGCAATATGAGGGATGGTATTTATGTAATGGTCAAACTTGGAAAAATAGTAATATAAACTACACTGTTCCTAATTTAAATTCCTTTTCATTTAATTTTACAACAAACGTAGGCCAAATAACATCACTAAGTGGTGCATCAAGACCTAATTTTATAGGAGGAGGTCTATTTACTTTCTCTCAAGACGCGAATTCAATTGAATATGATATAACTGTTGATTCTACAGAGGCATGGGTAAGTGAGACTTCAACTAATTCTAATTATGCAACAACTGAGTATGCGGTTGTTAAAACTCCTCAATTAATATATTTAGGAGCATCTGATTTATATTATAATGTTACAGGCCCTGCTCCTCTTACATTCCCTGCCATGTATTCTAAATTATTAGATAACAATAGCACAACATATAACGATGCAGTATTTCCTAATTCACCAGATGAAGCAGGAGCAGATAGATGGAGAGAAATAAATTTAGTAGATGCTAATGGATATCAAGGTAATTCGATTATCGTTGGACAGCCACTTCAATCAGCAGGTAGAGAAATTAAAAATACTACAACAGGAACATGGTCAGCAGGAAGTACGTCAGATGTTCAACTCGAATACGGCCAAGTTAATATATTTGACTTAAGATTAACAGCTAGAGGTAAAGATACCTCATGGTCATCAAATCCTTCTCCAGAATCACCACCTAATTGCAATACTGAAAGAGAAGCAGAATCTTATTCATGGTTTACTGACTGGTCAGAAAGATGGAATGGAAATACATCTACTACATCTGCATGGAATTACGTAGGAGAATTTAATCCAAGTTCAACTAGTTCATATTACGAAGGTCAGATTTTTAGTTATCAAAACAACTTTTATACAGTTTCTCCCGGACAGTCCAGTATGGGAATAGATCCGGTGGCTTTAAATATAACAGATCCATCTGCACATATAGTTGCAACTGGAAGCTCATGGGAAAAAGGAGGAAATAGCTGGTATGGTACTCCTCGTTATTTTTATAGATTGCCTAAAGTAGAAGATCCTGAAGAAGAGAGTTGGCACTATAGTCCTATGAATCAATCAAACAGTCCTTCTAATTCTGCTCCTCCGCCGAACAACAGATTTAGTTTAACACTAACAGGAGGTAGAGGAGGATATGGCGATTGGGCTACTAATACATCAGACGGCGCAATAGTACGTCCAATATCGGGAAGCCCTGGTCAATTTGAGCCCGTATGGCCTTCACTTTATGAGCAGGCTAATTCTACCACAGCAAACGCATTAACAAGCGGAGAATTATATGATCAACAGGGAAGATGGACATGGCCAGCAGAGGTCTTTTTAGACATTTATAATGATATAGGTCAAACTGTTGCGATGGTTCAAGTTCCTATAATTACAAGATGGAACAAAGGTATAATAGAAGACCTCTATGATAGTTTAACAATAGACCCGACAACTGACTTTCCACAATATTCAATGCCATATAACTATACAGAGGGTACTAATCACTGGAATACGGCTGCAACAATAGGTACACAAGTTGGTCCGACAATAAGCGGTCCCGGTGGTACCATAGAAAAGATGTATAGCGGAGGATGGGAAAACCCAGGGACAGGTGTATTATCTGGAGAAGATTGGGATTATTGGTATACTGGACAGAATGATACTGAATTTAGAAGATATCAGAGGGTTGAATTTAAAATCCTAGTATCACCTTCAGTTTCAAACGACATATATTCTTATTTAGATAATAATCCTGGTTCTACTATTAAATTTAGAACTGCATGGTGGAGTGATAAGATACAAGATGGAACCGAAGATTATTTAGATCCTGACACTGACAACGGTATATATAATGGCGGTGGAAGTCCGGATTACAGTTCTTCAGCATGGAATAGACAGCCGGCTGGAATGGGATACGATCCATCAGTGTGCGTACAGAACTATAATCCACCTACTTCAGCACTTCAAATACAAGGAGGGTCTACCTTTAATTTGGATGATTATTCCTTTGGAGCGGGAAACGGTAGCGACCAGGTACAGTATATAACAAACGATGCTACTCAAACTCCTATTGTAATTTCAGGTACTTCCCAAAACACTGGAAATGGAACTAGGTATACTGCAACCGTAAATCCACCTAACATTAATACTGGAATAGGAACAATTGATATCCAATCAGTGACAGCATGTTCGCAATTAGGCATGGGATATACCACTAACGATCTTGTAATACAGCATTCAGCGGGTAATTCTACGCAAATTACGTATACTGGTTCTTTAACAACAGCTACATGCCCTAGTCTATGTGAGTCACATGTGGTGACAGCCGGGACTAATTCCTCATCACTTTACTCTTATGAAGATTGTAACGGTGTTATACAGTTTGATACGATCCTGGTAAATGGACCTTCACAAACATTCTGTGCAGCGATCGGTAGTGTAATAATAACAACTCCAAGTTCCGGTGCATCGGTTTCCCTAGGAGGAATGCTGAGATGTGATTAAAATAAAGATATGAATATAATAAACACATATAAACTTTACAAAAACGTAATTCTTTTCGGAGGACTTGCGATTTTGTTGTTTTGTCTTTTACAACAATGTAACTCTAACCAAAACTTAAAAAGAGAAATTATACAAGTTCAGAAGGTATCTGATAGAAACCTTAATAACTATAAAGCCACGCAAGATACTATTATAATTGAAAAGAATAAAAATAAAGAATTAGTTTCTAGTATAAGATCCTTTGAGTATGATGTAAACACCCTAACTGAAAGTAATAAGAAACTAGTTTCTAAATATGCTAATCAATTAAATATTAATAACGAATTAGAGAATGTTAATAGTTTACTTTCAACAACTTTAAACGTAAAAGATTCTATAATAAACGCAAATGGAGTTGTAACCGTTGATACGGATTCTATAAATAATATAGATACGATAACAGTTGACGTAAACGATAAGTGGGAGTTTGATAAATATAACTGGAGAAGATTTCAAGGAAGTATATCTCTTTTAAAGGATAGCACTAATTATAATTTATTCTCTTCTAGATTTGATATTATACAGGGAATAGGTTTAAGTGCTGCCATCATTAATGAAGAAGGATTTGACAGACTTAAAATTACAACTCCATATAAAGGAGTAACGTTCACTAATATAGAAAATATAAACTTAGTTAACGATAGATTAAATAATAAATATGAGAAAAAAGCAGGGTGGTCTATTGGTGTTGGATTTCAATATGGACTTAACTTGAATAACAATCAAGTTATAAGTACTGGTCCATCAATTGGTATAGGAGTATACTGGTCCCCTAAATTTCTTAGATTTTAAAATAATAAATAAACAATGGCACAATCATCCAAATTCTTAAGACTAGATGACGACATTCTAATGGAGTTCATGTATCATGATCAAAATGTTGATTATGTAGATGATGCTAAGATAGAAAACGACGACAACGGAAGTCAATTTAAATTTTTAAACACAGAGGCATCTAACGATTCAGCCTCTAGATTCTTAATTCATGAATTAGGAGCAGATGTTGTTAACTTCAGTGTAAAGATACAAGATGGTTATGTTTTTATTAATGATTTTGCGTCTAGGCAATTAGTTCTTAAAAACGGCAAAACTTATAAATTTAACCTATCTGATTCTACGATAGACAATATAGCTGGATTCACAATAGATGGTTCAACTACCCAATTAATTGGTAACACATACATATATACTCCAGGAACTAATGGAAGATTTGAATATTCATATGAAAATATGGCTGGAGATAGTGCTAGAGGTGGAGAAATAAACGTAGGAAATAGAGCTAATCCTTTATTTGCAGAACCAGAACAAGAAACTGGAAATAGTATTAAAACTGCAACAGGTGAAGTTGGAAGATATTATGGAGTTCCTTCAGAATATGATGGCAAATGGGCTTTACTAAAAAATGATTTAGCATATTTAGATAGTTCATCATGGAATGGAACAGACTCTTCTCTTGCAAACGTAGATGATAGTATAGTAAGTGATGTATGGTATGACACTATAAGATTACACTTAAAGACAGGATTTTCATTTGCAGCTAGAGGTAAAGAAGGTTTTATGTTTCAGGTAAAAGCAAAAAGAGAATCAGGAGTCTATAATTATTTCACATCTATTGTGTATTTAAATCATTCTAATTTTGAAATTAGTAATCCTAATTCATTTGTATTAGGAGATACTTCATATTCTAAATACATACAAATTAAAGTACCTTCTTTAATTTATTTTGATGTTTCAACTAAGAATAAAGATTTTCACGATGCATTCTTTGGAGAAAACGAAGATGCAATATTAGATTCTACTAACTATGAAATAAGTTTAAAATTAATAAACACTTTAACTGAAGAAGGAGATGTAGAATACATCAATGTAGAAGACACTATTGATGTTACAGTCGCAATGGAAGACGAATATGTAGATATTGCAGCAAACGTCGAGGAAGTAGAAGATATGGATTATTTTCAAATATATGGGACCAAGGACGGATCTAGGCAAGGTTTTGAAAACTATATAAATGGAAGAATACAAACATCAAGTGATGATATCATAATATTCCATGACATAGAAGTTAGTGAACAAATAGGTTTAGATTTCTTAGACACATCTTCTATGACATTTACTCAAACCGCAAATTATGAAGCTCCGATACCATTTAGACCTATCATATTTAATTCTGATATTGCAAGTTCATTTTATATTAGACATACTATGAGAATGTATAATGAAACCGATAATACACAGATTATTAAGGTTGCTACTATGACATCATATAATCCTAAGAAATACGGTACTCGTATGGAAAAGATTAATCTAAGAAACGTAGATCCTACTATTATCTATAATAAACTACCTAACACTACAGTAAATAGAGAATTAAATCAATTTGTTAATTCAATTAGACCGAGCGTTGGAGAAACTAAATATGTTCCAGTTGCGTTAGATACTTATGGTATATTAGCATCTGCTACAAACGTTACAACAGATTTAACAGAATCTGAAGAATTAGATAACATTAAGTTTTTTGAAGAAGGTAAAGCTAGCATTAAATTATCTAAAGTATCTGATAACTTCGTGAAATTTAATATTGCTCAGCCCGATGGTGACGATAAAAAAGCGGTTTCATTAGTAAGCGCTGAAAATATAATTTTAATTATTAAAAGCGGATCTATAGAACAGAGAATAGTACATGATCCTTCATTTCCTAATATAGATTTAGGATTAGGAGAAGTATTCTTTAAAATACCTAAAGGCACAGCTGTAAGATTTGATAAAACAGATGCAAATAAGTTCGAAGACAAATTCTATATTAATATAAAGAATGGAGAAACAGAGTCCTTATTGTATCATGGAAAAGTAGAAATAGTATAATGATATTAAATAGTAGAAATAACTTATTTAACTTTAAATTTCCTAGGACATTTATTCCGAAGGAAGTAGCTGACAAATATAGATCTTATTTGGGTAAAATGCCAGGCAACATAATAGAAGAACCTATTGATTTTGTCAATTATTCAATACAGGGTTTAAGTTTACCTGGAATTAATTTTGATCCAATACAGCAATCGCCTAACGACGGAACTATCACATACCATAGAGGGTCTATTCCTATTCAAAATACAGTTGAAAGACAATTCTCTATAGAGTTACAGCTATTAGACGGGTATATTAATTATTGGATAATGCAAGATACTTTATTATATTATTATTCAAAACAAGTTAGAGACCCTTTTATTAACGATCTAAAACTTCAAATAATGGATGCAGAAGGTATACATTTAATGAGTGCAGTTTTTGAAAAGCCTATTCTTAATTCTATTTCTGAATTAGAGTTAAACATGTCAAGTAATGTTGCTGATTTTTCTACATTTACACTTAACTTCTATTATAATAAGTTTAATATTATCTCAGAGATAGACGGTAAATAAACGAGATATATAATCCATAACAATATAGACCAATATAATGAAAACATTTTTTGAATACTTAAGCGAAGAGAATATAACTAAAGAGGAAATTACCCTTTTAGAAGAATCTCTGCAGTCAGAATGGACTGATGAATTAGAGCAAAAAGTAGATGCTGCTTTAGAAGAATTTACTAGACAGTATGCAAATGAAGATGGAACGTTTGATTTTGAAAGATTTAATGAGGAATTAACAAATGAAGGTTTCTTAGGTTCTATATTTGGTGGCCTTACAGGATTTGCTCTAGGTAAAACAATTGGTAAAACAGTTGCTAAAGTTCTAGGAATTCAGAAAGGTATTTTTTACGATTTATTAACCTCAAGATTAGTTGGCGCTGGATTAGGTGCGGCTATCGGAAAATCATTCTAATTTGAATTACGTATCAGTAGACTTTTCATTAAATTCTCCAGGTATTTTTATATACCAAGAAGAAACTAACGAATATCATTTCATATCTTATATTAAAGAAGGTCAAGGAACCAAGAAAGAAAGAGCTTGGCAAGAAGACATATCTCATTTAAAGGGAGTTACTCTTATTAATCAACCTGACTGGGGAAAACATGGTGAAGATTATTCAAGCGTTGAATTAGCAAAGATAAAGAGATACGCTAAAACCGCAGATGACATTATTAATTTAATAACGGATATTACAAAAACAAAGAAGCAATATATTATTTCTTTTGAAGGAACTTCTTTCGGTTCTAAAATGGGAACTAATAATATTATAGATATGGCTGCAGGAGCTGCGATACTTAAAGAAAGAATGCTAAGTCAACTTGAAATCTTAGATATTCAAACCATTGCTCCCACTACAATTAAGAAACACGCTGGAAAAGGAAACATGAATAAGTCTCAATTATGGGATGCCTTTTTAAGTAATGTATTAGGAGATCAAATTTTAGCAGAACATCCTCTTTTAGATTTTTGTGTGAAAGAAATTGGACCTTCTAAAAAAATACCAAAACCCTTTGACGATTTAGTTGACGCTTACTTTTTAACTCACTTCGTTAGAGCAAAGATGTCGGCCACTGAGGAATAGATTTACCACTGAGGCTTAAAGTCTTAAGTTATACTGTCTTTTCCCCATAAAGTTTCATAAAATAAAAAGATATATAAAATATGCAAACAGATAGAGAAATAATACCGGCACACCTATTAAAGCTTAAAGAGATTTTAAGTGATATGGTAACTCAACATAGAATAACAGAAAATGAAATGATAGATATGTTAAGAAAGGCTGGTTTAGCTCGTCTTCCAAACTCTTCTTCAAAGTGGATTGACGAATCTGGATCAACCTATTCAGAGTTATAATTCTTCCCCCTGCCCCCTGCAATACGGATATATAGAATAGTTATTATTGTGAAACCTTTTAGGAATTGCATGTATAACTATTGAAAGTTTTTTAAAGATTAAAGACATTAACGTAAATTAAAGCAATTAAAGACATGGCAGATTTTGACATTTTTAACCTCAGCGTATCAGACGTTGAAACTCATGAAACAAAGAGCTCAAGCTCTACAAATGAGATCTACAAACCATCCGCAGATGATGGTAAAGACGGAACTTACAAAGCACTTATTCGTTTTGTTCCAAACCCAACAAACCCAAGAAATTCATTAGTTAAAAAGTATGTACACTGGCTAACTGACGCTAACGGCGATGGAAGACTTATTGATTCACCTTCAACGGTAGGAGATAAGTGTCCAATTGCAGATGCATTCTTCAAACTTCGTAAGAGTGATTCAGCAGTAGACCGTAAGATGAGCGACAAGCTTAAGCGTAGAGAACAGTATTACTCACTTATCAAAGTAGTGAAAGATCCTCAGAACCCTGAATTAGAAGGTACTTATAAAGTATTTAAATTCGGTTACAAAATTAAAGAGAAGATCGAAGAAGAAACTAAACCTGCATTTGGTGAACCAACTCAGATTTATGATTTATTCGAAGGAAAGAACTTTGAACTTATTATTACTCGCCAAGGTGAATATAATAACTATGATAAGTCTAAATTCTCTGCAACTAGATCAGCTATTGCAATTGATGGAAAACCAGCTGAAAGAAACCAAGAAGCTATGACATCTATTAAAGGTGAATTAGATACAGCGCCATCTTTAGATCCTTATGGATATAAGAAATGGGATGCTGAAACTCTTGACTTTGTCAATGGTATTTTAAGACAATATCTTAACCCTGGTTCTTCAATGGATTCTGTAATTTCTACACCGAAGCCAGCTGCTAAAAAAGCAGCAGTAAAAGAAGCAGCTCCGGTAACAGGAAATGATGCTAACTTTGAATTCCCTGACACAATGACAGCGACTCCAACGGCAGCAGAAACAAAATCTTCAACTGCATCAGCAGATAGCGATGATCTAGATTCTTTCTTAGATGAAATCGGAATCTAAAAAAATCACAGAAGATTTAAAGCAGAAGGTCAGAAGTTTAGTTAAACAAGTTTGTGTAAAAGAACATACTGACCCTAACAAACACATGATTAAGGAAATGCCAGGTCGTTTAAACCTGGCATGCCCTTATTGTGGTGACTCGCATGGTGAAACTCATAAGAAAAGAGGTAATCTATATTGGGCAACGTTACAATTCCACTGCTTTAATTGTGGACAACACTCAGATCTATATGGTTTTTTAAAAGATCATCACCTAAAATTCAAAGATACTCAAGATTCTATTACAATTATAGAATACATTAAAGAACACAAAGTATCTGTTAATGAAGTAGACACTCTACAACATGGTGTATTTAAAACCTTATATGATTTATCACCTACGAGAAAGGAACTTAAAGAAGTTTTTAAACTAGTAGAGATAGAACCAGGAGATCCTGCTTTTTTCTATTTAAAGAACAGGTTTTTACATAAGAAGCTTAATCACTTCTTGTATTCTCCCAGAGATAAAAGAATCTTAGTTTTAAACTTAGCACCTGAAGGTAAGGTTATAGGATTTCAAAGTAGATCTTTAAGGAAAAGTAAAAACACAAGATATCTAACATACGATATAGAAAAGATATATCAGGAAATGAATAAAGAAATACCTCTCCAGGATGAACAGCTTATATCCTCTAAGAAGTTATCAACTTTGTTTGGTATCATGACTGCAAACTTCCAAATGCCCTGTACGGTATTCGAAGGACCTTTAGATGCCTTATTTATGCCTAACTCTATAGCATTGGCGTCTGTAACCAGATCAACCGAAGAGTTAGATGAAATTCCAACAATACGATATATGTTTGATAATGACGAAGCAGGAAAATCAAAGATGATGCAAAAATTAAAAAGAGGTAAAGAAGTATTTACATGGGACAAATTTATGTCTGAATCAAAGATGGATAAATATCCTAGCAAGATTAAAGATCTAAACGATCTAGTTATCGCTGCTTGGAAAACAAAAAATAAATGTTTATCCACAATGGATAAGTATTTTAGTAATTCACGACTAGATGCTTATTACTTATGATAGACGATTACGTACAAATGGTAAATGACGAATTAGATCAATTCGAAGAAGATGGAAAAAGACACAAAAATCTAAAAATGATTATTGGGTTTGCAGCAGCCGATTTATCACACGCTGAAAAAGAAATTAAAATAACTCCTAAATACAAAAAGAAATTTAAGAGTCAAGTTTATATTAAGAAGAATACTAATAATAACTCATTATTCTAAAAAACACCACATGACAGAACAATCAACTAACAAATCTAAGATTGTACAATTAGACGAATATTTAGCAAACCAAAGATCAGAATGGACTTTAAAGATTAAAGAACTTACTGCAAACTTAAAAGAAGGTATTAACCTAGAAGATGTTAGTGCATATACATTAAGTTATAGGCAAATATTAGTTGAAAATTTAGCAACTATCGCTGGTAAAATTAGAACACAGAAGGGAACAGTAGACAAGTTATATAAACAGAAATGGATTGAATATTATAAGTTTGATTATAAGATAACGGATAAACAAAGAGAACGTTTTATCGACGCAGATCTTTCAGATGATAAACAGATTTTGGATTTACTTGAAAGCCAAAAGGCCTTTATTGAAGGCTCAGTAAAAACTCTCGACAATATGGGCTTTGCAATAAAGAATCGCCTTGATATTTCGAGACTGTAAAAAAAGTTAAATGAAAATTGATTTTAACTCTAACAGATGATAATCAATTCTTACGAATTGATGAAGCAGAGGAACTTGAACTAGAGCAGATTAAAATATCTTTAACTAAAAGAATTGATAGTTGGAGATTTAATCCTTTAGTCAAGAAAGGAATATGGGACGGATATGTTTCATACATCAAAGACGATAAGTGGATTCCCGCCGGTCTTTGGAGATACGTTATGCTCATTTGCAAGGAATATAAGTTTGATCTTAAACTTAATGGAATTCAAAGACTATTTGATAGAAACATAGGTGCAGAATCATTTGAAGCATGGGCTTTAGAATTTTTTGAGGGTAGTAAATTTGTTCCAAGGGATTATCAAATAGAAACAGCATTTAATATCCTAAAGTTTAGGAGATGTTTAGCTGAATTAGCAACTTCCGCTGGGAAAACACTTATTAGTTTTTTAACAGTGGCGTATATGTTAGAAAAAGAAAAGGCCGAAAAGATATTATTTATAGTTCCTAATGTTTCTCTAGTTGTTCAGGCCCATGAAGATTTCCACGAATACAATAATAAGAATAGAATAAAACTAAAGATACAACAGATATATGCCGGCCAGAAAATAAAGTCAGACAGGAATGTAGTGATAGGTACATATCAGTCCTTAGTTAAAAAGCCTAAAGAATATTTTCAACAGTTCGATGCTGTTATTGTAGATGAAACTCATAAAGCGAAATCTAATTCTATTAAGACTATATTACAAAAATGTACAAGTGCACAATATAAATATGGTTTATCGGGTACAATTCCTAAAGATGGATCTTTAGACAAGTTAACACTAATGAGTCAAACGGGTCCTGTAATTAGCGAAGTTAAGGCTGCATTTTTACAGAGTCAGGGTCACATCGCTAAATGTAAAGTAAAAGTAATTGAAATGAATTACGCACCTGATTCCGCCAAAAAAGCATTTGAAGAATTAGCATTTAATAAGTATGATAGGAAGGATGTTTTTCAACTGGAACAAAATTATATTATTAATTCTTTTGGTAGACTTAATTTTATATGTAATGTTGTTGGCAAGGTCCCTAGGAACTCTCTAGTTCTGTTTCATAGAATAGAACATGGTAAAAAAATATACGAACAGCTCCGCCAAAACTCAGATAAAAGAGTTTTTTATGTAGATGGAGGAACAGATAAAGATATTAGAGAAGAATATAAAAAGAAAATGGAAGCAGGAGATGAAGTAGTTATTGTAGCGAGTTATGGTACATTTTCTACTGGAATTTCCATTAAGAAAATACACAATATATTCTTTACAGAGTCATTTAAGTCCGAGGTGATCATCAGGCAGTCAATTGGTAGAGGTCTAAGGCAGCATGAGTCTAAAGAAGCTGTATTAATTGTCGATTTTGTGGATGACATTAGAACTGACGAATGGGATAACTATTTATATAAACATAGTAAGGCGAGGCAGAAAATTTATAAACAAGAGAAATTTGAGTATAGTATTAAGAAAGTCAAATTTGACGGAGATATATAGAATAACGAAACTAAATTAAATAAACATTAAAAAATGGCACAAGTTAATAAAATTTCTTCATTTAAATCGTTTACAGAGATTAGAAAACAGGAATCTGTTAGTAAACTTAGAGAAGAAAACAATTTAAAAAGACAAGAATCAGTTGGTAAAATAGCTGCTATTCTAGATGAATTAGGATTAACTTCTTTCGAAGGTTTAGAAGAAGATCAGAAAGAATCAATTATCTCAAAAATATTTGGAGATGTTTCAGAAGAAGAAATAGCTGAAATAGAAGTAGAGGTAGAAGATGTTACTGCATCAGAAGAAGTTACTGAATCAGACGAACCAAAGTGTACTAATAAAAAAGGACATTTATATAAGCAAATTGACAAGGACGGAACGGTAGAATGCGTACACTGTGGTCTAAGAAATTCATTAAGCGAATCTTTAGTTACTGAAGCTAAGACCGTTACTAAAGCAGCAATTGAAGAAATTGGTGATTTTAGAGACAGTGAAGGATATTCTTCTAATCAATACTATATACTAGCTGACTTCATTGATGGAGAAATCACTATGAAAGATCTTTCAAAATTAGTAAAGTCTAAAGAAGTACAAAAAGAATTAAAGGGAGAAGATGAAATCGATATGGAACATATTGAAGAATTTTCAGAATCTTTAGTTACTGAAAAAGCTAAATTTAAAGTAGGAGATACTACTGAAAATTCAATTGGAAGCGAAGTTGAAATAATCGCTATCGATAATTGGAGAAAGATATCAAAGCAATTTAAAAAAGAAATGGGATCAGATGCAGATTCATACGGATATGAAGATACTGCAAAGGGAGATTACTATCTTGCTAAAATTGTTAAAAGTGAAGAAGGTGATGAAGGTGATTTAGGTATATTCCCAGTTGAATACGATCACGCAAATTACTGGGGATTAGGAGAATCATTAATGAATGAGGCCTTAGATATTAAATATAAAAGAGATGCAAAGAAAGTATTAACTCAATACAATAAAATATTTGCAGAACTAGGAAGCTTAACAGCTGATAAAATTTCTCACTTAGGAGCTATTAAATATATTTACGCTGAAGCATTAACTGATGCTAATTTCCATAGAGAAAGAACAGCTACTGAAAAAATTATCAAAGGAAGATTAGGAAGTGTTACTGTTAATCCTTTAACTCTTGGTAAACAAGCTATTATAGTAGGAGCAAAGAAAATATCACAGATATTAGATGAGTATTATTCTAGAATTTCAAATGCTGCCGGATGGTCAGGTATTGGAGTTGCTGAAGGCACTGCTCTATATTTAGAATCTATTGGTGAATCTAAACTTGCTGAAAAATTATTAGCAGGATTTAACGCAGTAGAAGAATCAGTTAAGTTTCAATTAACTGAAGAAGAAATTTCTTTAAAAGAATCTAAATTTAACGAAGTAATCAATTATGTAATTAATGAAGGAACTAGAGGTCAATTTGGTAAAATAGACAAGAAAGGAAATATTACTTCAGTATATACTCACTATGATTCATATCCTGAAAACATGTTGCCTATTATTAAATCAACCTTTAAAAGTGGTAAAAATGTAGATTTTGTTCTTAAAAATGGAGATAATTCAGGTTTAGATAAAGACGTTAAGAAAATTAATTTCTATGGCGGAGATGTTAATCTGATGAAAGGTAATGTTAAGAATATTAACAAATATATTAAAGATGCAAATTACGAAGGTGGTGCAGAATTCGTTTATTTATGGGATGAAGGTTCTAAAAAATGGATGATGGCAGATATCTACGGAGAAACTGGATTAGTTCCAGCATTTGAATCAAATATTTATGAAGGTACTACTACATCTTTAGATGAATTTACAACTGACACTAAAAGTTACTCAGGTGCTTTAGCATATTCTTTTAAGAATCATAAAAAGAATTTTGATAAAAATATTAAAGTAAGTGTTGCTCTTGGAGATAAGTTTAAATTTACAAATGAAAAAGGAGGTATTGTAATGCAAAGGTCTCATGGTCCTGAATTTGACACAGTATGGTTATCAGCTGATAAGAAAAAAGCTCAAAAAGTTGCAGATTGGCTTAAATCAGAAGGTGCTGAGATTGTTCTTTTCGGCCCAAAGACTAGATCATTTGTTGGTAGCAAAGAAGAATTTATCGATAGATATTTATAATAAAAAATAAAAATAAACTGACCTGGATTTTTCCGGGTCAAGTTTTTTAATTATATTAGCTATATACATGGAACTAAATAACAACTTTGTAGATTTTATTCAACATCACGCAGATGCACAAGGCATGACCAGAGAGGAATATGTTGCACATTATATGAGTGAAAATAAGAGTAAAGTTTTATCATTTGACGAATATATCGTTGAAAAATACAATACACTTAAAGAAGAATTAATCTTAGAAGGCGGTGCAGCTGGTCACATGTCTCATCCTTTCGATGAAAAAGATTTAACATTCGCAGATTTTAAAAAGATCGTAACGTCCGGTCTTCAAGGAGAATTAAACTTTGAAGAGGTAGCCACTGAAAAAACAGACGGTCAAAATCTATTAGCAACCGTAAAAAACGGAGTTACGATGTTTTCTAGAAATAAAGGTCAATTAATTAGTCCCGTTGATTTAGACGGTATTATAGAAATGTTTGAAAAGCATGAGGTACCTTTAGTGCGAGAAACATACGTGTTTGCAGCTAAAGATCTAAATGAAGCTCTTCCAAAAATTAAAGATCAGTCCATATTTAATGACGGTAAAGATTTTATAAATATAGAATTAATCTATTCTAAAAACCCAAATGTAATCTATTACGAAAGAGATGTTCTTCAATTTCACGATATTCAAGAAACTGATGGGAATGGTAATATTACAGGATCTAGAAAAATAGCAGGAGAATTAGTCAAAGCTTTAAAGGAAGTAGATGCCGATGTTCAAAAGACATTTACAATAATTCCTCCTCAGATTTTAAAACTAGGTAAAGATATTAATTTTGATAAAAATCAAGCTAAATTTATAAAGCAGATTGAAAAATTAAGAGATCGTTATAACTTAACAGACGGTGACGAAGTTTCTAGATATCATGAAATGTGGTGGAGAGAAACAATAGATGCAAATTTCCCAGATTTACAACAAGACTATAAGGAAGGTTTATTATTAAGATGGGCTTATGGAGATAAAAAGTCTTTAAATATGAGATCACTTGCAAAGGAGATAGGAAAAGATGAAGCTGCTTCTGTTAAGAAATTTGACAAAGAAGATGTTAAAAAGAAATATAAAGAAAACATTAGACCGTTTGAAGATTTATTTTTAGAACTAGGGTCTATAATTCTTATGAATGCTTCTAATTTTGTAGCTGCAAATCCAGACAAAGAGATGCAAAGACTACATAATCAAATTAGATCAGAATCTGAAAAGATCAAAAAAGATGGAAGCGTTACTCAGATCGAAAAGGTAATGAAAGAACTAGAGAGATTAGATAGAATTGGAGGAGTAGAATCTATCATACCAACTGAAGGAATAGTTTTTGTATATAAAGGAAAGACTATGAAACTAACAGGTACTTTTGCTGCTATCAATCAGCTGATGGGAATCATAAAGTACGGAAGATAAATAATATAATATGGCACTTAAAAAACTAAGACAAGTATTTCAGGAAACTAATATCAATGCATTTCAAGATATGTTGAATAGCAGGGTTCTAGTAACTGAAAAAATACAAGGAGCTTCATTTCACGTTAGAAGAAACCAGACTAAATTTGAATATTACAAATCTGGAGATTCTAGAATGAACATGATAGACAGAACAATAGTAGGTTTATATGAAACAGGTGTCAAGCACATCCAAAGTTTAGATCCTAGTATAAAGGAACAAATGCCACATGATTGGAAATTTGGTTTTGAATATTTACCTGAATTAAACGTGTCAGAATATAAATATACTAAACTACCTAAAAACAATTTAATACTTACGCACATTCAAACTATGAATGAGTCAGGTAAGATTAGAAAAACAATTAGCGATCCAATTATATTAAATAAATGGGCAAAGATATTAGAGGTTCAAGGACCTAGCATTGTGTTTGATGGTATGCTATCTCAAATGCAAAAAGAAGAATTAATAAGTGTTTTATCTATGTCAGATAAGGAGTTTTCTGAAGCATTTGATTATGATCCAAATACAGATGCAAGATTACCTTTCACTCAAAAGATGATTAAGACATTTAATCCAAATGCAGTTTCTCCTACGTTAAATGAAGACTTTGAAGTAGAAATTGACGGATTAATAGTTTCTTTTATTGATGAGAAAAAATCTAGATCTTTTAAATTAGAAGATTTTACAAGAACTGTTAGTGAAAATAAGAGATCAAGCCACATGTATCAAATTACTATTGCTGGTCTTATTGAATTTATTTCTACATTTGAAATGAAAGACATTCAACTAAATGAAGAAACAGCAGACTGGAGATATATTGAATTAATGTCAGTGATGTTTAATACGTATGTTAAAGAACACTCTGCTAAGTTTATTGGTGTTAACTTTGAATCAGCTGATTTTGCAGATTCAGATTCCTTTAAACTAAATACTAAATACATTAAGAACGAGACCACTCTTTCTTATGTTGAAAACGAAATACTTGCAGAATTATTTAAAATAACTTTAGGTTCTTTTAGAAAAAAGAGAAGCAAGGAAAGCGATATCATAAATGCAGAAATGTTAGAGCATTTAAATCAAATAGTAGAAACTATAGATAAGAAAGTATTTGTAGAGAATACCGATGAAAATTCCATATACGACTTTAATAATTTCATATTACATAATAAAGTAAAGACAAGTGTTAATTTAAATGAAGCACTTAAAGTAGATCATCCTGAACAAGGAGGAGAATTAGTAAATATGTTTGTTGGTAGATTCCAACCATTTACACTTGGACATGCTAAAGTATTAGAAACTATACACAAAGAAAATGGATATCCTGTGGTTGTTTTATTAGTAAAAGCAAAGAATAAGAAAAAGGAAGATGCATTTAAAAGACCTTATGATGAGAAGACACAATTAGATATGTTTAAGGCGGTTCAAAAACAATATCCATTTTTAAAAGAAATCTTTGTAATTCCAACCGGAGGTATTGATACAATGTTCAATGCAATGAGACCAACTTATGAACCCGTATTATGGGGAACAGGAAGCGATAGAATGAAAACTTACGGATTCCAAGTAAATAAAGATTCTTATAGAGAAGATCTTGGAGTTAGGAGTGATTTTGGATTATTTGAAATTCCAAGAACAGACAATAATATTTCAGCGACTCAGGTTAGAAACGCAATGCTAGACGGAGATGAAGGATTATTTAAGTCAACAACACCCAAAGCATTACATAAAATGTATGGCGAACTTAAGAAAAAATTAGAAGATTCAGTAGGTACTTCAGAATCAAATGAAGTTGCTGAATCATTATTAACATTTAAACAATTTTTAGAAAACAATGGATAGGTACGATTTTGAAAGAGCACTACATAGTGCTGCAAAAACCAACGCTGAAAATGAAGCGTTAATTATAGAATCCTATATTGGAGTTGCAACGACCGGAAGTAAATCTGCCCAACAGAATTTATTTAATTCAATTAATAGAACATTTAAAAAGAATAAGTGTCCATGGCAAGGTGTTAAGTTTACTTCAACACAGGATGTTAAACAACAACCTGATGGTAGGTTATGGCTTTCTAAAATGGATGACGATACATTCGGAGTAGTTTTTCAATATTTAATGTTAAATAAAAGCGAAGCAAACGAATTGTTTAATATTGGAAGAGACGATAATGGAATTGGTGCTGGAGAAATAATGCTAGCGTATATTGTAGAAAATATAAAAATAGGTGGAGGTGCGGCCGATACTGACTTAGAATTATATAATGAAAGGTGGTCACCAATTAAACCACCCCTTGGTAAATGTGAGTTAAAAGAAGCTCAAATGTCAAAGGGCATGTTACAAAATTGGAGAACAGGTGCAAAACACCAGGGAATTAATAGTACTTATGTACCGAAGTTAACGGCATTATATGACGCAGTAAAATATAATATTGAAGAAATCAACCCGGACGGAGATGGTAAAGATATGGCTGCCGGTGGAGGTTGGATAAATGAATGGGGAACTGTAGGTGGAAAAAGATTTAAGCATATTCAAAATTTAACTAAGACAGATATTCAGGCCCTTTCTTCTAGTGAAAGAGATTTTAAAATAGGTCCTGGAGATAAAGATAACGGCGCATTAGTAATTAAATTTAATGACGTAGAATTAGGAAAGCTAAGTGACTCTAAAACTGCAGAAAAAATTAAAAGTATAATAGAGACTGAGCCTTCCGTTAGAACATTTACTGAAATACAAGACGATGTAATTTCAGCAGTAGGAGATATACCTACTCCATTCCTTTTTATAGAGTCTAAAGATCATGAAATAGTAGCTTTTCACTATTACAAGAAATTACCTGGAAAAACTAGCGAATTACAAATATATTCTATTACACAAGGTAAATTTAAATATAAAATAAAGCCTAACCGAGTTTAAATAAACAAATACAAATAAAAATGAGCACTAAAAAAACATTCGAAAGCTTTGTAAATTCAATGAACGAAAACGTTGATTTATATAAAGTATACAAAAAGGTTTCTGGGAAATATTCCTTGAGAAAGCCTTCTTATTGGGGAGATCTATTTAACCAAAGAGCTTCTATTCCATATAGAGAATTAACTAAATATGATAAAGAATTACATTCCTTAGACGTATACACTACTAAAGAATTAGGATGTCATAACGAATATCCATTACAATCTAACTTTAAAGTTCAAGTGCCACAGGTATTTGTATTATATTGTAACACTGAATCAGGTGAGCTTGGAGAGTATTATGGAATGAGTATTCTTGTAAATACAGAAGGAGCAACATATCCAAGATATGCATGTGGTATGCCAGATTTCGAACCAGAATTACATAACTTTGTAAATGGAATTCCTGAAAGCTATTTAAACATTGTAACGACTGGTGCTCAATTGTTACATGAACAGATGATAGTTGAAGGTCAATTTTCATGGCTTACATCCGATACAAACACACAAATAGGTTCTGAAAGACAGAACATGATTACAGTATTTATGTATGATAATATGGGTAACAAGTGGACGGAAAAGGATTATGAAGGATATGGTGAATTTGGTGGAATGGATTATTATGATCTTGTTGCTACAATGAATGGATATACTGAAGAAGATGTTAAAACAATGAAAGGTTCATTTAAAGAATTAAGACAACTTGGTATTGATTTAGCATTCGGTAAAATAAAGACCAAAGATAAAAAGAAAAAGACATTATTCCCTGCATTAGTTGAAGATCCAAGATTTAATTGGAAAAGACATGACTTTACTGAAGAAGCAGAATCTGATCCAAATCAATCATGGTATCAAGAACCTGAGTATGATGATTATGAAGATGATGACGATTACGAAAACGGATGGTATGAATCAAAGGTTACTGAAGCCAAAAAGCTTACAATTAAAGATGTTGAAAAGGCATGGGATTTTTCTTATGGTGAAGATTTTGAATATGAATATGGTAGTGTCTATGTTGAAATCATGGGAAAATATAAAGGTAAAATTACTAAAGATGAATTAGCTAAAATATGGGACGACAAGTATGGTGAAGATTTACAAAGTGAACATGGTGGATTCTTTGATAAGCTAGACGAAAATTTAAATGAAGCTACTGTAGTAATGGATGCAATAGATCCTAAATCAAAAACACTCAAAAAGCTTTTAAAGAAATATAATGTTAAAATGAAAGTTTTAACAATGAACGGCCCTGGTGGCAATTGGCCAGAAGTTGAAATGACAGGTTCAAGAGAAGATTTACAATCAGTATTAGCCGATCCTAATGGATGGGACGATCCTGAATTAGGAGAATACATTGAAGAATCTAATATATTAGAAGCTAGATCTATTAACAAGATTTCAAAGGAATTTGGAGAAACAGTTAATAAGATGAAAGATATTGTAAAGATATACATCGCTGCGGAAGATGGAAGTGATGAGAAAGCAGCAACTAGACAGCAGCTAATAGATTTAACAGCAAAAAAGAAAGCTCTTACAAATGAACTAGATGATGCAGTAGCTGGTAAAAACAAAGATGTAAAATTAGTTATCAGTGAGGGTGTTATGTCTGACATTCACCAAATGATAGGTAATCACAAATCATTTGATACTTTTCAGAAAGAATTCTTTAAAGAATACGGACATAAGAAAGTAATGAAGAAAACTCCAGAGTTTTTAGAATGGTTAAAGGCACTATATAATGATTTTGAATATACGTCAGGTGAAGCTGTTGAAGAAAGGTATACTAAAAAGTCATTATTAAAAAAATTAGGAGATGCAGATGATGCAATGATTCAAACCGGAAACGGAAAAGAATATATCATTTATAATCCTGATTCTAATAACGATGACAATGCTGCAATGTGGCATGATAAATCAGTATTTGCACTAGATCAAGACGGTGGAGAGCATGAAATAGCATATAAGGATATAGGGCTAGTAATGGTAGAATCAGCAGTTAATGAAGATGTGTATGCAGACTTAGAAGACACTATTTCTAATATGGAATTTGATGCATATCAAAACTTAGCATCTGAATTTGGTATAGATGCTGAAGATCCCAACGAAATGATGGACTTTATTCAAAATGAACTTGACAAGAAGGGTGCTAAACTCTTAATCAAGAACATTGAAAAAGGAGTTTATGAATCATTAGTTAATGAAAAGGACGACGCCGGTGACCACTTAGATAATCTTGCAGATTTAGTAGGTAAAGCTAAAGATTTCTTTGCAATCGGTAAAGAATTAAAAGCAGGTAAATACAAATACGACTATAGTGATAGTATGATGCCAATGTATACGATAAAAGCAGATGGTTTTAAATTTGCAATACTTAACAAAAGATATGTTGACGGCGGCGATAGAGAAGTTGGAGAGATTGCTATTGGCCTAATGGAATCAATGGTTATTGAAGCTAAGGGTTTTAAAAACGATGAAGATTTCGAAGAATTTTTAAAAGAAATCGATGCTATGCCAGAAAGAGCAGTTAGAAAGATAATGGGTAAAGAATATATCGATACTCCTGGTTTTTATCAAGATGAAAAAGACAATTATGATGATGTAATTGACTTCATGATTTCAAACATGGGTGCAAATATTTATCACCAATTAGAACAGTGGTGGGAATTAAACGTAATGAAACCGGGTCTTAGAGAATCTAAAATTCAAATAAAAAGAAGATATACCGATAATCATCCTGCACAAACTTCAGGTAGAACTGCTAAAGTCAGAAACGCAATGATCGAGGCATTAGCGGATGGTGTATTAACAGAAGAAGAATTCAATAATATTCTAAAAGAAAAATCAATCGATAATAAAAGATGGATGAGAAGAAATTCTAAATACTTTACAGTAAGTGAAAATGGAATTGGTCTTTCTAAATTTGGAAAAAGAATATTAACTGGAATTAAACCAGTTGTTAGTTTAACATTAGAATCTTTTATTAACGAAGCTAATTATATTAAATTTAAAGGAAAGAAAGTAGATATTAGTTCATTAGAAATGGAAGATGTTGATATGAAAGATTATCCAGATTTCACAGATGCATTCTTTAGTTATGGTGAATATTCTAATGGAAAAGAAATGACTGACGAAGAATTATCAGATTTCACAGATGATAATCCAGACTTAGCTAATGAATTAGCACATGATTCCTTACATTAAAAGATATATACTATTATAAACAAAACAATATAAAATGAAACTATATACTAACTTCGATAATTTTATCAATGAAGCAAAGGTTATGAAGCAGAAAGATACTGCTAAAATAGCAAAAAAATTAGCAGCTGCTCTTTCAAAAGCAGACGGAAAAGAATTCACAATTTCTAAAAATTCATTAGATTCCGGTGGTTTTGATCTAGATATGGATGGAGACGAATATGCAGGAGGAACTTATTTTATTGGTGATGCTGGTGAAATAGTAAACGCAGCAACACATAATGATGTATATGGTCACATGGACGATAGCGAAGCTGAATTAGTTAAAACAATTAAAAAGGGTAAATTTGCAAAATACAGAGCAACTGAATCTTTAGAACTTAATGAAGCTCTAGCTTCTTCCAAGTTAAGAGGATTAATAGACATCAAAAAAGGTGGTAAGGAATTAATTAAAGGTATATACGGTCTTGCTAAAGTAGCACTAGATAAAGTTACCGATGATATGATAATTTCTAATAGCAACCCAGTTGAAGTTTATAAGAAAGCAAAAACATTCGGAAACGTAATTGTATTTTGGATTTCTAGAAATGAAAAAGAAAATGAATATGCTCCTTCTTCCGGAAGATATGTTGAAATGATTCCTGGAAATTGTTTATTAGCTGTTTCTAATGGAAAAAATGAAATGTTTCAGAACGATTCAATATGGAATAGAAACAGCGACACAATAGGTGGTAAGAAAAACACAAGAAGACTTAAGAACATGGGTAAATACCCTGGATCTAAAGATACTGTCGGTGTTAACAAATCACACAACCAATATAGTGGAACGGGATTAGGTAACATTAAAAGAATTGCGGAAATGTCTGACGAATGTTACATTATTAATTTAGACACATTAAGAGCTTCTTTATCTACCGATGATAAGACATCTGCAAGAGCAGAGGCAAAATCTGGAGCTACTGCACTTACAAACCCTAAGAAAATCAAAGAGGATAACTTAACAAGGTATAACGATATTCTTGCGAAGAAAGCTGATAACCCAGATAAAATAGACAAGAAAGTTAAAGAAATTATCGAAGATGCACACCAATTCTTAATGGCTGGTTTAGCTAAAAAAGAATTAGGAAACTATAACGAATTAACAATAGGAAAAGACCCTAAAGGAAGAGAAATTAGACCTAGAGATTTAACCAATTATATTGCAAATATATTGTCAGATTATCAAGGATATGTTTCAGCATACGTTAATATGAAAACTGAAGAAGAAAAATTCGGTTCATCAAGTTCTTGGTATATGAGAGATGCTAAGCGTAAAGCACTAGAGCTTAAGCAAAGAATGGCTAAATGGGATAATAAAAACATAGTTTGGTAAAATGAAAAAAGTAAAATTATTTGAACAATACATTAATGAATCAGCTATCGATTTATTAGCAGATGAAATAGAAGATGCAAAAGCATTTGATGCGTTTTCAGATGGACAATCAGTTCAAGCAAGATCTACTAAAAAAACATGGGACGATGGTGTTCCAGTTTTAAAGTATATTGCTAGAGCTCCAAAAAAATCTGTTAAATTACCTAAGAAATTTAAAGTAGTAGACGACACTAAATATGGATGGTGGTATTTACAAGTATCAGGAGTATGGTATGGCATCGAACAAGATGATTATGGAACTCCACCATTTGAATATTAAGATATGGAATTAAACGAAAACGAAAACTTATCACTTGGCGATATGGCCGGAATGGGAGAAGTCTCTTTACCATCTGAAACATCAGTTGGATCAGGGGATATTCCAGCCGGAAAAGGAGATGCCGAAGAAGAGTATAAGAAGAAGAGAAATAAAAAGAAACAACGCGAAATGAAAAACATTATATCATTTGAATCTTTCGGATCACTTGATGAAGGTAAAACAATATCTTCTTCTAAAATATCTATGATGGGTGCAAGAGTTCTTAATAAAATTAGCATCGGTACTATATTTGATACAGAAGATGGAAACTATGAAATTACGGATTATGGCCGACAGGCAAATGCATTTAAAGAATTTGAAGCAGAACATAATGGTAAAAAAGTAAAGGTAAAATTAACTGCAATGTATGGTGTTAAGTTAGAAGTAACTGACGATGTACGCAGCGCTAGATTTAATAAAGAAGTAAAGCTAAATTCTATTATTTTAGAATCGGTTAATGAAGGTAAGTTTGACGGTATTGCAGATTTAGTAAAATCTTTACATTTTGAAATGGATCCTAAAACTGCCGAAGAAAAGAAGATTGAAATAGGTTACAGACAAGGAGAAGTAACAAAGCGTAAACAAATTGAAGGTGGTAATTATTCACTAAGAAGATTCAGAAAAGAAATTAAATATTGGGACGGTAATAAAAGAGATCAAGAATGGGCAGAAGGCGTATTTGCTGGTCCAGACCATTATAATACTGTAAAGTCAACATTAGGAGCTGGTCCTCATAAGAAAGCTGTTAAGAAAGTAAGATGGACTCAAAGGAAATATGACCAATGGTTAGAAGACGTTGCATCAAACGACGGTTGGAAGAATGCCTATGATATGGCACAAAACGCCCAATTCGAACCAGGTCTTATTGATTGGGTTGAGAAAAACTTTAGAGGTGATGATCCAATGCAAAGAATCCAATGGGATATTGAAGCATTTGCAGAATCAACATCCACTAAACTGACTCATTTAAAATCTATTAATGAAGATGTTATTTTAGATAAAGAAACAGATGATGAAATATTCGATTCAGAAACATACTATACAATAAGTAAGGTTTTAGCTATTGCTAGAAAATCTAAAGAATGTAAAGAAGCATACAAAAGAGAATCTAACTTCGGTAATGGTTTACAAATGGCTGAACGTTTAAAAAAGGAATTTCCAAAAATTCAATTCAAATGTAGAGTTTATAGATCAGAATGGAATTATGGAGGTAACTTATGTTTGAGCATTGAGCTTCGAGGAAAATCATGGAAACATGAAGTATTTAAGTTTCAGTCTAACAACTCAACGCGTAAACCTAATTATTCATTTGCAAAATTATTCAATGGAACCAAAAAAGTATCAACTGGAAAGGTAGAAGATGATTGGGGTATGGGAACTGTACATGGTTCTTATCAATCTATTTCTAGCTTTGATAAATTTATGGATGATGTAGTTGGAGTTTTCAAAGATTACAAAAGAGTAAACGGAGTAGAATTTGACATGAAAACTATCCTAGCAGGTTTTAAAGCTAATGATAAAATATTAGCCGAATGGACTAGATTAAAGCCAAGAATCGAAAAGCAATATGACATCGCAAAGGCAAGCGGAAGAAAAGCACATAGAAGAATAGAATTAAGAATGCCTTATATTAGAACGGCTGAAAAGAAAGTTTATTATAAGACTGACGAGCCAAGAGAATTAAGACATCCTGATGAATATGGAGAAAGCGCTTATAATATTATAGATGGAAGAGATTACGCTAAGTACGAAGCTGCTCAAGCTAAGGTTTCAGATATGATTGAAAAGTTTTGTAAGAAACATAACTTTGAATTTGTATGGGCTGCTAGCTGGTAATCTTTAAAATATTTAAACAATTTAAGAATGCTCTGTATAACTACAGAGCATTTTTTATTAATAGAGTATGGACAAGATGAGATTCGCATTAATTGCGCACGATAACAAAAAAGCAGACATGGTAGCATTTGTATCTAAGAGATTAGATTTCTTTAACAGTGATGCAGTAGACATAGTTACCACAGGAACTACGGGGAAAAAGGTAGAGCATGCTGGAATTGATAGAGTTTCTACTGTTCAAAGTGGTCCTCTAGGTGGAGATGCTGAAATAGCGGCAATGGTAGTTAGAGGAGAAATCACAGGCGTAATATTCATGAGAGACCCTCTAGATAAACATCCACATGATGTAGATATATCAATGCTAATGAGACTTTGCGATGTCCATGACATCCCCTTGGCTACCAACTACAGCACTGCAAGTATTCTTATCAAGTGGTATAGATCTAAATATAAAATATAAACAATTTAGTTTTTTTAAGTATAATACAATATGGATAACATTATCTTCAGACCCGAAAACTTTAACACATGGTCAATTCAAGCGATAGAGAAAATCGAAACTGTGATTGATTCATGTTCTAGTCTTTCCCATCTAGATGGAGCTAGAAAATTAGTTGATAACTTTACTATCATCACTGCACTTGAAGAAGATGATGAAAAATCTATTGAAATAATTATTCACCAGCTGTGGCTCAGAATTAAGTTACAAGAAAATAAAATAAATGGATCAAAATAAAGGTAAAATAGGATTTACAGCAGGGAACTTCGATCTTCTTCACCCTGGATATATTTACACATTCGAAACAGCAAAAGAACACTGTGATTACTTTATGGTATTTCTGCAAAGAGATCCTTCGGAAACTAGATTTACTAAATACAAGCCAGTAATTCCATTATACGAAAGATATAAAACTTTAATGGCTATTAAATACGTAGACGAAGTAGTTACATATCAAACAGAAGAAGATCTTATTAACTTAATGGAATTTTATAAACCAGATGTTAGAATTTTAGGAGATGATTACATTGGTAAAAGATTCACAGGAGATCACATGCCAATTGAGGTTATTTATACAACTAGATCACATAATTGGTCTACGACAAGAATTAAAGATTTAATAACTAAGCAAACCATCTTACAGAATCCTTCTATTATAGAAGAAAACGTAAAGTCATTAACAGCTGATGAAGCGGCTAAAATAATTAATAACAAATGAGAATAATAGTAACTGGTGGATTTGGATTTATAGGATCTGAATTTGTAAACACGATTGGTAGAAAAAACCCAACAGCAGAAATTGTAGTAGTTGATAAAATGACTTATGCTGCAAATCCAAATAACATTAAAACTAAAGTAACATTAATTCAGAAAGATATTTGCGAAGTAACAGTAGAAGATCTAGGAGAATATGATTTCCTTGTTCACTTCGCAGCTGAGAGTCATGTAGATAATTCTATTAAAGACGGAAGACCTTTCGTTAGAACAAACGTTGAAGGAACGTTCAATCTTTTAGAGTGTGCTAGACAAAACCCTAATCTTAGAAAATTTATTCATATTTCTACAGATGAAGTTTACGGCGACATGGACGACATTAGTAAGGACGTAGTAGCGGATGAAGAATTTCCGCTAGTAGCTTCTTCTTATTATTCGGCGACTAAAGCATCATCAGACATGCTAGTCCTTTCAGCTAACAGAACATTTGATCTTCCATATATTATTACCAGAACATGTAACAATTATGGTGCTCATCAACATAAAGAAAAATTTATCCCAACTATCATGCGCTCTATTAAAGAAGGAAAGAAAATTCCTGTTTATGGAGATGGAAAGCAAGTTAGAGAATGGATGGACGTAACAGACAACACTTTAGTTATTTATAACTTAATGATGTCAGACCGAATTAACGAAGTATTTAATATTGGTTCAGAGGAAAGATACACTAATTTAGAAGTTATTGAAATGATAGGAAACATCATGGGCAAAACTCCTGAATTTGAATTTGTAGCAGACCGTCTAGGACATGATAGAAGATACGCACTTAATAGCTCAAAGGTAAATGCTATTTTAGGAGAAATGATCCCTTTATCCTTTGAAGAATTTTTAAAAGAAGAAACATTTAAACTACTAGAAACTCAATTATGAATAAGAAATTAATCGAAATGCTAAGAGCTAGTGCCTTAGCTGAAAAATCAAAAGCACTTTTATCTTTAGATCTTTTAGGAAATAAAGGATCTGGTATTGGAGATCACTCAACTGGTGATTTCTATAAAAATGCAGAAGAAGCTTTATCAATGTTAGTTGACGCTGATGATAAGTTAGAAGCACTTGACAAGTATTTTCCAGAAGATTTGTAAAACATTGCACTTTTTTTGAAAAAAAGCAGCCCGAGATTTTTTTATCTCGGGTTTTTTTGTTATATTAGTATAGTAATTAATAAACAAAGCAATAAATGAAAAGATATTCGAAAGGAATTAAAACCAACGACCACACATTAACAGATGTATTTTCAGCCTATGAATGTAATAGAGAAACTCAATTCGTAGAAGCCTTTTTTGGCAAAGAAGAAATGAACACTGTAATCGAAGCATGTGGTTTATCCAGCATTGAAGATATAGACAGAAAATTAGAAACACCTATCACAATTGGAATGGCAACCAAAAGAGCTGATCTTACGTTTGAAGACGAAGGACAGATGTATTATTTTGAAGTGATGAGTCAATCTCAAAAGGGTAAATGGGACAATGATCACCATGAACAGTTCTATCTTAAATCCAATAGACTTAAACAGGATTACGAACAAGTATATTCATTTGCAATTGCGTTTAAAGAATTCGATGCACCCTATCTTAATGAATTTTCTAAGATGGAAGATTCTTATGCTATACATCTAAGGTTCAATGATCAAGGTTATTTTGCAGATGTATATGGAATAGAAGAAAAGAAGGAAAAGGTTTCAGTTAAACTCGCTTCGCTTGAAGAGCTTGGTTTAAAATGGATGAAAGTCGCTTCATCTGAAATGGGATTCAAAAATAGAAAAGAATTACCACACCGCAGTAGATACCTTTATATTGGAAAGGCTTATACTGGTTCTAGATTGGGTATAGAATGGGTTATTAATCAAAAGAACCATGACCTTGGAATTAAAATATCAGGATATTTAGTTAAAGATCATGGACTTACTAGAATCATAGATGAAACAGGAAAGATAATTGATAGTATAAAATCTAAAGTTCCAGGTTTTGAATTCGTAAAAGAAAGCACAGGTGCAAATGATAAAACAATTTCATTTAAATTTGATAACACTGATTTCTCAGAAGAAAATGTAAAGCTGCTAAAGGATATCACAGTTGCTTTCGCCGAAGAATTAGGAATAGAAAACTTACTAAAATAAAACAAAGATGAGCAAAGAAGACGTAAAGGTATTGGTTAATCTACTAACCAATGCAGCAGATGAAATTAAGTATGCAAACATGGACCACGAAACACAATTCGCGTATAACGAAGGAATTGAAGATCTAATAATTCTAGTAGAATCAAAATTAGAAAAATTAGCCGTAAACAAAACGCATATATAGAGTATAATAATTAAACACATTCTTATGAAAAGTATCTTAGAAGAAGCAAACGAAATTGTAAACAACAGGAGTGAAGAAGCGGATCGTAATTACGGTCCTTTTTCAGAAGGCATGGACAGAGCTGCCCTAATATTTAAAGGTATGACAGGCCATGATGTAAGTGGCGCTGATATGTTTAAAGCATTAGTTGCTCTTAAGTTTTCAAGAGAAAGTTACAATCATAAAAGAGATAATCTCTTAGATGCAGTAGCATACATTCAAGGTTTAGATAATTACGAAAACGGAAAATAAATGAAAGTACAGGTAAGAAGAACCGAGTATCGATATATTGCCGAAGCAACTCCTATCGTAACATTAGACACTGAAAAATTCCCTAATTATAAAGGAGCAACCGAAGAAGAATTCGTTCAATACTTAGCAGAAAACTATTGGGAGCTGGAAGGAATGGACGAATTAGTAGGAACTGATATCGGGGTAAATGACGAAGAAACACATAACGCATTAGGAGATTTAGTCTATTCCGAAATGGACGTATATTCTGATTCATCTGAAAAAGGATATGAAGGAGAAATACAAATAGGAGAAGAAGACCAATCATACAGAAAACATGGAGGATTTAACATAAAACACGGATCACAAATATGAAAATAGCATTAGTATTAGCAAAAGGAGTTGAAGGTTGTGGACTCACAAGACACACAATCGAATTTTATAATTGGCTTATAAAAGAAGGCCATGATGCCACGATTTATGCAGCGGTAGAAAAGAAATGGCCTCGCCATAAAACTACAGATATTGTTTGCACTGAATTTAAAAGAAAGGATATTCCTAATATCGCTAAAGAACTTGAAAAAAGTGATGTAGTATATTACACATCGTATCCGCATAAATCAGTAGGAGATGAATTCAACGAAGATTTTATTGAGCACTGTATTTATGGTTTAGAAAATCCTATTAAAATAGGAAACTGCTTAGATCATAACACTGCAAACTTAGCAAAGAATTATAAGTATTGGGAAATCATGAAATCAATGGACGCTATGTTCAACTATTCTGCAAGATCTAATTTTGCAAATAAATTAAGAGAACATGCACCTGATACTCCATTAATCGAAATGAATCTTAATCCTTATGACTATGATGCATGGTCTAATATTGTGGTTCCAGTTGAAGAACAAGAAAGAAGAACTACATACTTTGGAAGATTTGCTGGATTTAAAGATCCTTTTAGAATGTTCGATATTATGGAACTATTGAAAGGTAATAATTTCGTAACAGAATGTAGAGGAGTTGAAAGATCTATTGGAGCTCTTCCTATGTTTTTACAAGAAGATAGAAAAACTCTAAGAGAAGATATCTTTGAAGTTCATGAAATCAAAAACCCTGTTACATATCCACAAGTCGAAGACAGAATGTATATGTATGGGCCTTATAATTTAGCAGAAGGAATGGCAGAACTTGGAAAATCAATGTTCGGTGCAGAATTCTTTAACTTACCAGAAAGACTCTATGGTTCAATGATTGAATATGCAATGTGTGAGGTTATTGCAGCGGGAACTATACCACTATTTGACAAACACTGGGGAACTCACGTTATTCACAGAACAGAAGGAGTTCCTTTCATAGAACTTGAAGATTTTGCAATCTTCGTAGACAAAGAAGATATTGCAGCTTCTATTCCACAGATTTTAGAATTAGCAAACAATAACGAAAGAAGAGAAGAGTTTAGAAAAAACTCTTTAAGATTAGCTAAATTACACAACGCGCCAGAAGTTGTTAACAATGATCTCTTTGAAGCTATTAACAATGTTAATAAAAGATCAGTAGAAAAACCAGTAGAATTAAAAACAGATTCATTATTTTAAGTAGAATAATAAGTAACATTAAAAAGTAGCGAAAAAATGGCAAACATTGACAACGAATGTAAAGATCTAGAAGTAAAAGATTTTTACGACCAATCAACAACACACTTAGCAGATATCATGGAAAACCAAAAGAAGATGCAAGAGCAGACTTATGGTTTTAACTTTGATAATATGACAATCCGAGAAATTATGGATTTCTGGCACTGTAACACACATGCAGTAGTTGACGAAATTCATGAAATGACAGATGCTCTAGGCGGTATTAAAGACGGAAGTGGTAATGCAGTATGGAAATACTGGAAAAAAGACTTCACTAAGTATGATAAGTTAAAAATTTCTGACATGTCCGAAGGCGACAAAAAAGAATTGTATATGGAATGGGTAGACATTCTACACTTCTTTATTAATTACGCCGCTTCAATTGGGCTAGATGCTAAAACAGCATACAACTACTACTTCGCAAAAGCAGAAGAGAATGTTAACCGTCAGAAAAATAACTATTAATGATATTAGATATTGAACAGAGAGACAGGGATGTTATCATCTCTTACTACGACACCGAAGGTAAAGTAGCATTTAAACAATATCCAATTTCACAGTATCAGAACTGGTATGTATGTAATGATAATGATAAAGGCAGAAGTCTAGATCATAAAAACTGGGATGGCAGATCAGTCAAACTAGGAAGTGCAAGAAGATATAATAAGTTTTCTTTAACTTATTTCTTAGATTCATTACCCGCAAAGGATAAAGAAGAAATCTTTGCATACAATATGCCTAAAACATACTTCGTCGATATTGAAACTGAAATCGTAGATGGCTTTCCAAAAGCTGAAGAAGCTAAAAGTAGAATCCTATCATTTTCCATAATTACACCAGAACATAAAGCTATTGTATTAGGATTGGAAGATATGGATTCTAAAAGCATCCAAAAAATTGAAGACGATACTAATAAGTATTTCAAAGACTTTGATCAGGATTGGGAATTCAAATATCAGAAATTCGAGTCAGAATATGACATGGTCTATACGTTCTTAATGAAGTTCCTACCTAAGTTTCCAATGATGACAGGCTGGAACTTTATTAATTATGATTGGCAATATATTGTAAACAGATGTAAAAGATTACAAATTGATATTGCTGAAGTTTCTATGACACAATCTTTGGATAGAAATGACAGCAGACCCTTACATATTGGAATCTTAGATTACATGCAATTATATGATAAGTATGATAGAAGTGTAAAGGTAAAAGAATCTAATGCACTTGATTATGTCTCAGGTCAAGTTCTTAATGTTAACAAGATTAAATTTACAGGATCTCTACAGGATTTATATAGGGATGATTTTGTAAAATACATTTACTACAATGTAGTCGATTCCGTATTGGTTTATTATATAGATCAAAAGTTGAAATCGATGGAAGTTCTTTTAACCTTGGCAAACATCACAAAGATGCCTCTATATAAAGCAGCATCGCCAGTGGCAGTTACAGAATCTCTGATTGCACGAAAATTATCAGAAGAAGGTAAACGAATTGGATCTGAAAAGAAGGAAGACAGTGAAAAGAATGCACAATATGCCGGTGCTTATGTAAAAGAACCCATTACTGGATATTATGCAGGTGTAAGTGCATTTGACTTTGCATCACTATATCCTTCTATAATGAGACAATTTAATATTTCACCTGACGCCTTTGTTGAAAAGGTAGCAAAGCATGAAGTCGCTGAGCGAAGAAAGGATAAAGAAGTAATCGTTTGTGAAAACGGAGTAGTCTATAAACAAGAGACTTCAATGTTAAAGAAAATTCTAGGAGATTTATATGATCAGCGTAAAGATTATAAACAAACCTCATACGAATATTTCACTAAAGCCGACAGACTTAAAAAAAGATTAAGATAATCTTTTTGTCTCGAGAGGCAGTCCATTATTCTACATGAATATATAGACTACTAACGAGACCAATCTGTTACCAGTTGGTCTTTTGTAGACTTTAGGAACTAGTTAAAAAATTTAAGAAAACATAATTTATGAAACCATCAATATTTAAAGAAAGAATAGAATACAAACCGTTTGAATATCCAGTATATTATACTGAAGGATGGTTAAAACAAGCACAGGCGTTTTGGTTACATACCGAAATTTCAATGCAAGGCGATGTCAAGGATTGGAATGAAACACTTACAGATTCTGAAAAGAATTTAGTTGGAAATATTCTTTTGGGGTTTGCACAAACTGAATGTGCAGTTTCAGATTATTGGACAGGGATGGTTACTGATTGGTTTCCTAAATGGGAAATCAAACACATGGCAATGTTGTTTGGTTCTCAAGAAACTATTCATGCAACCGCTTACTCTTATTTAAATGAAACATTAGGCCTTGAAGATTTTGAAGCATTCTTACATGAACCAACAACAGCAGAAAGATTCGATTATTTAATGAATACAGAAGCAGAATATACTCATGAAGACCTTTTGAAAAATCCAACAGCTAGGAAGGATGTTGCTAGATCTTTAGCAATATTCAGTGCATTTGGAGAAGGAGTTGCATTATACTCTTCATTCGCCGTTCTTTATTCTTTTCAAATGAGAAATAAACTTAAGGGAATCGGACAACAAATGAAGTGGTCAGTTAGGGATGAATCTCTTCATTCAAAAATGGGTTGTCAATTATTTAACCACATGTGCGAAGAATATACTGATCTTAGAGATTCAGTTCAATCTCAAGTAGAAGAAGCAGCTAAGTTAATGGTTGAAATGGAAATGAAGTTTATTGATAAGATGTTTGAAATGGGAGATTTAGAAAATCTTAAGAAAGAAGATCTTAAAGAATTTATTAAGAAAAGAGCTAATGAAAAATTAGCAGAAATAGGATATCAATCTATCTTTGAATACAATGAAGAAAGTGCTTCAGAATTAGATTGGTTCTATCACTTAACAGGTGGACATACACATACGGATTTCTTTGCAGTAAGACCTACTGATTATTCTAAAGCAGGCGAAGATGAAAACTGGGATGAAGACGATTTGTTTTCATAACAAATCAATAATTCTAATATAAAATATATGATGATAAGAAATTACAACGACGCACCAAACCCCGAATACAATGAAAAGGGAAAAGAAAGAAACTTCGGAGAATCTGAAGGATGGAAATTAGGAGTAGACTTCCCAGTATGGGCTAATACTGAAGTTTATGTAAAAACTGTTTCTAAGGGATATTTACTAGAAGGAGAAACTCCAAAGGATGCATACTGGAGAGTATCGACAACAGTTGCACAAAGATTAAGAAAGCCAGAATTAGCAAGTAAATTCTTTGATTATATGTGGAAAGGATGGTTAAATCTTGCAACTCCAGTTTTTTCAAACACGGGTTCAGAAAGAGGTCTTCCAATTTCATGTTTCGGTATAGATGTAGCAGATTCAATTCACGATATAGGTTCAAAGAATTTAGAATTAATGTTACTTGCTAAACATGGAGGCGGTGTTGGTATCGGAGTAAATCAGATAAGACCGGCAGGAGCAACCATTACAGGAAACGGAACTTCAGACGGAGTAGTTCCATTTATAAAAATTTATGATTCTACTATTTTAGCAACTAATCAAGGTTCAGTAAGAAGAGGTGCAGCGTCAGTCAATATAGATATAGAACATGATGATTTTTGGGAATGGTTAGAGGTTAGAGAACCTAAGGGTGATGTAAATAGACAATGTTTAAACGTACATCAATGTATCGTAGTATCTGACGGGTTTATGCAAAAGATCGAGGCTGGAGATAAAGAAGCTCGTAAAAGATGGGCCGCTGTGATTAGAAAAAGAAGAGCAACAGGAGAACCTTATATAATGTTTAAGGGTAATATCAATAGAATGAATCCGGATGCGTATAAGCAAAATGGTTTAAAGGTTTATATGACTAACATCTGTTCTGAGATTACTTTACACACCGATGAAAATCATTCATTTGTATGTTGTTTATCTTCTGTGAATCTTAAAAGATATGAAGAATGGAAAGATACTGATTTAATCTATACTGCAACTTACTTTTTAGATGGAGTTCTTCAGGAGTTTATTCATAGAGCGAAATATATGAGAGGCTTTGAAAATGCAGTAAGATCCGCTGAAAAGGGTAGAGCATTAGGTTTAGGAGTTCTCGGATGGCATACTTATTTACAAGATAGAAATATTCCATTCGATTCTTTGACAGCTCAATTTGAAACTAGAAAGATATTTTCTCAAATCAAAGTAGAAAGTGAAAGAGCAAGTAGAGATTTAGCTACAGAATTTGGAGAACCTCTTTGGTGTGTAGGAACTGGAATGAGAAACACACACTTAAGAGCAATTGCTCCTACTGTTTCTAATTCTAAATTAGCAGGAAATGTTTCACCAGGCATTGAACCATGGGCAGCAAATGTATTTACTGAACAAACTGCAAAAGGAACTTTTATTAGAAAGAACCCTGCACTTGAAAATATGTTAACTAAGATCAAGCAAAATAAGAAAACAGTATGGGACAAAATACTAGAAGACGGTGGTTCAGTTCAAGGCGTTGATGTATTAGGAGAATATTGGGTAAAGGAAGGAAGTAGTGATGCCCCGATTAAGCAAGCCACTTATGACAAATTAACAGATCACGAAAAGGATCTTTATATTTCTGTTAAAGATGTATTTAGAACCTTTAAAGAAATTAATCAAATGGAATTAGTTAAACAAGCTGGTGTAAGACAACAATATATTGATCAAGCAGTTTCATTAAATTTAGCTTTTCCTACACAGGCTGAACCTAAATATATTAATCAAGTTCATTTAGAAGCTTATAAGCAGGGAATAAAAACTCTTTATTATATGAGAACAGAATCTGTATTAAGAGGAGACATCGCACAGCGAGCAATGGAAGATTGTTTAGCATGTGATGGATAAGATTAGTTGTGGTTAAGTCCACTTCTTAGGACCGAGATAGTTCTCGGATCGAGGCCAGGAGTTCGCTACTTCCTGGCCTCACTTTTTTTACTGAAACTATTTGTGATTTTTGTGTAGAATAATAAACAAATAAAAATTATACATTCATGAAAATTTCAATCAGTAAGGTCGATTCAAACAACTTCATCGGCTTCGTTAATAGACTTAAAGTAATTGATTCTTTTGTCTATTTTAAATTAAAAGATGGTGTCGTACAGGCATCCGCTTATTTACCACAAAGAGATGCTGTTAAGCATCACAGAATGCCGATTTCTCAAGTTTTTCAAATCGAAGATGGTGAAATCTCTACAGACAAAGAATTAAAGATTGCATTCTTTGACGCTTCTAAAATAACAGATGCATTCAAACAATTTGACTATGATGCTATTTCAGCTGAAATCGAATTCGTTGAAAACGAAGAAGATTGTGTTGCAACTACATTCAAAATATTTAATGATGAATTAGAAATTACACTTGCATGTTCAGAGCCATCTTTAGGTTATAAAGATCTAACTGATGCACAGATTCAAGGTATCTTTAACACCGAAGCTTCTACTTTTAAATTCGATTTAGATTACACTTCACTTGCAAAGGTAAGAAACCTATTCTCTTTAGATAAAGAAGAAACGTTCTCAATAAATGCAAACGGAAATGGTGTAAAGCTTTTAGGAAAAACCTACAACATGTTAGTAACACCAGATTATGACGGTGAATCAGGAACTAACGTTACATTATTCAAAAAATATCTTAACCTTTTAGATAAAGAAGATTACACTGCCCATGTATTAGACAATAGAGTAGTTCTTAGATCTAATGATTCAGAAACTTTGCTAACGATTGCAACTTGCCAAACAGCAGAGTAATTTATGGATATAAACACACTAATTAACAAGCCCGAAGACGACCTTACACGGGATGAAATGCAAACCTTGGCGGATCACTATCAAACAATGTCCGCCAAGTTTACTGCATACGAACAGGCCGTTAAAGTAACTCTTAACTCGATCTATGGTGCATTTGGTAATAAGTGGTTTCACTTTTTTAATATAGACATTGCAGAATCTATTACACTACAAGGACAGAATGCAATTCTATATTCTGAAAAGATTCTTAATAAATATTTTCAAGAGTTTTGGCCTAAAGATACTGTGGTCCATGAACATTTCAATATTTCTATTAAGAATAAATTAGTAAGACCTTCCGTGGTTTATATTGATACAGATTCATGTTACGTTCAGTTTGAAGAAATGTATGAATCTATTGAATGGCTAGGAGATAATAAACTACCAATTGATAAGTTTATTATGGAATTATATACGTTCAGAATCAAAGACTATATCACGAAATGTATGGCAAAGTATGCCGAAGTTACGAACACAGACAACTTTTTATATTTCGATTTAGAAACAATTGCATATTCAGGAATATGGTTAGCTAAAAAGAAATATTTACAAGACATTGCATGGGAAGATAAGCTCGAAGTAGACGATAGATACCCTTCTCTTAAGAAGATTAAGACGATTGGATTTGATACTATTCAATCTTCTACTCCTACATTAGCAAGAAAGCATTTGACTGAAGCTCTTAAATTGATTTTATCTGAAAAGCCAACTGCAGAGATGTTAAGTAGATTAGTTTCTTTTTTGAAAACGGCAAAGAAAGAGTTTAAGATGTCTAATGTTGATGAAATAGCTTTCAATAAAAGAACTAATAATATTGAAAAATACATTGTAGATGATACGATAGAATTTCAATATGGTTTAAAATGTCCTCCGAACGTCAAGGCAGCAGGATTCTATAACTTCTTAATGAATCAGAATCCAAAATATAAAAACAAGTATAAAATGATTGGTAATGGCGAAAAGCTAAAATTATATCATTGTAAACATAATGTATGTGAAATGTATGCATATCAACCAGGTGCCCATCCTTATGAAATTGCACCACAGGTAGATTATGAAACACAATTTGAAAAATCTGTAATAGATCCTATCAATAGAGTATTATCTTCAGTAGGTCTTCAGAGACTAAACAGAAATCTAATATATTCATCTTCATTATTCTAAAAATAAACAAAATGGATTTTAAAAGTAAAATAATAGAATTGGTTGAACAAACCCCTAATAATTATGAATTAGGAGATAAGGTAAGAAAAATGATTTGGCCTTTAATTTTTAAAGAAAAAACAATTTCAAATGATCCTAAACAAATTAGTATCTTTGACGAAATAGAAGAAAGAAAAAACAATGCTTGATCCAAATAATCTTACGGAAGAACAGAATGTATTTGTTGCAAAATACAAAACACTCTATAATAGGCTAGTTTCTCTTCAAGAAAAAATGGATTCTATGAAAAAGGAATCCGATGTTCTTATTAAAGAACTCGAAACACTAAGAAAACAAGAAAAAAACATATTTAAAAATGGCAAAAAATAAAGACTTTACATTCGACGATTTAAATAAGCAATTAGCTGATTTAAATCCATTAGGATCTATCATGGAAACTTCAAACTTTTCAAAGGTAACAGATTGGATTCACACAGGAAATTATCATTTGAACGCATGTGTATCAGGTTCATTATTTAAAGGATGGCCAAACAATAGATCATCATCTATCGCTGGTCCTTCAGGAACAGGTAAAACATTCTTAATGTTAAACACAGTTAGAGAAGCTATTGATAAAGGATATAGTGTAATTTATTATGATTCTGAAGCAGCCGTTGATAAGGAACAAATGGAAAAGTTTGGAATTGATACTTCCAAAGTAAATTACCAACCTACAAATACAGTTCAAGATTTTAGAACTTCTGTAACTACAATTACTAAGAAAATGCAAGATGCTAAAAGAGCAGGTGGTGAAGTTCCTAAAGTAATGATTATTTTAGATTCAGCCGGTAACTTAGCGACTGCGAAAGAAATAGCAGATGCAGCAAGTGGTTCTGACAAATCAGATATGACTAGATCTAAGGTTTTAAAATCTATCTTTAGAATTATAATGACTCCATTAGCAGATCTTAAAATACCTTTCTTATTTACAAACCATACATACCAATCTCAATCCTTTATTCCAATGCAAATCGCAGGTGGTGGAACAGGACCACAGTATGCAGCATCAATTGTACTGATGTTAAACAAGGCTCAATTAAAGGACGGAGCTGAAAAAGTAGGTATTATAGTTACGGCTAAACCTGATAAAAATAGATTTGCAAAGCCACATCCTATTAAGTTTCACTTAAACTTTACAGAAGGTATGAATCCTTATGTTGGATTAGAACAATATGCTACATGGGATATTTGTGGAATTACTAGAGGAAATATTGTAAAAGGAGAAAAGATTCCAAAGGCAACAGCAAGAACATGGATATGTAAACACCTAGATCATACTGTTGCGAATAAAGATTTCTTTTCTGAAATGGTATTTACACAAACCGTACTAGAGCAAATCGAATCGCACATTCAACCTTTGTTTAATTACAACACTGAAATTTCTGAAATTGACGTAGAAGAAATGTTAGAAGATAGTGAAGCATAATGAAGTTGAACATAAACAAGATAAACGAAGATAAGCTTCCAATTAAATATATTCTGGGAATACAAGAAGAATTAGAATCTTTTCCCGATGCATTTGACATTATGCATATATTTATAACTAGAGCAGTGAGACAGCCTGACAGACAAAAGGCGTCTTTCACCAAACATGCTCTCAATAAATATTTCGCAAAGGGGAAAAATGAAAATGTAGAATCCGGATTAAATGAAGCAATTGGTATGGGACTAATAGAACAAACCAATTCGAACGAAGGTAAAGAAGCTTATAAAATATTAATTAACCCATTCCTATGATAACAATTAGAGACAACTTTATTAAAGATGAAAAACTCCTCAGAGATATTGCAAATGATAACACATTTTTTGCAGATCCAGGTGTTTATTACTGGTGGAAAGGATGGTTCAACGAAGAACCAGGCCATGAACCTACAGTAAAACAAAGGCTTATATCAGCTATTTGGGCAAATGATTGCCCAATATCTGAAGTATGGGATATAGCAGGATTTGAATATTGGACAGGTATTCAGTCTGCTAATCCTACATTAGGACATAAGGACAATTTAGGATTTCATTTTGATAAAGATGAATCTTGGTTCAAGAAAACCAACGGAGAAGAAATAGTAAGACCTGTAATAGGCACTGTATATTATCCGCCACAGCCTGAGTTTGAAGGAGGAGAATTAATAGTTCATACTGCAGGAAAGGATAAAGCGCCTGATGTAATTCAAACCCGACCTAATAGATTAATTATATTTAGAGCAGGTGATGATGTCCATGCAGTCGATACGGTTACTAAGGGAACTAGAAAGGCAATTGCAATTAATTTATGGTCAGATGTACCTTTTGCAAAAACAAATGGTGATTTAGTGGTAGAACAAGTATAAAAACTATAATATGAAATTTGGACCTGATTTTGAAAAAATATTCTTTAAATTATCTTTACAGAAACCCAAGTATCTAGGAAATATTAAACGAGGATTCTACACCTCAGAAGATATTGACTTAATACACTTCCTTGCTACTAAGTTCTATGATAAGTTTCATGAAACTCCTTCTAACGAGCAAATGAAACTGCTTATTAAGAATGATAAGATTTCAGGAAAGGTTGAAGAGTCTATTATAGATATTGTATATAATGTAGACCTTGACCAATATGACGAAGAATGGTTAACTTCTACAGCCGAAGCATGGATTAAATGGCGTAACTTTGATAATACTCTTATAGATACTATCGAGTATATTAAAACAACTGAAGTAACACCGGATAATGCAGACTCGATCATCTCTAAGGTTAAAACTTTAATTAATGATAGAAACTCTATCGTATTTAACTCTGACCTAGGATTAGACTTCTTTAAACCAGAGGATCACTCTTTCGAAGATGCCGTTAAAGTATCTACAGGATATAACTTTTTAGATCGAGCCTTAAATGGTGGTTATGATAAAGATGGTTCTTTAGTTGTTTATGTAGGTGAACAGAATATCGGTAAATCAATTTACCTTGCTAACGATGCCGCTAATTTTGTAAAGATGGGAACAAACACTGCGGTAATCACTGCAGAAATGTCAGCTATTAAATTTATGAAAAGAATCGGTTCTAATTTACTAAGCATAAATATTTCAGACTACGAAGAAAAATCTAAAAATTCTGATTTGATCAAAAGAAAATTAGAAACAGTAGGAGACGGCTTTACTCCCCCTGGTCAATTATTTGTAAAACAATTTCCAACATCACAGGCGACTGTTCCAGATATTGAAGCATACTTAAAGCAAATTGAAGAAGAAAGAAAAATAAAACTAGGTGCAGTAGTTATTGACTATATTAATATTCTTTCTAATTTTAGAAATCCTAATTCTGAAAACACATATCTTAAGATCAAGCAGATTGCAGAAGATCTTAGAGCAATGGGTGTAAGAAACGGATGGCTAATTGTAACAGCAACACAGATTACAAGAAACGGTTATAATTCAAGCGATATCACAATGACAGATGTTGCAGAATCAGCAGGTCTATCACATACTGCAGATATTATGCTTGGTATTATACAAGACGATATGATGAGAGCTAGTTATGAATACTGGCTTAAAATATTGAAAATACGAGACGGTGAAGGTAGAGGATCTAAATGTAAATTAGGAATTAACTATAATTACATGAGACTTACAGAGACCGATGAAGTTACTAATTCTAACATACACAGCTTATAATTATGAGAACAAAAAGAGATAAAATATTTGACAACACTTTCGAAGACGGCGGAGACTTTGAACTAAATGGAACTATTTCATTTAACCTTAATCCACAATACACGGATAACAGAGACGAAGAAGATAAAATAGAAAGTGAACAAATCAGAAATAAGATTCATGAATTAATAGAGGCTTCAAGATTTAAGAAGTTTAATGAGGTAGATGAATTTCAGCAGATAACTAAATTAAGAAAATTAGACATAAATGAAGTGTATGGGTTTATGTATGACGAACTAAGCACAAAGTTTTCTATAATAGATTTATTTTCAGAACTATGCGATTACTTTAATATCAATCCAACTAAATTTTATTCTTCACTAAGTAACAAATATAAGGAAGCCCTTATTCAAGAACTTGACAAGAAAACAAACGTCTTAAAAAGAAAGAACATAAATAAACTTTTCTAAAAATGATAGAGCCAAAGGTATTAGAGAAACCAGTAAATAGAATCTGGATTCTCGGAGATATGCACCTTGGAGTTCGTTCTAATTCTCTGGAATGGTTACAGACACAGAAAGATTTTTACGAAAACCAATTTATTCCAACACTAAAAAGAGATGTCAAAGAAGGCGACATTTTAGTTCAGGTTGGAGACGCATTCGATAATAGACAAAGTATAAACTTAAGAGTTCTGCACTATGCAGTAGATCTTTTTGAAAGATTAGGTGAAATTTTGCCAGTTCATGTTATATGCGGTAACCATGATATATGGGCTAAAAAATCCAATGATGTAAGTTCAATAGATTCTTTAAAGTGGATTCCTAACGTTGCAGTATATAAGGAACCTAGGGAATTTAAATGGGGAGGAAAGAAAGTTCTCTTAATGCCATGGAGAAGAGATTCCACACATGAAGCAGAAACACTTGCACAATTTCCAAATTCAGATATTGTATTTTGCCATTCTGAAGTTTCAGGAGTTTCTTTAAATTCTAAAGTTAAAAACCACCATGGAACAGATACTATTTCTTATAAAAACTATGATGCAGTTTATTCAGGACATATTCATTATAGACAAACTAAAGGAAAGTTAAGATTAGTAGGAACTCCTTACGAATTAACAAGATCTGATTCGGGTAACACTAAGGGCTTTGATATGGTTGATCTAGGAACCATGGAAGAAACCTTTTACGAAAATACTATATCACCTAAGTTCGTAAAGTTTTATCTTACAGGTCTTTACAATGTTTCTCTTGGTGAATTTAAAGATAAGATTAGAAATAATTATGTAGATTTATATGTTCCTTCTAATATTGCAACAACAAGTGCACTGTCAAGATTAATAAACAAAATACAAAAAATAGGTAGAAGAATAGAACCAAACATATATGAATTAGATTCTTTCTTAGATAAGGACTTATATGATATGGATGAAATAGAAGATCTCTATAAGAACTATAACATTCTACACCTATGTAATACGTTCGTTGATGGTCTTCCACATGATGACGAAACTAGAGAAAGAGTTAAGACTAGTTTAAAAAACTTGCATGATAAATGTGCATATAATTACGATAACGAAGCATGAAAATCAAATCAATAGAATTTAAAAACTTTGCATCATACGGAAATTCAATTCAAAGGATAGAATTCGAAGATGATAAAGCGGAGTTGTTATTAACTCTTGGTAAAAATGGTCATGGTAAAACTACCATCGCCAATGCAATAGTATATGCGCTATACGGTAAAGTTGAAGGTGTTAAGATGGCGGACCTTCCTAATAGAATTAATAAGGAATTATGGGTAAGAATAGAACTTCAATGTAAAGGAACTATAGTAGAAATCGAGAGAGGTTTGATGCCTAATAGATTTAAAGTTCTTTTAAATGGAATTGAATTTGATAAAGCAGGTAAGAAATCAGTTCAGGATTATTTAGAAGAAGAGATATTCGGAATCCCATATCATGTATTTAAAAACATTATAATTTTATCTGTAAATGATTTTAAGTCGTTCTTAACAATGACAAATCATGATAAAAGACAAATCATCGATAAAATGTTTGGATTCTCCATCCTTAATGATATGCAAAAGCAGATTAAAGATGAAAGAAGAGATCTTAAAATAGAATTAGATTCTTATGAAAAAGAATTAAGCCAGCTTAGTGAAAATATAGTTTCAGTTAATATGAAATTAAATCAATTACTAGCAGAAGCTGACACTAAAAACAAAGAAGAAATAGAATCTTTGAAAACTAGTCTTAAAAAATATGATTCTAATAGAATTAAATTAGAAGAGGCAAGCACCAAAGTATCTAAAATGATTACTTCTAATTCTTCTGACTTACAGGAAAAACAATCTAAATATACTTCACTTAAATATGAGTTAGTAGAATTAAAGAAAAAGCTAGCGTTATATGAAACTGATAAATGTCCAACATGTGAAGGCGAACTAACCTCTTCTTTTCACCAAGAAAGAAAAAAAGAAATAGAGTCTAAGGCAGAATCTCTTCCTTCTGATATCTCAAAGGCAGAAACAAAGGTGAATGATATTAAATCTAATATTTCAGATTTAAGAATTAAGGACAAGGCAATTAACGATAAAGTGTCTACTATTAATACTAACATTAGAAATTTAAAGAATGAATTAGTAAAGATAAAAGATTCTTTAAATTCTAATAATGATTTTTCACACTTAAAGCAAATCATTGAAGAATTCGAAATACAAGAATCATCAAAGTCAAATTTAAAGGATGAAACTTCTGGTAACTATAATTTCTTAGAAATAATAGAAGAGGTTCTAGGTGAAGATGGCGTTAAGAACCTTGCAATTCAAACTATTTTACCAGGTCTTAATGCTAATATTGCCGCAATGGGTCAGACAATGCACTTACCTTTCCATATAAGATTCGATGAAAAGTTTAATTGTCTTATTAATCATTTAGGAGAAGAGATCAATCCACTTACATTATCTACAGGTGAAAGAAAGAAGGCAGACTTTATTATAATTATTGCTATCATTAAAATACTTAAGTTAAGATTTCCACAATTAAATCTTTTATTCTTAGACGAGTTATTATCTTCAGTAGATGCAGATGGAGTCCATAATATTCTTAAAATTCTATCACAGGTTATTAAAGATAGTAAGATTAATACTTTCGTAATTAATCACACCGTTCTTCCCCATGAATTATTTGATAAAAAGATACAAATATATAGAGAAAATGGATTCTCTAAACTCGAGATAGAGGTTATAGAATAAAGATATATAAATCAAATAAAAAGATTTCACTTAAACATGAATAATAAAATCTTAAAATACGATCAGTATTTAAATGAAGCTATGAAAACGGGTTCAATAGAACTTGTAAATCCTTCTCTAAATAAAGCAGCTACGATAATCGCAAGATTTGTAAATAAGAAAACAAAGAAGGACTTTAAAAAGTTTCCATTTGAAATGATAACTGATATGGGTTCTGGAGTAATGTTTTACTCAAGTAAAGGTACAGAGGCATTTATGGTAACTCCCGCTGCTGCAAAAAACCCTGGTATTGTAGGTTCTATAATCTATTTCTCAGATGCAGCAGACGCTAAATCTGATTTTTCTATTTCATCTGAAACATTCCCAATTGTTAAATTAGTTGGAGAATTCGTTAGATTAATGGATAAAAAATACGTTGCATCTATACAAGAGTCAATGTTATTAGAAAGAAGAACTAAAAGAGCATTCTCTAAAGAAGAAATTAAAATGATCGAGGCTAAATTAGCAGCTGGAATGGCCGTTAATAAAATAGCAGACGAATTAGAAGTTCCTTATTCTTCAATCATGAATATTAAGAAAGGACAGCAGGTTGTAGTAAAACCTACCGCAGCTGAAACACAAAATGATATGACACTTAATGATAAGGTTAAATATCTTGAAGAAACAATGGAAGATATTTACGAAATATCAAGAAGAGTCGCTGCAGGTGCATTTAACTCTTTATTTATTTCAGGTAGAGCAGGTACTGGTAAAACATATAATGTAGAAAGAGCAATGAAAGATGAAGGTCTTGTTGACGAAGAAGATTACGTTATGGTTTCAGGTGCAGCATCTGTTATTATGATGTATAAGAAATTCTATCAATATAGAAATAAGACATTAATCTTTGATGACTGTGATGCAGTATTTAGAGATGAAAACGGTAGAAACTTAATGAAAGCGGCATTAGATACAAAGAAAGTAAGAAAAATCTCTTATTTAAAAAAGACTAAAGCAGTATATGATCCTAAAGATGTGAGTCCTGAAGAAGCATTCACATTAGAAGAAAATGGAATTGTTCCTAACTCATTTGAATTCGCAGGAAGAGTAATTTTTATTTCGAATTTAGCAAAAGAAAAGGCAGATCCAGATGGAGCTATTAGATCTAGATCTATTTTAGTAGATGTAAATCCTGATGATGCAACCTTAATGGAAAGAATGGAAAGGTTATTACCCCATTTAGAACCTACCGAGATGCCACTTAAAGAAAAGGAAGAAATCTACGAATTTATGAAAAACGCAAACGATATTTCTATGAGAACATTCGTTAAAGCAGCTGGTTTAAAAATGTCAGGTTTACCAAACTGGCAAAGAGCAGCGACAAGATACCTATAATAAATGGCTACATATAATCTTAAATATAACACGGACGATTCTGTAATTAGGCATATAATTATCGGTCTATTGGCAGACTTAAATAATAAAGTTTGGTTTCAAAGACAAGTAAGCGCTAATGAGAGAAAGGATATAGACGTTCCTTTTTATTATTCGATCACAGGAGACGATCAATTTTTAAGAGATAATTTTCTATTTACAACAGCAAGTGGCGATGACTGCTACCCTGATCCTGGGTTTGCAGATGGAAATTACGATGTAATTCCAAGAGGAGTCGCTAGAATTTCTTCAATATCTATAGAATCTTCTAAACTAGTCAATAAAAGAATAATGGGAAATTATTCTAGACTTGATGAAGAAGGAGCTCTACAAGCATATTCTTCTGAATTTGAAATGATTCCAATTTTAATAAATTTTGACATAGAAGTTTTAGTATCTTCAATGTTAGATTCTTTAAAGATTACTGAAATGATAGTAAAGAAATTATATAAATCTAATTACTTTAACATAGAAGTAGGACATCTAGAAGAAGGAACGTACAGATTACCTTCGTATTATTCTTTACCGGATGATTATACAGTGGAGGCTCCAATAGATTTTGGATTCGACGATAAAGACAAATATAAAATAACATTTCCAATAGAAGTAAATTCATTTATACCTTCTTTCTCAAACACGCCAGACGGAAATCCAGGTTCTGGATCATCTGGAGAATCTGGAGAATCTAGAGCATATAGATATGGTTCAGGTGGATCTTCTGAATTTCACGCTGGAAATAGGATGTTTGAAATAAAACAAAAATCAATTACATCTAATAAAGGAGAGGCAAAGGATGAGCAATCACAGGCACAACCTGACAATCCTAACATAATTGATGAAAACGATACAGATATATAGTTAAACAATAAAATTAAACGAATAATAAAATGACAAACATGTTAGCACCTTTCGTAAAAATTGAAGAAAACGTTCAATTCTATTTAAATAATAGAGCTTACGAAATAAAAGAAAACAACATTGAAATTATCGAAAGACCAACTAATAAAGAATTTTTAAACGCAATTTCTGCTTTTGAAAACTTCGATATAGTAGGAAACGATATCAAATGGTATAACAAAGGTTCAAAATTTATTTACAACATTGAAGAAGGAAAGTTCTACAATGGAACATCTGAAATTACTGAATCATTCTCAACATACGTATTAGCCAGCGGACTAGTTAGATATGACAACAAAAATAAAGCTGAATTATTTGAAAGCCTTTCTACTATTGTAGAAAATTTCATGTATTTAGACTTCGCTACCACGTATAAGAAGGGAGGTGTCACTGTTGATTTATTTAAATTAGATGAAAATCTATTTATTTCAAGATTCAACAAAGACACCAAATTAAATAAATTCTTTTCAGCTACCGCTAACGAAGCAGTATCTTATATTAAAGCAGAAACTTCAGAAGACGCTTCAGCTGTAGTAATTGAAATGCTAGAAGGAGAAACTTTAGAACTTGCTAAGAAATCTGAAGAAATTTCAAAGTTTGAAGAAATGATTTCTTTCTTAAAAGATCAAAGAGGTTTATTAGCTGAAGCTGATAAATCAATTGAAGAAATTAAAGCTGCTGATGCTTTAATTAATTCAGAGATTAAAGTATGGGAAGATAAGATCGAAGCTTTAAACGCATAAGACGTATCATCGTAAAATAGAGAAGGGACCATTGGTCCCTTTTTTAGGTTAATAAACTTTTTAACATTTTTGAGTATAATCTCTATAAATAAACCAACAACATTGTGGCTAAAAGAAGAAAATCAAAAAACTATTTAAATAACAGAGACCTCTTTGATCAAATGGTCCTTTCAAAAGAACAGGATAAATTAACAAGAGATGCTGAAAAAATGCTAATTCTCTTGGCAGAAAAGGCGATCAATAGGATGAGGTATGTTAGTGAAGATGATAGGAACGATTGTCTACAATTCGCTATATTAGACCTTTTAAAATATTGGAGAAACTTCAATCCTAAATATCCAAATGCATTTGCTTATTTCACAGAGATAGCAAAGAGAGGATACGCCAAAGGATGGAATAAGATTCACCCTCAAAAATACAAAGGAACTCTATCTATAGACAAAGGATCAGGCAACTCTGAAAATCAAACAGGAATTTATAGCATCTAATGTCAATAAAGAATGTCAAACCAACTAAAAATTCAGGATTTAATCAAGGTTATTATAAACCTAATAATCCTTCTAAATATGCAGGACCTACTCCTATCATATATAGAAGTTCCTGGGAACGTAAGTTTATGATGTGGTGTGACAAAAATGAAAAGGTAAGTATGTGGTCAAGCGAACCAGTTGAAATACCATATTGGTCTAGACAAGATTCTACCAAAAGGAAATATTACCCTGATTTTTATTTTAAGGCAATTCAGCCCGATAAAACTACTAAAGAATATCTAGTAGAAATCAAACCAAAGCAACAGATAATAAAACCAGAGCCTCCTAGAGTAAATTCTAAGAAGGCTCTTAAGTCATATAAATTTTTAGCAGAGCAATATGTTAAAAATATGGATAAATATAATGCAGCTAAAGAATTCTGCTCTCAAAGAAATTGGAACTTCATAGTTCTAACAGAAGAAACTATAATAAATGGGCTACATTAAAGAGGAAATAAAAAAATTAATAAAGGGCAAGGGTAGGGCCAAGGCGGCCAACGAGGCTGAACAGTGGTTTCAAAAAAGTTTAAAGGATAAAAAGGAAAAGGCAGTGGGTTCTATTAGATCTAGATTTGTTCCAGGAAAAATGTATGTATTTGAATATACCCCAATAACAGAGGATATTAAATGGTATGATGATAATCCTGTTGTTCTAGCCTTAGATCCTTATGAAGGAGACGACATAGGAATTAATATAACAATGCTTCCTCCTAAATTTAGAGAAGAATTCTTAGACGAGATATATGGTAGATACGAATCATCTATAAAATCCGCTTCTAAAAAGGAAGACGCTAAAAAACAAAAAGGTTTACCCAGATTTTCATATAAAGGTGCAAAAAGATATCTTGAATCATTTGGATATGATTTTGCAATAAGAAGATATAAGCCTTCTAAAAAAACTAATCAAGCTGTAGTAGCTTATAAAGATTGGTGTAAGATGGCAATATGTGACTTCGATTCTCTTCAGGGAATTGATAAACAGCAGCTTATTAGATTATTTGAAGATCATCGTAGAAAAAAGAATATATAAAGAGAAGTATAATACAATTGTAATTTTAACACATGGCAGGATTTATAGAAAGAAACGGACCATTAAGTACTGGTAAAAGATCATTCACACTAAGTGATACATTAAAAAGACTCTCGTCTTTCGGAATGTATTACGATGATTTAGTCTTAAGACAATCTCAGGCAATAGGCCCTGTAGAAGATGAATTTGGTTACGGCCAAATGAATCAGATGGGTCTAGATGACGATAACATGTATGGGGCATTTGCTGCATTATCGATGGCAGATACCAATATGAGAAAAAATATTCCTTTCTTTGACCAAGGTTATGAAGGTAAAAGAGAAGAATTAAGAAGATTTTCTACACATGATGAAATAGAAGATATATTAGATATCTTATGTGATGAATCTATCGTATATGACAATAAGAACTTTATTGGAAATCCAGAACTTATAGGAATGGATGTTTCAGAAGAAGTTACAAAGTACTTAAATAAATCATACAGAGATTTATATCAATATTTTGGATTTAATTCAGATCAATCGGCATGGTACTTCTTTAGAAAATTCTTAATTGACGGATATCTTTCTTTTGAAATTATTTACAGCCCAGATCAAGATCAGATTATAGGATTTAAGGAAATAGATCCTATTACACTAATGCCAGGTTATAATAAAGATGATGGTAAAAAAGTATGGGTTCAATTTAAGGACGATCCTGTTAAGGAGAGAGTCCTGTATGATTCACAGATTATCTATCTTTCTTATTCTTCAATAACCACTGCCTCGAGAGTAAGTTACTTAGAAAGACTTATAAGATCATTTAACCTGATGAGAATAATGGAACATACTAGAGTTATCTGGGCGGTTACAAACTCATCATATAGAATGAAGTTTATTATTCCAGTTGGTGGTAAATCTAAAACAAGAGCTAAACAATCTCTTGCTCAATTAATGGGTAATTATAAAGAAGTTGTAGATTTTGATTGGGATTCAGCTACATTAGCAACTAATGGAAAACCAATGCTCCAATTTAACAAAGAATATTGGTTACCATCTAAAGAAGGAGAATCTCCAGAGATTGAAACTTTAGGAGGAGACGGTCCCGAATTATCAGATACAGAAGCACTTAAATATTTTAATGATAAATTAAAAATGGTTTCTAAAATACCATTCAATAGATTCATGTACGAAGACGGTGGAGGTGACTTTAACCTTGCAGCTGATGGTATGATTAGAGATGAAATTAAGTTTTCTAAATTTATCAAAAGATTACGTTCTTCTTTCCAAGAAATTTTAGTAAAACCCCTATGGTTACAAATGTGTCTTAAATTTCCTGAATTTAAAGATGATGCAGGTTTTAGAACTCAAATAGCTATTCAATTTAATGAAGAGAATATGTTTGCTGAATTAAAACAAATGGAAATCATGGAGAAACGATTAGACTTTATATCTACAATGCAAGATTCTCTAATGAAAACAGATCCAGTTACTATGGAAGAAATGCCTTACTTTGATATGGAATTCTTAGTAGACAGATATTTAAAATTATCCCCTGACGATAAAGCTGCAAACGAAGCTTATAAACAAAGACAAGCTTCTGAAGAAGCAGAAGAACCTGAGGTGGACCCTATGGACATGGGATTCTAGAAAAAAGAATATATAATTAGCAATGAAACACTTAAAAACATTTAAAAACTACTCTAATTTAACAGAAGATGCACTAGAAGTCGGAGACGATTCAGATGTAATAGTAGATGATATTCTTTTAGATTCAGGTGAAAAGATTAAATCTGCTGAAATTATAGGAGTAATAAATACAAGTAAAACAGAGAAAGAATTCAAAGAATATTTTTATAAAGAATACGGTAATAACGCATTTACCGAAGAAGATATGCAAACTCTAGTCACTTATTATTTAGAAGTTGAAACAGAAGTAAAGGCTAAGGAAACTGAGGAGGAAGAAGCTGCTAAGAAGGAAGAAGGTGGCGAAGAAGGTGCTGGAGGCTTAGAAGATGAGCTAGGAGATTTAGAAATATAGAAAAAATGAAAAATCATTATTCTTCAAAAGATATATAAACAACAAACATAGTATTAAAATATATGAATACAAAAAACAATCTATTAATCCTAGAAAGATCTTCTAGTGAATTAGAATTCAAACAAGATGGTGATGGGGCTTATGTCCTTGAAGGTATATTTGGAGAAATTGACAAAAAGAATAGAAATAATAGAATCTATACTGAGTCAGAATATGTTCCACAAATTGAAGCTCTTCAATCTAAAATAGGTTCTTCTAAACTTTTAGGAGAATTAGATCACCCACAAACATTTGATGTATCTTTAAAAAACGTATCTCACGTTATTGAAGAATTATCCTATGATAGCGAAACAAAACAAGTAAAAGGTAAAATCAGATTACTTGATACTGAAGCTGGTCGTCAGGCTAAAGCTTTGGTTGATGCTGGTGTTCCTTTACAAATTTCATCTAGAGCAGCTGGTACAGTTGAATCTAACGGGACTGTTAAAATTAAGCAATTATTCACTTATGATTTAGTTGCAGATCCTGGCTTTGAAAATGCTGAATTAAAAAGAGTTAACGAATCTTTCGGATTTGATAACGATTCTAGCATTCAAATTTATGAAATTGGAAATACAAAAGAACTTTTAACAACCGAAAATAAAACTGAAAACAAAATGGCTGAATCAAAATTCGTAAGTACTGATGATTTTAATAAATATTCACAGTATTTATCAAGCGAAATAAAAACTATTAAAGAGGGAATGGAATCTTTAAATAGTGATGAATCTGTAAAGTCTGAAGTTGAAAGCGTTAAAGAATATTCAAACTATCTTGCTGAGAAATTAGAAAAGACTATCGAGTATTCTGCATACCTTGCTGAAAACTTAGATAATACAATAACTACAAATAACGAAATATCTGAGAAATTAGATAATAGCGTTGCATATACTGAGCATGTTGCTGAAGGTGTTGAATCAATTAAAGACTATACTAATTATTTAGCAGAATCTTATAATGAAGGTGCAACAACTCATGAAGGCTTATTAAAGTATATTGAATACTTAAAAGAAAATTTAGAAAAAGTTACTGAATACGCAGAATACGTTGCAGAAACAGTTAATTCTAACTTATTACTAGAAGATGAAGCTGGTAAAGAAGTTGAAGAAATTGAAGCAGAAGACGATTCTACGGATGTTACTGAACCTACAGTTGATGCTGAAGATAATGAATTAGATCATGGTGCAGAAGTTGAAGACAAATCTGACGAGTTAGAAGACGAATTAGAAGACACAGTTGACGATGCAGGTGACGAAGAAATTTCTGAAGAAGAAGACGTTGAAGCAGTTGAAGAAACTGAAGAAGAAGACGTTGAAGAAGGAAATGCATTTGGTGCTGCAAGAGCAAAAGCAATCGCAGACGGAGAAAAAGAATTTACAGTAGACGGAGAAACTTATAAAGTTGAAGACGTTGATGCTGAAGATAAAGAAAATGCAGAAGAATTCGTAGAAGAAACTGAAGCAGTAGAAGAAACTGAAGAAGAAACTGAAGCAGTAGAAGAAACTGAAGAAGAAGAAACTGAAGCAATAGAAGAAACTGAAACAGTAGATACATTAGATGCTTACAAATCTGAAATTAGTTCTAAATTATCTGCTTTAATCGAAAAAGCAACTGTTAAAGAAAATACTAACCCTCATTTCTTTAGATTTATTTCTGAAGCTAAGAAAGCAGAATATAACGAATTAAATACTGAAGATCAATCTAAAGTATTAAAATCAATCGAAGGAAAAGGATTCTTAACTGAAGGACAAATTCTTACATTATGGAACTCTTCATTAATAAATAGCGTTAAAACTAACGAACCTAATGTTATTGAAATGATGCCAGAAGAATATAAAGAAGCATGGTCTAACATGTCAGATAACAAGAAAACAGCTCTTATAGCTCAATCTAAATACCATAAACTAGAAACTGCTTACCAAGTAAGAAACTTCTGGCAAACTAGAGATCTTAGAGATGTCAAAGTTGTTATGGAAAAAGTAGAATCAGTAAATGAAGCTGCTCCTGTTATTGAAGACAAAAAACCTTTATATGATTTAACTAATGTTAAGAAGTCTATTAACAAGAGATTCAACAAGTAATATCTTAATATTTTAGGAAAAACGTAAAAAACGTAAATATAATAACAATATATAGTATATCGATAATCAGATAAGAAGAAAAAATCTGACAAACATCGAGAAGATCGTTCAATCGATCAAATTTAAACAACCATTAAAAAAAAACAAATAATAAAATGGCAAATTTAATTAACTCTGCAGAAGTTAGAGAAACTTGGGCTCCGATCATCGAATCAGCTACAGGTATCAACGAAGCAGAAAAACTAGCGTGGATGTCAGAATACTGTCATAACCACAAACTTTACGAAGATGCACACATCATGTCTTTAGGGACTGCTGGTAACATCTACGGTATGGGTAATGTATCTTTACCTTCTGCAACTGCAGACGGTTCAGGTGATAAAGCTCCTACATTATTACCATTAGCAATGCAAGTTGCTGCACAAACTATAGGTTTAGACTTAGTACCAGTTGTACCAATGGCTGGACCAATGGGTCTTTTATCTTACTTAGACTTCGTTTACGAAGGTGGTAAATTAGCTGGAGATGTTGCTCCAACTTACATCAAAACTGACGCTGCTAAAGCTGAGGTAGATGGTAACGAATCAGGTGGATTTACTTTCACTTGGATCGGTTCTTCTAGAATTGACAACATGGATATCTATAAAGTTGCTGAAGCAGCTTCTACTTCAGGTTCTGTTGCTGATGCAATCAACGCATTAGATACTGAAGTTGATGCAGATGATGCTACTATCGCTATTGTTAAATCAGTAGAATTAGTAAAAGGTTTAGAAGATCATATTAAAGGATTCGCTGCTGCTGACGAAGATGGTAACCCATTCTCAAGAGGTGCAGGTGAACAAACTCCTGACAAAGTTATGGGTCTTTCTTTATTCTCAAAAAGTGTTGCTGCTGAAACTTTCCAAGTTGCTGCTGCAGTTACTAGAGAACAAGTACAAGATCTTAAACAATTCGGTGTAGATGCTGTTGCTCAAGTTGAGTCAGTATTAACTAACGAATTAACTCAGTCAATCAACAACTTAATCTTAGCTAAACTTAATTCTTTAGGTAAAGATAACGTTACAGCTGCTGGTGTAAATTTAGACTGTAATTTAGCATTAAATGCTGATTTCGGTGGTGAGACTATCGCTTCTAACCATAGAAGAATCTTAACTTCAATCCTTGCTGCTGCGAACTTTATCGCAAACAGAGGTAGAAGAGGTGCTGGTAACTTTTGTGTTGTAGGTCCTAAAGTGGCTACAGCTTTACAATCAGTTGCTGGTTTCGTTGCTAACCCAATGGCTAACACATTATCACAAGCAGCAGGTGCAATCTACCCAGTAGGTTCTGTAGCTGGTGTAAATGTATACACTGACCCAAGACAAGCATGGGGAGCTAATGATTCTAATTACGAAGTAGTAGTTGGTAGAAAAGGTGACGGTAATGGTCCTGGATTAGTATTCATGCCTTACTTAATGGCTGAATCAGTACAAACAATCGCTGAAGGAACTATGGCTCCTAAAGTAGCTGTTAAATCTAGATTCGCATTAGTTGAAGCAGGTTTCCACCCAGAAACTCAATATGTTACATACGAAGTTAAAGGATTAGCTCTTTAATTAGAACTAACTTTTAGATTTTAATATTAAAGGTCCTCTATTTTAGAGGACCTTTTTTTGTTTCGTTGAAACTTAAACAGATATATAGACTATAAGTTTATAAATAAATCAATATAAAAGATGAAAACATTCGAACAATGGTATAATTCTACAAAAAAGGCTGATTCAATAGATGAAGCTTCTGAAGATAATATACCTGTAGCTAAATCATCAACTTCAATAGAATCAGACACAACTACTGCCATAGCCTCTCCGGAAGCAACGGGAGAAGAGGGTTATTCTAAAATGATGCAAGATTGTGATGATATTATCAATTCTCTAAAAACACTTTCTGATCAACTTACGGAATCAGAAGATCAACCATTAAATGAAGCAAATCCTATGGGACAGGTGCTTATGGAAGATCCTATTATTATGGGAGCAGTTCTAGGATTAACGGCAGTTATTGGTGCAGTTGGTTTAGGTGCAAAGGCTATAAAAGATGGTGCTAAAAATAAAAAGACCATTAAAGAAGCAGAAAAAGATTATTCTAAATTAAAGAAATTAAAAATGCAAACCGTTAAAATGGAAGTTGCAGTATTATCTTTAGAGGATAAAAGAAGAGAACTTTCAACTACTGAATCAATCGAAGAAGCTGGAGATGATGTAAAGGCGAAGGCAAGCGCAGCAAATAAGAAAAAAGCACTTCAAAAAATGAAAGCCAAGTTAGATAATCAAATAGAATCTATGAGGCAGAAAAAAGATGGAATTAATTCAGCTGCTACAGAATATGGATCTTCATTAGAAGTTAAATACTCAAAGGTAAGTGGATTTGGATCTGGAAAAGTTAAAACGTTAATCGCTGATATGAGAGATCAAATCACGACAGAAGTTTCAGAATATAAGCTAGATGCATGGGGAGATAAGATGAGTGCCGAGACTAAGAAAGATTTAAAAGAAAGAATTACAAAATCTAAACAGGCTCAAAAGGAGAGAATGGATAAAATAACAGCTGAGCAAGAGAAAAATGCTAAGAAGTTAGATGATGCAGCTAAAAATGACGAAAAGGTTAAAGCTGAGCTAGAGCAAATAAAGGCTGAAAAAGAAAAAGGAAAAGAAAAAGAAGAAGCTCCAGAGGAAACTCCAGAAGAAACTCCAGAAGAAACTCCAACGGAGACTCCGGAAGAAACTCCAGAAAAAGAAGATGATTTCGATGCATTTGGAACGGATGGAGACGATGAAGAATCTCCTGAAGAAGAAACGGAAGAAGTCGATAAGACAGATAACTCAAAGGAAGGAATGACCAAAAGAGTTGATGCTGTTATTGCAAAGGCAGAAGAGAGTGGAGATGAAGCAAAGCTTAAAAAAGCAAAAGAACTTAAAGCTAAAATTCTTGCAAAAGAATCTTGGCAATTAAATAATACTAAATTAGGGTTAATATTTGAATCCGATCTTAGAAAAATGGAAATGGAATCTTTAATACAAGAGTCTATTTCAGTTAAAGATCGTTTCTCTAAACTAATCTAAATTCTTTTTAGAATTTTTACGAGCTAAATTTAGAAACTCCTGTTGTTGATTCAATAGGAGTTTTTTTATGTGCTTACGGAACTCTATCGATGACTTAAGTATTCTAGCATCTACCATAGGAGCCAGTAATGCATCATGATACTCTGGATGAACAAAGTTTTCCAAGCTAAAGTTATCAGTCTTAGATCTGATAGGTTTACCAGATAGTGCACAGACCCAATCTATTGTGTTATAGTTTTCTTTAAGATCTTCCATCTTCACAAACGAATCAGTAGACCAATCATAATAATACTTATTTTTAGAGGAAGTATATCTATGTTGACATATATTGAATATGATATGAACGAACTGATCGCTTTCACACCTTTCACCTAAAATAGGATTTTCTATTAATAGTCTCTTCTGCTGTCTTGCAAGATTTGATAACTTAATTCCAAATCTATTAGAATAAGGAGAATGAGGGGAAACCCTTTCCAATTTGGGATATTTTTTATTATATGCCATATAGTATTTATTCGTGAAACAAAACAGCTATATTATGTATAATTATTAAACAAATTTACATGGTTCACACACTGTTCACAGAAAAATATCGTCCAAATAACTTAGACGAGTTGATTTTACCAGAAAGAGTAATGTCAAAATTTAAAGATGGTCTAACTCAAAATGTACTTTTGGCTGGAAGCCCTGGTACTGGTAAGACATCTACTGCGAAGGCGATTGTTAAGCAATTCGAACTTCCTTATATTTACATCAATGCATCAACTGATACTTCAGTAGATGTTATTAGAACCAGGATTATGGATTTCTGTTCTACTATGTCTATCTTAGATGATCAAGGTAAGATGAAAATAGTTATCCTCGATGAGGTAGATGGTGTATCTGATCAATTCTTTAAAGCTCTTCGTGCTACTATGGAACAATTTGCATCTAATTCAAGGTTTATTGCAACCTGTAATTATGTAAATAAAATTCCAGATCCAATTCTTTCAAGGTTCGAAGTAATTAATTTCGACTTTGATAAAGAAGAAGAGAGCGAATTGACAAAGAAATATATTAGACGAGTATATGATATATGTGGAAAAGAAGAAATGACAATAGAAAAACCAGCATTGGTTGAATTTGTCCGTAGAAACTTCCCAGATCTTCGCTCGACACTTAATAAATTACAAGGATATAAGTCAGAAGGAACGAGTAAGATTACATTAAATGATGTTAAAAAGTTTAACTCAGTCTATAAAGATGTTTTTGAATTAATCTTTAATGAAACAGACCCTGTTAAAAACTATAAGTATTTAGTAGGTGAATATTCAAATAGAACAGATGAAATACTTCAAACATTAGGAGAAGAGTTCATAGACTATATTCAATCAGAGAAAGGAAATAGCGCAAAGCATATTCCTCAAATTGCAGTAACTGTAGCAGAACATCAGGCACAAAGGGTTCACGTAATTGACCCAGCGATAACCATGCTAAGTTGTATATATAAGCTACAAGAAATAATTAGAAATTAATTGCTGAAATATTTTTTTATCTCAGAAATTTTGCTTATATTAGTAATATAAAACAAAACACATGAAACTAGGAAAACATACATTGTTAATTGACGGTAACTATTTTTTACACAGTAGACTATTCGTTCTACCTAGGCCTAAAGGTAAACAATTATTAGGCGATAAAGAATCACAATCTCAACTTATGAGAAAGCTATGTATTGACTTCGCCTCAGAAGTTCGTAAAATGGCTCCTTTTGTAGACCAGATTGTTGTTGCAGTTGATGCTAAATCATGGCGTAAAGATCTTTTTCCTGATGCACAATATAAAGGAACTAGAACACATGACGATTCTATTAATTGGAAAGCAGTCTTCGGTGTTTATGCTGAATGGCAAAAAATACTAGAACAAAAGGGTATTATTATCCACCAGGTTCAAGGTGCAGAAGCAGATGATGTAATGTACGGCTGGTCTACTCAATTAAATAGCGAAGGTAAAAATTGCATTGCATGGACAGGTGATAGAGATTTAATTCAACTCGTAAACTACAATCAAGCGACAGATGCATATACACTATGGTATTATAATTCTAAGAAAAAGCTTATTGCCTTTGAAGGTTTCGAAGATGTAATGGCATCTAGAAAAACATCTACAATGACCAATGACGAATTGTTATTCAACATTGCCTCAGAAGAAGCAACGTACGACAAGCTAAAGGAAGACTTCCAGGCATGGATGGATAAGAACAGAGTAGAAGTTCAAGAAATTAACTGTGACGACTTTGTATTCGGTAAAATCCTACAAGGTGACAAATCAGATAATATTCCTTCAGTTATTACATGGACTAAAGCTGCATCTAATGGCAAGATCAGAAACTATTCACTTACAGAAAAACATTGTGTAAAGATCTTAGAACAATATAAGAAAGAAGAAAGCGAATTTACAATAGAACACTTTTTCAATAGAGGTCAAGTAAATAAGCTAGTAGATATTATTTATAGAGTTGTTGGTAAATCTGATCCTAAGGAAATCAGAATTAGATTTAATCAAAACTTAGATCTAGTTCTTCTTCACTATAATACTATTCCCCTTGCAATTCAAAAAGGTATTTATAATAATATTGAAGCAGATAGAAATGTTTTACCAGAGTTCTCTAATATCACTCAGATGGAAAAGATCTTAGAAGGAACAGATTGGATGGCAAAGAAATCACAGGGTGCTCCTAAAAAGTATGATGCCTTCGCAGGATTAAAAGAAGATAGTAGCAAGGAAAGACCTTCTACTAAGAAATTGAACGAACTTTTTTAATAAACTTATAGCAAGTTTACAGTATAATTTATATGCTAGACGAAACAAAATTATTTGATTTTGTAAAGATCATGTTTACAAAACCTAATCAATACAAGAACGTAAAGAACTTTAATAAGAAGAGACACCACTTCATGATTAACAGATTTTTTGCTATTAAATATCCATCAAATGCACAGTTATTTAATGTGAATGGAATTAATGGCAATGCAGTTATAGATAGTTGGCACATGGTATCTTCAAGATTTCGTTCAGTTCCAGGGTGGATCTATACTAAAACTAAGAAGGCAGCTCCAAAACCTAAAAAATCAAAAAAAGAATATATACCTAAAGAAGAAACAATTAAATTCTTTTTACAAAGAAATGAAATTGGAATGAGAGAGTTCAATGATCTTAAGAAATTCAACCCGGTTGAATTAAATAATAATCTATTGGAATTAGAAAACACAATGCAGGTATATTAAATGATTAGTTACTACGACTTTAATGATGTGGCTACGGTTGTTGACGCCACCCTATTCAAATATAATTACATCGACAATAAGATTCTTACACTAGTAAAGAATCAATTAGACTATAGGGTCGTTAATGATGGATCTCTTCTAGTAAGTAAAGAGCAATTATCTTTGTTTTTAAAAGAAAACTTTCAATCCGATATTAATAGAATTAATGCAACTGGTTTTGAACAATTTCATAAAGAAGCAACTACTATCTATTTTCTACATAAGATTTTAAATGATTTTACAAATCTAGAATATGTTAAACTGACTATCAATAAGAATAAATCTTATAGTAGATTATCTGACATAGATGGAATTAAGACTCTTAGATTTAATTTTAAAGTATTGGCAGGAACATTAAGGCTATATGATATATTTCAACAAGAAAAAGATTTACAAGAAATAAACTCTATTTTAATTTCACTAGGTCTTATGAAAAAGAATGTTCCTTACGCAAGGCACAATGCTTCTCATATATTTAATGCCTTAGATTCTTTTGTAAGATCGAGAGAAGGTTCAGATGGAAAAGAATTTGATACTGCATTAGATCTAATGGACTGCATAGAAGCTAAGATCCAAGATGATAATCCCAAAATAATGTTAATCACTGATTACTAGCTTTCTTTAACGAATATATAGACAAAAGAACTAGATATTAAATGGTAACAGGATATACTGCAAACGCAAACGGAGATCAACTCATAGCATCCCTACAAGATCCTTTTCAGAACGTAATAAAGATTACGGATTGGGAAATTATAGCAGGTTTAACAACACCACAGACAAAGGGTGTAGTTATATTGAATGCAGGATCTCCAACAGTAATAGGAATGGGAACAGATTTTACATTTCTAGCCAATGGTGATGAAATTGTATTAGGAAATAAGATATTTCAAATTAGTTCCGTACCAGACGCATACACCCTGGAATTAACAACGTCACCCCAGTTTTCAACACAACCATCTGGAATAGAATTTTTCTTAGTTCCTAATGAATTAAATAAATTTGATTATGAATTTAGATGGTCACAGACTGGTGGATCTTTTTCAGAATTTTCAGAATTAAATAAAACTTCAAACATCGGAGATTTATTCAGTTTAGATTTTAATAATACACTTCCACTTTACATTGACCTAAAAGCAGAAGTATCTTCATTATCCGGAGGTAACTCTTTATCTCTTATTTCAATCACATATACTACACAGACTGAAGACGGTATTGTTGAAGCATGTCCTAACTTTTGTGTTGAGTGTTTAGATCCCTTTTCAATGGACGGATGTGCAAACATTATCGTAGAAGAATGTAATGATAATTTATTTAATCCATATAATTTAAGTAAATCTACTAAATTTGTAAAACAAATCACAGGATTAGTAAGCAATATATTTGGCCATGAAGTAAACTATTTTAGAACTGAACCAGATATGAGAACAGAAGATGTTACTCTTATGGAATATAGTTTACATGATGTAGTAGATAATAAAAACATAAAGATATTAGTCCCGGGAAATGAATTTCCTGAAGAAAGTATAACTTTCGATATATTCGGAATGGATTTTGCAGACTTTGAAATTCACATTACTCAAGAAGAATTTGATAGAGCGTTTGGTGAAAGAGATTCTCAAGGAAATTTAATAAAAAGCAGATATCCTAGATCTAAGGATTACATGTATATTCCTATTATTAATAGAATGTATGAAGTTCATACCATAGCTTTAGCTGACGAGTTTAATAAGACCAATTCATACTGGAGAGTAATGCTGAAGAAATATCAAGAAAGAACTTCAGTTAATAAAAATACATTCAACGCCGCAACTGACACGTTAACCACTGGAATCGAAGAAGTTTTTGGAGAAAGACAAAGGGAAGAGCAGGAAAAGGTTTCGAATCCGCAGCAATTTCAAACAGTTATTTCTACACACAAGGATGGTATTAGAAATTTCTATAATAAAGATTTACAAATAATAGATTTTGAATTAAAAAACAGATGGACAATTGTTAGTAAAAATTATTATGACTTATCTGGAGTAGCGGAAGGAGATTTATGTATCGAATATGATGCACCATCTAGTCTAGAAACAGGCAAAAACATGGCAATTTCCGGATGGTTTAATCCACAGTTTGAAATTGGAAGTGGAGATCATTTCATAATAGGAGATCCAACCGCGCTTACAGGATTTAAAACTTATTTAAACGATTCAGAATTTAAAATAATGGTTAATGGAAATACAGTTACATTTAACCACGGCCTTTCTTTAGAAAAAAGATGGTATGGATTTACTTTAAATATAAGTAATGAATTTTCCACAACTAGTTTAAGTATTTATAACTTAAATGAATCTGGATTACCTCAAAGCGCAACCTCTCAATTAACTGAAGTGTTTAATGAAGTTAAACCTTCGGGCTTAGTTTGGAACTCTAATTCTAATTTCCAAATAAGAGGAAATAGTATGTATATGACCAACATTAGAGTATTCGATCAAATGATAGAAGAAGAACAAAGATCTAATATATTAAATCAATATATAGTTAGAGATAATCAACTTGCTAAATTAATAGACAATGCAATACCTAGTATTGGGTTTCAGAAATTTAGACACACTAGGTAATTAGGATATATAATCCTATAAAACAATAACTTATGTCAGAAGAAAAGAAGTCAATAAAAGACCAAGCAGAAGATATTAGAAAAGAGCTTGATGAACTTATTGGTGAAAGTGTAGATATAACAGAGGCTACGGATACTGATCCAGCGTTTCTTCCACTTCAACCAAAGGAAGTTCTTCCATCATTTGGAGAACTTAAAACAAGATCTACTAAAACAGCTAAGAAAACTATAACAGCCCTTATGAAATTTTATCTTGCAGAAGATATAATTGAAAAGGATGAATATATCGCTGCTAAGAAAAAGATGGATGAGATGACAATGTCTTCTTTAGTTTATCAATTACAAGCAGGTGAAAGAGCTCTTACAACACTATTAGAAACTATCGAAGATGGCGAATTAGCTCCAAGAATGTTTGAAGTTCTTGCAACTTTACAGAAATCAATGCTAGATATTATTAAATCCCAAACAATGTATTTAATGGCAACTGAAGAAAGTGCTAAACGAATTTCTAGAGATATAGAAATTTACAAGAAAAGAGATGATGTTAGGGAAATAGAAGAATCAGGAGGTTCCACTGGTGATTCTGCGGTTCAAAGAGGAACTAAAGATCTTATGAGAATGATTCGTTCTGGAATCGATTCAGAAACTCAAGATATCGAAGATGTAGAACCTAACGAAGAATAACAATGAGCGATTACGTAGGAGATAATATGTGGATTCCGAAAGGAGACAAAAGCGATCCTGGTCAAAAGCTGGTATGGTCGACTAAGAATGTTGATGATCTTTTAGTAGCACTAGATAAAGGATATCGCCCACAAGTTTCTATGCCCTTTTATGAGGGTAAGCAGTTTTTACGTAAGGGTAATATTGTATTTGAATATACTGAAGAGGAAATTGCAGAGCTGGCTAAATGCGCAAATGATATTGTTTATTTTGCAGAAAAGTATGCAGTAGTAATGACAGATGAAGGTATTCAACAGGTGAAACTTAGAGAATATCAAAAAGAATTATTACATAACTTTCAAAACGAAAGATTTAATATTGTATTAGCGGCCAGACAAATGGGTAAAACTGTAACGGCTTCTATTTTTAATGCATGGTATGTTACATTTAACTATGATAAAACTACTCTTCTTTTAGCTAATAAATCAGATTCAACAAAAGAAATTATAGATAAAGCAAAGGTAGTTATTGAAAACCTTCCTTTCTTTATGAAACCAGGTATTATTAAGTATGACGTTATGAATGTACGTTCAGATAATGGATGTAGATTAGTAGGTCAATCAACTACCGCAAAATCAGGTATTGGTTTTACTATTCATAACTTATATCTTGATGAGTTCGCACACATTCATCCAACTATAGTTGATTCATTCTATGAAAATGTATATCCTACATTATCAGCTTCTAAGGTATCTAGAATTAATATTACTTCAACACCGAATGGATTTAATAAATTCTATGAAATTTATGCAGGTGCTGAAAAAGGAGAAAATGAATATACACCAACGAGAGTTGATTGGTGGCAGCATCCGGATAGAGATGATGCATGGTATGAAAGAGAACTTGGAAACTTAGGTTCTGAAGAAGCCTTTAATAGACAATATGGAAATGAATTCGTAAGTTCTTCTAATCTATTATTAAGCCCAATGGTTATGAAAACCATGAGAAAGAATTCACATGAATTTATATGGCATGATTTAGAAGATTTCGAAAATATACAAATAGATACAAAGGGAGTTTTAGGATTTCATAAAGACTTCGATCCTGAAGGAGCAAAAGAATCTAATAGATTTTATTTGTTTTCAGTAGACATCGCAGAAGGCAACGGAGGTGATTACTCTGTAATTAATGTTTTCGAAGTAGAACCAATGGAAGATAAGGACATTATTGATGCAGTGACACCCGGTGCAATGTATGACTTTTTTAGATTGAATCAAGTGGCAGTCTTTAGATCTAATGAACATGTTATTGAAGATTTTGCAAAGGTTCTATATACATTAGCTGTTGAGATATTTAATCCTGAAAATGTTAAGATGATTATAGAATTCAATACATACGGTTCTATCTTATTGAAATATTTACAAACAGTTTATCCTTCAAGAAATGAATTTGAAGACGAGATGGTATTAAGGTTTAAACATAGACATGATTCAAGAGCCTTAAAACCAGGTATAAAATTAAAAGCAGATAACAAATCAGTGTTTTGCCAAAATTTTAAAAAATTAATTGAAAATAATAGAATAAAAATAAATGACACAGAAACTGTAAATGAAGCAAGTCTTTTCGGTAGTCTTAAAAATGGAAGCTATGGTGCTCAAATGGGTAATGATGATATCATTATGACAGGAATCACTGCCACTGAATTTTTTAACACTACAGATTATGCAGATTACATCGAAGAATTGCTAGATTTTATAGATCCTGAAAAGTATAAATTAATGGAAACTACTCTATATCAACAAAACGATTCAGCCGGAGATATGCAGTATGATATTTATGATCTTATATAGACTAAACTCCAGATTTACACGGATATATAGATTAACAAATAAAAAAATAAAATTAAATAACTATGGCACTAAGTCCTCAATTATTACAATTCAAGAGTTCAGGCGTTTACAGATTGGAATTTGATAAATCTCAAACTGCTAATATTGACGTTTCTACTCTTAGGCTGGTTGTTGGTCACTCAAGAAAGGGACCTTATAATACACCAGTATTAATCGAAAACGTTGAAGCATTCATTCAAGTATATGGAAACATTGACAAATCGTTAGAGAAAAAAGGAATGTTCTTCCACAGATCAGCTAAAGCTGCTCTTTCAAGAGGACCTATCCTAGCTCTTAACCTTGCTCAATTTGGAGTAAATGATTTAGCTTCAGCTGCACAAATTTCAACAAACGGATCATATGAATCTGATCCAGTATCGAATAGATATTCAGCGCCGCTTCCAACGGATGTAGCATTTGAAGTAGGTGATCCTATTCCAGATACAGGATCTGTTCCAGTTGCAACTGCTATTACAGACGCTGCAGCAGCTACACTTTCAGTAGACGGTTTAACTTTAACACTAGCAGGTGTAGATTTAACATCTAGCCTAGCAGGTACTTTCTATTTACTTTCAGATGCAGGTAATGAACCTCATATTGCAGCAACAGCTGCGTTTGATGGTACAGATACTGTAATTACAGCTTTAGCTGCTATCAATACAGCTCACGGTGGTGGTTCAACAAGTTTTGATATTTATGACAGTGCAGCGACTATTGCTCCCGATCAGTATACTCTAGCACAAGTTGAAGCTGATACGTTTTATACTTATCCTTCACTAGGTCATCAGACTGGAGACTATACTTATTCAAGTTTCTTTGACACTGATAAATTTATGATTCCTTCTGATGAGAAATTATTACAAACATTAGGTGAAGATGCTAACCAAGTTTTAAACTTTGTTAATATTAAACAAACACCAATCACAGTTTTCACAAGAAAAGCGCAAGATACGGCTGGATTTGATGTTACTGCAAGAGAATGGTATGGAGAAGGAAATGTTCCAGCATATTTAAATGACAAAGATTTAATGTCAGATTATATGATTGATGTATTTGTATTCAAAGGTCAATTTGATGCTGCAGCAATGGACACCGATCCAGTTTATGGATTTTACTTCGACAGTAAAGGTTTAAGAAAAGAGCTAATAGAACAATTTGCAAATTTAAGACAAGTTGAAATGATAGGTTCTTATTCTGGTTCAATGCTTCCAGGTTTTAAAGACTTAGAAGGAAGAAACGTATATATCGAAACAATGATTAACGCTGAAGCAAGAAGAACAGGTTTATTCTGTGCAATTGCTGAAGATTTAGTAACTGATGAATCTGGAGATACTCCAATTGATTTAGTTGGTCACACATTTGACGAAGACGGATCAGATCAAGTAGTATTATCTTACGATGTTGAAATGAGATCAATAGCATTACCTAACGCTGATGTATATGCCGCGGAAGGAGAAGATGCAAAATTTACTTTTAACGATCCTAATCATCCAAAGCCAGAAATTACAAAAGGAAACTATATTAGAGTAGGTGAAAGATTAGCTTTAGTTAAACAAGTATCAGTTGAAAAAACAGATTTAGTAACTATATGGACTGTTAAATTATCAGAAGCAGCTCCTTTAGTAGCTCCTTCAGTTTATGTTGAATCTTTAGAAGATGCAGCTGAGTCATATACTCCATTTGTATTAAATGGTGCTCAAATTGAAGCAGAAACTATTTTCTCATGTTTAGAAGCTATTAAAGTAGGAACAGGATTAGCAACTGGTTTAGTAGATAAAGATGCAATCGAATTTAGATATATTGTTGATACATTTGGTTCTTTTGATAATCAATTAAGAGATAAAATCCAATTATCTCAATTAGCAAAAGAAAGACAAAATGCATCAGCTATATTAAATGCACCAATGGTAAAAGATTTTAAAGCATCTACGGATCCTTCATTTATCAATGCATTTAGCCAGTCATTCCAAACTTCATACATTCCAGAAGGAGGTAACTTAGATTTAAATCCAACATCCTTATACACATTACCAAGTATCGCAGATGGTGCAAATTACGCATTCTACTACGGTCCTGGTCTTATTGTAAGAGAAAATGGAAAAGACATCATGGTTCCACCAGCTGCGTATGTATCTAATAACTATATTGATAAATACACAGATGCTTTACCATGGTCAATTGTTGCTGGTCCTAGAAGAGGAGTTGTTGCTGGCCCTAATGTTGTAGGTGCTGAATACTCTTTTGACAAAGCAGACAGAGACATTTTAGAGCCATTTGGTTATAATCCAATTGTATTCCAAAGAGGAGTTGGTTTAACTATCTTAGGAAATAAAACTGCACAGCAGTCTATTAAATCATCACTATCTTCAGCTCACGTTAGAGAAGTGTTAATTTACATTCAAGATGCAATGGCAGATATCCTTAAAGATTACGTATTCGAATTTAACAATGCACAAACTAGATTAGAAATCAAAACTCTAGCAGATTCATTAATGGAATCAGTTAGACAAGATGGTGGTGTATACGATTTCAAAAACGTAATGGATCAATCAAATAACACAGGTGAGGTAATTGACAACAACATAGGTATCATAGATACATTTGTTGAGCCAGTTAAAGGTTTAGAAATAGTTGTGCATAGAACAACAATTTTAAATACTGGTGAAATTTCAACCGGAAACTTTAGTTAAGAAGATATATAATAAAAAATAAAACAATAAAGACTTATGGCTTTACCACACTATTCACAAGATCAAACTAGTAAGGCGGGTAGACAATTCGAACCAGTACAAGGAAACTTATTTGAGGTAACTATTTTACCTCCAGCTGGCGTTTCTGATGCTCCACTATTACTACAACACGTTAACACTATTGGCGGGTTGGAATTATACAAAGATGCAGGTACCGTCGAACAGAAATACAAGTTCTCAAAAAGATCTTATGCTGGTATGCCAGATGATACTTCACTTACAGTGGCTATCAATTTCTCTTTGAACTTAAACGACGCTAACCAAGCTTATTTATATAAAACAATGAGACAATGGTATAACTTAGCTTACAATCCACAAACTGGAGAAATGGGCTTAAAGAAAGACTATACTGGAACAATAGTAATCGTTCAATTTAACAGAGCTGGAGATATTTTCAGAACTGTAACATTAGAAGATTGCTGGATTTCTTCTGGACTTCCATTCACTAACGACTTAAGTTATGAATCTCCAGAAGCTGCTGCTTTAGACGTATCATGGAGATGTGATACCTTTAAAGAAGTATTAGCTTAATTTATTAAAAGTAGGACGGCTTTAATTAGTTCGTCCTATTTTTATGAAACTAAAATATAATATAATGATATAATAATATGTCCAGTAAACTAACGAAGAAATTACAGGTATTACTCTCTGAAGAAGAAGTGTTTATCATAAACAGGATTATACTAAACGAGGCGATTGAAAATGGAGAGAGACCGGTTTCAGTTTCGGCGTTTATCAGAGACTTAATAAGACAAGAAATAGATAAAAAAAGCGATCTTCAAAAGAGTTGGGATCGAAATAGAATTAAACAACTCAAATCTAAATAATAAAACATGAGCAAAGACAAAAACAAAAAAGAAGAAGAAATCAATTTAGACGATCAATACAAAGCTATTGTTGAAGCTAATGAGAACGAATCTTCAGTAGAATCAGAAGAGCCTAAGAATTTAGGTAAAGTTGATATGTCTAGATTTCAACCAGCTGAAGCAAAGGAAGCTGATTTTCATTTAGGATATCATTCAGTTAAAATAGATTCACTACCGTCAGGTGGAATGTTCTATACTCCAGATACTGAAATTTCTATTAGATCTGCAAAGGTTGCAGAGATTAGACATTTCTCTACCATGGACGAAACCAACATTCTAGATGTAGATGAAAAATTAAATGCTATAGTAGAGTCATGTCTTAGAATAACTTCTAAGAAAAAAAGACTTTCATATAAGGATATTTTAGAAGAAGATAGATTTTGGTTAATTTTAGCAATCAGAGATTTAACTTTCCCTGAGCCTGAAAATGCATTAACTGTTAAGTATCAAGATAAGAGAGGTGTTTCTCACGATGCATCAATTGATAAGAAATATTTTCAATACTTTTCTATTCCAGAAGAATTAGATAAATATTACGATCAAGATAAAAGAACCTTTATTATTGAGACAAAATCATTTGGTAACATTGAAATGAGACCTCCTACAATTGGTCTAATGCAAAAGGTTACTAAGTATATTAAAGAAAAGCAAGAAAAGGGATTACAGGCTGATCAGTCTTTAATTCAATTAATTCCATATCTATATACAGATTGGAGAGGCTTTGATGATAAATCAATCTTTAATTTTGAAGTAGAATTAAACGGATGGAACAATAGAAAATATGCTTTAGTATATAAACTCGCTGAAAAAATGAAAGTCGGAATTCAACCTGAGATGTTGGTAACGCATGAGGATGACGAGGTCCTCGTTCCGATTGGGTTTCGTGACGGAATCAAATCTATTTTCCTTGTTCAGGATATCGCTGGAGAACTTCTTTAAAACTAAGTTCTACCTTTATAAGCATCTTTCAATACAACCCTCTGAACTTGAAAACATGGAATATTATGAATTCCATTATATTGTCAAGGAGTTAATTGAAATGATTAAAGCTGAAAACGAAGCGAACAAAGGGCAAAATGATCAAACTAACGAGATGATGGGAAGTATGAAAATGCCTTCTTTCAAAATGCCAAGTTTCAACATGCCTAAAATGTAATAGAAAAAGGAGGTCCTAGATTGGACCTCCTTTTATTTAGATATATACTAAAAGAAAATAACATATATTGCGATGAAAAAAGTAAAATCATATAATAATTTCGTAAACGAATCTTTAATTACTGAAATTATAGATCCTATCACCTTAACATTTGCTATAGCAGGAATAGGTATAGCGTTTGGACCTGAAATCATGAAAGCATATAGATCGAGAAAAATATCTAATGCAGATCTTAAAGATCTTACGAAGATGTTATCTAAGGCTAAAGCTAAGGCAAAGAAATATGAAAGACAAGGTCTAGATCATGATTCTGCAGAAGCACAGTCTGAAGTAGATCATATTGAAGCAAGAATAGATGATCTTCGAGGTGAAATGAGTAACCATGATGAAATTATTAAAGATTTTGAAAAGGATAAAAAGACACATAAGGAACTAGAACAGGAACTTAAAGATGTTGATCCTGAAGTTTTAAGAAAGGCATTAAGAGATGCAAAGAAAGAAGCTTCTAAATTAAAATAAAAGCCCGCAATACCTAAATGGCAAACACCAACTCCGAAAAGGCGTTAATGGGATTCGCAATGAGTTCCAACTCGCTTCTGCAGAAAATAGAGGCTATAGAGAATCAAACCAGAGATACTTTATTTAGAATAGAGAGTATCATGGTTACGAGTTTCTCTGTTACACAGGGTATTGCCGCAAGTCTTACTGAAAACAACAAAATACTTAAAGAAATAAAGGAAATCATTTCCAGAAAAAGCGAGGCTGAAAAGGCTCAATTTGGAGGTGGTGGAGGAATAAGTAAACTTCTAGGACTAGGAGGGTTTATCGCACTTACAGGAATAGGAATGTTCGGTCTAGCGATGGCATTTCAAGAAGCAGGTAAGGTAAGTCCTACGGCTATAGTTTCGGGTGTTGCTTTATTCGCAGCAATGTTCCCTATTGCAAAAATCCTAGGAGCTATAATGGCAGATCCTAGTAGTGGTGGAGTTTTTGGTCAAATCAAGGTAATGAAAAAACTAGTTTTAACAATGGGTATGTCTATGTTAATGTTAGTTGCTATGTCATTGGCATTAAACTCAATGGCACCTGTAAGTGGTGATAAATTAGTGGCCGCTCTGGCAATCGGTGCAGTTATCTATATAATGGGTCAAACTTTCGTTCAATTAATTAAGGCATGGGAATTTTCAGGTATTATGAATTTTATGCTTAATAAGAATAACACCGATGATATTATGAGGGCCATGTTCCTTATGACTATTCAAATGGTTGTTTTAGCAGCTGCAATGAATTTAATGCCATCTGTTAAAATGGATGATGCATTTAATTTTGTAATAATATCAGCAGCAATGATACCTCTTGCAGTTGCCCTAGTTGCAATGAGATTTGCACTTCCAGCTATTGAAAAGATAAAGGTAGGCACTATTGCTAAAGCAGGTTTAGCGGTTGCAATGCTAGGATTAGCTCTAGTTCCTGTTGCGATGGCAGCGAGGCTAGTTGGTAAGGTAGGAATATCGGAACAGGAAATTTCTAGATTAGTAAGTATTACAATGGCACTTGCACCTTTAATAGCTGTAATAGGAGTTATCACTGCAATTATTAATTTTGCAAAAGAAGGTAGAGTTAATAAATCTGCAAGTGGAGGTAATTCTCTACTTAAACAAGATAATTCTAGAAAGAGAAATCAGAAAATGAATTTAAAAGGAATTGCAATATTTGGTCTACAAGCCGTTGTTATTCTCGGAGTATTAGCCCTTACTGCAGTTGCCTTCAAATTTGGAGCGCCAATGATAGCAGCGGGTGCACAAGCCGCTAGGCAAATTGACATGATAGGTGTAATGAAATTAATGTTTACATTAGGAGGATTATTATTAATAGGAGGTCTTGTAATAGGGATGACAATTAAAATGATGAAGGGTAAGCAAAAATCACAAAAAACTGGACTTATACCAGGAATGGGATCTAGTTCAGAAAAACCAGGAGCATTATCAAAGCAAGATTTAATAGCATCCATGGTAATATTACCAATTATAGTATTATCAATGGCAGCAGCAGTTATGGCATTTAAATTAATGCCATCTATTCCTAAAATAGAAGATGGATTCTTATCGTTTGTATTTATTACAGGTATTGCAATATTTATATACGGATTTGCAATGGCAAAGGTGTTTAGCGCATTAGCAGGTAAGTCTAAAGGTCCAGGTGCAGGAATGTTTGGTTTTGGAGGTTCATCTAAAAGAGGAAAATTAGGTATTAAAGATATATTACTAGCGGCACTTATGGTTCCTATAGTAGCATTAGCTATTGTCGGAGCAGCTTATGTATTTCAAATGATGCCAGCTACTTCTGCGGAGATGGCACCTGATTTGATGTGGGCTTTAAAATCATCAATCGCATTAATGATATTTGGTGGAGCGATGATAATAATTGGAAAGCTTGCTAAGAATATGGATTTTAAAGCAGCAGCTAAAGCAATGTTAGTAGTTGCTCTTGCAGCACTAACTATATTATTGGTTGCATTTGCATTTAGTCTCGCTGGAGACATATCTTACGGAGAAGCGCCACCACTTCCATGGTCAGTTGGTGTAGGAATAGCTCTATTTATATTAGGTGGTGTAATTTTAGCCCTTGGTGCAATTGCGACAGTAGTAACTCCTGTAGGGATATTATTAGGTGCTCTTACCGTATTAGTAGGTGCAGCTGTATTGTATGCTGTTGCATGGATATTTACACAAATTGGTAAAATTGACGGTCTTAAAGAAGCTGCTCAAACAATAACCGATGTTTTATTTATGCCATTTAATGCAATGGTAGATTTATTTAAAAGATTTAAAGATGAGATAGGAATAGAAAACATGGGAGGACTTGCAGCTGGTATAGGCCAAATAGCACTTGCATGGATAGGTCTTTCTATGGCACTTGCTGGTTCTGCAGCATCTGGATTATTTTCTAAGCTAGCAGGAGTTGGAGGAGCAATATTAGATGGTATAACATCCTTTCTAGGAGGAGATGTAGAAATGACACCATCTCAATTATTAAAATATTTAGTTAGAAATGCTGAAAAATTAGTAGTTACTGGAAATGCAATACAAATGGTATCAAAGGCATACACTAATGTAGCGGGTATGAGTGAGGCATTTATTGCTGGAATAGCTCCATTTGGAGAATTCGTAAACAGGTTGGGAAGTTATACCGGTACTCTTGCTAGCGAAAATATGAAAGGTCTTTCTAAAGCTTATGGACAATATGCTAAAGCTAACAATTCCTTAGACGTAACTAAAGTTGAAGCAACTACAAAGATGTTTAACGCACTTGCAGATCTTGCTAAAAATAATGGTGAAAATGCAATGAAAGTTCTTGCTGATCAATTATTAAACGCAGTAGCACAATTATCGGATGCTGTTGCAGATCTAGATAGAGCAGTTGCTAAGCAAGGTAAATCTACTGGCGGATTTGGAGATGCAGTTTCTGGAGCTATTGATAAATTTAAAGAAGTAGTTACTGGAAATACCAAAAAGGTAGAAGCAATGACTCCAAAGGCCGGAAGCAATGCAGATATCATAGAAGCGATTCAAGATTTAGAAGATACATTAGTGGCTTCAGGAATCAAGATCAAGCAATCTGCATATTAACTGAAACAACCCCCTCTTATTTAGTATAATTAATAGTTCTTTGACAGCTATACTTAAAAATAAACACAAGTATATGGAAACAACTATTATTACATTCGGTCTGGGTGTGGTGCTAACTCTAATTATTTTAGGCGCAGTGTCATTGTTCAGGTCAACTAAAAAAATCAGTGAATTAGATTCGTTGATTAATCACATCGAAAGCGATATTCAAAGTAGAATAGATTCAGTCGAAAACTATTTAGATAATTGCATAGATGATCTAGATAGAAGATTAGATTCTAGAGTAGATAGAGCAATTTCTCAATTTGAGAAAGAAATAGAAGTAATGGATTTAAGATTAGATAAAATTATTGATAGTTTTAATCTTCAAAAATCCAAAGAAAAGGAAAACATTCCTAATTAATTTAAATAAATAAACATTAACCCATAGTTGTTGAAGAATAGGAGAAGTGGCAGAGTGGTCGAATGCACTGGTCTTGAAAACCAGCGAACTTCACGGTTCCAGGGGTTCGAATCCCTTCTTCTCCGCAATTGGTCTGGTAGTTCAGTTGGTTAGAATACATGCCTGTCACGCATGGGGTCGCGAGTTCGAGTCTCGTCCAGACCGCCACTTAGAGAAGCACATGAAACATTGTGCTTTTTGGGGGTATAACTAATATAGAAAACAATTTAAAATGAGAAAAGTACACAGAGGTAGTCGAGGAATGGTTGCTGGAGTATGTGATGGTTTAGGATATTATTTTGGAATTGATCCATTAATATTTAGACTTTTATTCACATTAGCATTCTTTACACCTACAATTCCAGCAATATTAATATACATTATATTTTGGATAGTAATACCAGCAAATAAAAAAACAAAAACAAATGACAAGAGCGCAAATAGTTCAAAAGCTACTAGACGAAAATAAGATAACAACAGCAGAAGCTGTAGTTCTTCTTACACCAGAGGATTCATACACTCGTCCTACAACTTATTTACCTTACCAACCACAACGAGGAACAGATCCTTATTGGTTTACAACATCGACACATGATAACGCCTAACTACACCTTTAACGCAAAATTAATTAGAGTAGTAGACGGAGATACTGTATGGGCACATGTAGATTTAGGATTTGATATTTGGAAAAAGGTAAACGTTAGACTACATGGAATCGATACTCCTGAAACTAGGACTAGAGATCTAGTAGAAAAAAGAGCAGGTCTTAAATCTAAAGAAAGACTAGTGCAATTACTAGAACAAGGAAACAATGAATTCGTATTGGTTTCTAAAGAAGTGGATAAATATGGAAGAGCGCTAGGAGAACTATATAATGGTTATCATGAAGTTCATGTCCATGAAGGTGAAACTAGACCTATATCAATTAGTATAAATCAAGTATTATTAAACGAAGGTTTAGCAAAACCTTATAATGGAGGAAAAAGATAAAATATGAAATCAAGAAAATTTAGCATTTCAGGATTATTAGAATTAAGACCTGGAAAATTTGAAGATGAAAGAGGAGAGTTTATAGAAACATTCAAATCTTCAAAACTTAAAGAACTTGGAATTACAGAAGAATTTCTACAAGATAATCAATCTGTTTCTAAGAAAGGAGTATTTAGAGGAATACATTTACAAACCGGAGATAGTGCTCAAGGAAAATTAGTAAGAGTTTCTAAAGGAGCTGTTGTAGATTTCGCAGTAGATCTTAGACCTGGTTCCCCATCCTATGGAGAATGGACTTATGTATTATTAAGTGCGCACGTAGGAAATCAATTTTGGATTCCGGCCGGATTTGGCCATGCGTTTCTTGCCCTTGAGGATGATACAATCTTTTCATATAAATGTACTAAAGAATATGATAAGAGTGCAGAGGAGTGTCTCCTATGGACCGACAAGGATATAGATCTGACTATAGATAAGAGTATACTTACACAATTCAATATATCAGACATCTTAGTCTCCGAAAAGGATAAAGAAGGTATTACGCTAAAGGAATATACTAAAAAATATGGCGTACTGGTTTAAAAGAAAATACAGACAAATTAAAAGAGTCTTAGATTACTTGCCAATTATTTGGAAAGGTTATGATTTTGATTATAGATACGCAATTGATTTATTTAAACATCAATTAATACGTACTTCTAATTTTATGGAATCAGATAGAGCGTATGCCATCGATTCCGATATGAGAGCTAAGAGAATTAAAACCGCTATCGAACTTCTTGATAAAGTTTACGATGAAGAATATGGAATGGAATACCAAGATCAGATGAAAAAGATTTATGGCGATAACGTATTAGATTGGAACTTTGAAGATACTGGAAGGGGAGATGGAACTTCATATATTAATTATGAATACGAGAAGTGGGAAAACAAAGATAAAGTTAAAGAAACCTTTGATAAACTATTTAAACAGTCTAAAGAAAAGCAAATTAAAGCAGAGAAATTAGTATGGAAATTTATATCCCATAACATCCGAGGATGGTGGGATTAAAATAATTTGAAAATAATTGCCTAAATATTTTTTTATCTCAGATATTTTGCTTATATTAGTATAGTAATAATCAATAAAGCAAAAGATATGTCACTTAATTTAAACTTAGAAAAAGCTTGGGTAACCTTCTTAAATGATGGTTGGGAAAGCGTTTGGCATCCAGTAACAGACGTTCTTGGAAACCATTTAGACTGGTCAGACGAAATCATGGACCATTGTAGAAAACAATTTAATGACTCTGACAATTGGGTTAGTTTTGGAATCGCTCCTACTTCTCAAATGTTAATTAAAAACTCAGTAAGAGATAACCTTTAAAAATATAAAAATGAAAACAGTAATTTTCGATTTAGATGGAACTCTCGCTCTTATCGACGATAGGAGAGCTATTTCCACAAAAGATAATGGTAAAATGGATTGGGACACTTTCTTCGATCCAGCAAACATTCAATTAGATAAACCGAATTGGCCAGTTATTCACATGGCACGACTTCTTAAAAAAGATGGACATCGTGTTGTAATTTTCAGTGGAAGATCTAAAGCTACTAAAGACGCAACGAAAGATTGGTTAAACGATCTTGATATTCCATTTGATGTTTTAAAGATGCGACCAACTGCTGGAGGTTTTAAGTTTATGAAAGATGATGTATTAAAGAAAAAGTGGCTTGATGATTTATTTCCAAACACTGACGATATTACATGTGTCTTTGACGATAGAGATAAAGTAGTTCAAATGTGGAGAGATAATGGTATCACTTGCTTTCAAGTAGCTGACGGTAATTTTTAAAATAAAAGATATGAAATTCAAAGATTTAACATTTAACAAACAAACACACGGTGGTGTAGGAGCTACTGCAAAATTCAAAGAAGTTACAGTGAGTATTCAGGCTGGTAAGTTTGTTTACAGTAATCCTCGAGAGGATGGCTTAGACTCTACACAATACTCTTCATTCGAAGTTGCTATATGGGAGAACTCCAAAGACGGAAGTTTTGTCACTTCTAAATTTATAGATACTGAAGACGAAGTTGCAGGATGGACTTCTAAAAAAGATATTGATAATCTTTTACAAAAATTGAAATAATGGGAATAGAAGGATTATTTTTAACAATTTTTTTAGGAGCATTTGCATTCGTAATGGGATGGATGAAAGGATGTGAAGACGAGCAATCGAGAATTAGAGAAGCTTTCAGGTCAGAAGAATATGACTATGAAGGCTTCTTTAACGTTCTTGAAAAATACGAAGAGGAGAAGGAAGCGGCTAAGCAATGGGCTAAGTTTAATAAAAAAAGAAAAAAAAATCAAAAATAAACAGCCTAGAATTTTTTTATCTCAGATTTTTTGCTTATATTAGTAGAGTAATAATTAATAAAAGAAACCATTATGGCAGAATTAAAAAACAAACAATATATGTTCACCTTTGAAGGTGGCGGTTGGAACACAGTGTGGGCCAAAACTAAACGCGGTGCAATTAAAGCCGCTCTTAAAGAATACTCAGATTCAAATACTTTGAATCCACGTATTGATTCTTTTCATAAAGCTACCGAAGAAGGTCTTCGAAATGCAATGTCTCTTTTCTACTAAAAAAATAAAAATGAATAAACTACAATCACTTAAATGCGTTGAAGTAACTTCACAGACGCAAGCCGACAATGGAACTATTTGTTACCATGACCCTATCACGAATACTGACTATCTTTCTTATGAAAGTGGATATATTCGTAGAGCATATACCCGTAATTACGAAAATTACAAAGGATATGAATGGTCTCATCGAACGATCTATCAATTAAATCCTACTAAGAAATCAATGCATGAATGGAATGGAACCACATGGCCTTCAACTGAAAGGATTATGATCGAAGATCCAAGCGAGCGTTTAGACAGACTTGCAAAGGCTGTAGTTAATTATAGAAAAACTCTTAGTAAGAATGCGTAAACTAAAACATACACTTAAGCAGATTGATAGCGTAGACATCGTCCTAATTACTGCATTTGGACTTTATATGATTCTACTTGTTTCTAACCTTTTAAAAATGGTAAACTAATGAGATATACAGTAACATTTGAAGTATACATTGATGCAGATAACGATAAACATGCTCTTTCAAAGGGTGAACTTATCGCTGACAATCAAGAAAATAAGTACGGCCAATCATGGGATGTAACTGAATTACACCAAACTCCTTTCGCTTCTTTTAATACAAAAAAAGTAGATATTCAAAAACTTAGAACGGAGCAAATGATTAAATCAATAGAAGAAGATCCATTACCGTTTTAATATGATAACTTATCTATTTATTGGGGTAATTTATTCTTTTATTATGCACCTTTCATGGGATCATCATAGAAGAAATGATAAAAACTTTGGATTAGAAAAGTGGACACTTAAAGAATCTTTGGTATTAACGGTAATTTGGCCACTATACCTTCTATATTTCATTTATTCTTTTTTTAAAGGATTAGGAGATTAAACTTTTTATAAAACTCATATATAATCAATATGCCAGAATTAGCAGAATTAAAATTTACAGCAGATTACGTTAACCAAATGTCGGAAGGCATGAAATATGTTAACGTAGTAAAAAACCCAGAACATAAGTGTGAAGATCTAAATATACCCTTTAAGTTTTTTAAAATTAAAGCAGAATCTAGGGGTAAGGAAATGGTTCTTCTTATTTTAGATAATGATTCTGATAAAATTATTCCAATTCGAATGACAATGGGAATGAGCGGGTATTTTAAATTGACTAATACTGGCGACGAAGCAAAACATTCACACCTTAAATTTCATCGCAAAGACGGAACAACCCTTTCATTTGTAGATATGCGTAGATTTGGCAAGTGGAAGCAGGGTTTATGGTGGAATGATACACGAGGGGAGGATCCAACGACCTCCTTTGATTCTTTTTGGAAAGATATAATGACTAATCTAACGTCACGCGCTTTCAGGAAACCACTCTATGAAGTCCTGATGAACCAAAAATATTTTAATGGAATAGGAAATTACCTAAGAGCGGAGATTATTTATAGAGCCAAAGATGTAGATCCGTTTCTTCCAGCTGGAATGCAACTAGCAAAATACCCTAAAATACTAGAACTATGTAAAGATATTCCAATGCTAGCATACGCAAAAGGAGGAGGAAGCATTAAAGATTGGGATAATCCATTCGGAACAGATGCTATTCAAGAAAAATTCATGCTATGTTATGGAAATCCTGTTATGTCGAAAAGAAAAGATTCGAATGGAAGAACATTTTGGTATGATTCTAAATGGGACAATGTTCCTACAAGTAGAGACGATTTAAAAGAATATTTCCATGGCGATAGAAGCTAAGAAGTGGCTTAACGAAAACGAATGGCCAGATAATAATATAGACAGTGATGCATTTTCTCATTACACTAAAATGAGCAGTATCATGGAACAATATGCCAGAGAATATCATGCTAAGAAATTAGAAGAAGCTCGAAAAAAAGAAGTAACACAATTTAAAAAGTTCTTATGAAGAAACTAGAACGCATGCAAAACTTAATCGTAGTTGGACATCCTGATAAAAAATCATTTTGTTATAACGGAATTTTTAAAACAATCCAAGAATCTCTATTAGATAGTGATTACCTAAATGAAATACAGGTAATAGATTTATATAGAGATGATTTTTCTCAACCAAGAAAAGATCTTATTAAGGAATATCAAGATGCTGTAACATGGGCGGATAGAATTTACTTCGTATCTCCTGTTTGGTGGTTTAGATTAACACCTAGAATGGAAATATTCTTTGACGAAGTATTTACCCCAGGTTTTGCGTATAAGTTTGTTCCCCTTTTCGGAGCATACGCGTATCCAAAGCCATTCTTAAGTGATAAAAAGGTAAGGACATATATAACCCATGGAGCTCCTTCATTACCCGTAAGAACTCTATATTTAAACTCAGTTAAATTACGTTTAGTGATGGGAGTATTTACATTTGTATTTGGATGGAATATTTCAAGATGGTTAAAGACAAAACAATTTTGGTCAGTTCCCTTCGTGAGCGATGCAAAAAGAAAGAAATATTTAGACAGAGTTAAAAAAGATATTAAGAGAGATCTTAAAAAACATCAAACATTACCTATGCAACATGAAAGTATATAGACCCACAAAAGAAATGAGAATTAATCCACTTTCCTTACAGGAGGGAGGATCTACAGTAACGGTGATTTACGATAATTACGCCGTTGAATTTACAAACATTAAATCTCCTTATTCGTATATTTCTTCTATTCGCTTTGCTAAACGCAATGATATTTCTCTTAGAGGTTTTTTAATAAACGGTGAAGTATATGACATGTGTAGTGGTAATAAAGAAACAAAAATAAATAAATCAGTATAATATTATATGAAAAACGTATTAGTCACAGGTGGTGCAGGATTTGTCGGAAGCAACCTCATTAAACACCTACAGGAAACCTACCCAAAAATTAAAATAACTTCATTAGATAATTACTTCACGGGAAAAGAAGAAAATCATGTTCCTGGCGTAACCTATTATAGAGGACATACTTGGGAAGCAGATACTATTTTTGAAAAATTAACAGAAGAAAATTACTTTGACACTGTATTTCACTTTGGAGAATATAGTAGAATTGTTCAATCGTTTGAAGATATTGATTTTGTTCATAGGTCTATTCTATCTGGAACACCTGTTATATTAGAACTATGTAGAAAATGGAATTCAAAGTTAATTTATTCTGCATCTAGTTCTAAATTCGGTAACAACGGTGAAGATGAGAATCTTTCTCCTTATGCTTGGATGAAATCTAAGATGGTAGAATTAATCAAAAACTATAATACATGGTATGATCTTCAATATGAGATCTGTTATTTCTTTAATGTATATGGACCTGGCCAAATTACATCAGGTGATTATGCAACAGTTGTCGGTATTTTTGAAAGACAATTTAAAGCAGGTGAAAAGTGTTCAGTAGTTTCTCCTGGAAATCAAAGCAGAGACTTCACACACGTTGAAGACGTAGTTACAGCTCTTGGATTAGCAGCACAGAGAAAAGACAATCACGAATGGCACCTGAGAAGCGGAGTTAATACTACAATGATAGAATTAGCAGAAATGTATGGTGATTGGGTAATGATTCCTGAAAGAAGAGGCGAAAGGTTTACAAGCGAAGACTTCCCATCAGACACTGAAGAAAAATTAGGCTGGAAACCAACTTGGAAATTACAAGATTGGGTAAATTTAGTAACATCATCAAAACAAGAAAAAATTAATGCATAAAAAAGGTAAAATAGTATTAGTAGGAAAGGCAGCCGCTGGAAAAGATTATTTAAGAACTAGATATGAAAATAGAGGTTTCGTTTTTGGAGTCTCTTATACTACTCGTCCTCCTCGTAAGAAGGCAAACGAACAAGAAGGAGTAGACTACTATTTTGTAAACGAAGATAGCTTTAAAAACATGATCGATAATGATGAATTCGTTGAGTATCAAAAATTTAACGGATGGTATTACGGAATCACAAAGGAAGAATTTGAAAGATGTGACGTAATGATTTTAAATGCGGAAGCAGTCGATTTATTAAATGAAGAATATCGAAGCAGATGCTTTGTAACTTATATAGATATACCAATTGACGTAAGAAGATCAAGGATCATAGAAAGAAACGACCCAGATGACAATTTTGAAAGAAGAATTCAGGCTGATGAAGATCAATTTAGAAACTTTTTCAATTATGATTGTAGAATAACTAACCACAACTTTTAAAACAACAATAAATAATAATAAGATGGCAGATTTAAAGATGAACTTATCACAACTAGAAACAAAGAGAGACGAACTTATCAAAGAAATTGATGCGACTTCAAAGGATATGACTAATAAAACCTATGATGTTGATTTCGTAAGTAACGCTAATATTAACAAAACATTATCTCATCTAGATAAAAATTACAAATGGACAGTTAAGAATGCTGCTCTTTTAATTAATCTTCACGAAGCTCTAAAGGCTGAAAAAACTAGAATTTCAAAAGAAGGTGGCGATGCAATAGTAGCCCTAAAAACAGTTCCACTTAATACACTATACAGTGCTCTGACAACACTTGAAGGAACAGGCGTATCTCAGGCAAAAGCATTTACAACTCTTCTTACACAGGTAGGTTTCAATATTAGTGAAGCCATGAAAACTATGCAGGAATCAAATAAAGAAATACAAACTCTTCATGTTTCTTTAGCTGAAGTTGAAAAAGAAATAGAAGAGAATAACGTAGAAACAGTAACACCGGATGAAGTTAGCAAGTAAATCTAAAAACAGATTAGAACTCTTAGACGTAATTCAAGAAGGAATTACGGTCGAAGATACGACTCTATCTGTTGAAAAGATTAAGCAATTAGCCTATCCTAGCCTTTTAGAAAAGGTAAGTGGATGGGTTACTGAAAAGAAAGGTTTTAGCGGAGGTCTTGCAAAAGAGAAAGCTAAAACAATGATTAAATTTGATAGTAGTAAAACAACGGGTGCAAGAAGCATGCATTTTATGGGAACTACTAACAAGCCCACTCTCACCGTAGAGAGTGCTGGAATTAAGGTTGCTATAGAATTTATTAAAGGAGATAGAGGCTCAGATTTAAGAGAAGCCATCGGACAATCGATGATATACTCAACAGCGTATGATTTTGTAATGTGTGTATTTTTAGATTCAACTGATGATAAAAGAATTAAAGGAGGATCTTCTTCAATCACAGAACATTATTTTTTAAACAACCTTTGGGATAATTTTAACGTAAAGTTTACATTAGTATAACAAACCATATATGCAAATATTCGTAACATCAAACCAACAGTTTGGGAGACCTGGGGCTATCAAGAAGTATGATAGGCCCTTTTCTTCGCTAGAAGAAATGAATGAAACATTAATAGAAAACTGGAACCTTACAGTTTCACCCGAAGATGTAGTATATGTTTTAGGTAATTTTGGATGGGATCCGACCACCGTAGAGAACTGTATTAATACATTAAATGGCCATATATATTTTATAGAAGGAGAATTTGATAAAGCGACTGTTGACGTTTCTATGCTTCCTAACGCAGATAAGAAGATGGAAGAAATAGGACAAATAGACTTTTTACCAGAAATGGACGCATGTATGTCTTATTGGCCTCTTTCAATTTGGCCTGGTAAATACTTATTAAGCGGTCATCCTTCTAAGAAAATTAAAACAAGTCCTTCTAAAAAGATAATTAACGTATCATGTGACCAATGGTCTTATAAACCAGTTAACATAAAATCACTGATAGGGTTGTTCGAGGAAAATAATTTGAAAAAAAGTGAAAATAAACAGTAAAAAGTTTTTTTATCTCAGATATTTTGCTTATATTAGTATAGTAATTAATTAAAAACCAAAAATATAACGTATGGCTACCTACAAACAACTAACTCAAAACTTTCTAGAAACAGGATCAGATCAAGACTTCGCAGCTCTTTACAACAAGATAAAGCCAGGTCTAACTTCGTACATTTACAAAATAGTTAAAGATCGTGAAATGGCAGAAGACATTGCAGTAAACACATTAACTAAGATGTGGACCAAAATAGAACAATATAACCCAAGTTACGGAATTACTACTTGGTTATATAGAATCGCATTTAACGACTCTTTAGGTTATATTAAAAAAAGAAATCAAACTACGTCTTTGAGTAAATTATCAGAATATGGTGTAGAAGTAAGTGGCACTGGATCAGTTTCAAATACTCTAAAAGATTTAGTCTTAGATCATGAAGAAAAAACTGAACAAGATTATCTAGAAGAAGATGACGCTCTTCAAGACAAATACATTAAAACTCTAGAAGCTATGCAAAATCTAAAAGAAATGTATAGAGATATTCTAGTAGACAGAATGGTAAATCATATGAAATATGACCAACTAGCAACTAAATATAAACTTCCACTGCAGACTATTAAAAATAGAATTCGTAGAGGTAAAGCTTTAATCGTTGAAGCTGTAGAAAAATAAATATGAAAGGAAGCACAACATGCAAGAAGGAAAGAAGAATGACCCAGAGTTTGTGTTCTGTTATTGGGACGAATTTAAACCTAACGTAGAAAAAGATGATAGTAGTAGTTTACAAGAAGAGCAAGACGGCAAAGAAATTATACATGACGGTATTCGAAAACGAAGCAACACCGGACAGGATAATAAATGCGAAAGCAAGAAAGCCTCTGATTCCGAATGAATATGAAATCGTAGAGTTAGGAATGGGATCAAGTTTTATTAAGTGGTATAAAGATAAGCATAAAATTAAAAAACATGAATTGGCGTAATCAAATTGACGAATGGGACGAAGAATTTTACGAAGATCGTCCTAGGAAGGGTAAATTGCCTAAAATGAAAGACGTTGAAAAATCGCTAGCAAGCAAAAAAAGAAAAGATATTGAAAATAAACAGTAAAAAGTTTTTTTATCTCAGAAATTTTGCTTATATTAGATAAGTAATTAATTAAACAAGTAATGAATCATCAAGAAACATCAATAGAAAAATTAGAATCAGCTCCTCAAAGTACAACTGAGAAAGCAATCGATACTCTATTTTCTGTACTATGTTCTTCTTCTAAAAAAAGCAAGAAGATAGTTTACGTGGATATGGATGGCGTCTTAGTAGATTTACATGCAAAACTCAGAGAATATCCTGAAGACGTTGTAAAATCTCTAGGAAACGATATTGATAAATTACCTGCTCTTTTCCTCGATCCTCCTCCAATGGAAGGTGCGATTGAAGCCTTTAACATTCTTTGTTCTTTATTCGATGTGTATATTCTATCAACTGCACCTTGGGATAATCCTGAAGCTTTAATGCACAAAAGACTATGGGTTGAAAAGCATCTAGGAAAAAATGCATATAAAAGATTAATTCTTTCTCACAACAAACATTTAAATGTTGGAGACTTTTTAATCGATGATAGAACTGCAAACGGAGCTGGTCAATTTACAGGAGAACATATTCATTTTGGAACAGAAAAATGGCCAGATTGGAAGGCTACTTTAGACTATCTTATACCTCACGCTTAAATATAAGCTTAATCCAGTTATATCTTTTTCTGGATTCTAAGTATTTATAATTCTTTTCATTGGCATACGCTTCTCTTTCAAATGAGATGTTACGGTATGCTCCGGTTCCATAGATGAACAATTTTATAAACCATTCAGTAACATATAGAATATAGAAAGGAATCACTAAAAGTTCTTCCTGCTGCTTTATATGTATAGATTCATGATTAATAATCCTCTTCGCTCTTCCTCTCCACCATTTACCAGAATCATACTTTTCTCTTAGAACGATAAAGGGCCAAAGGGTAATTCCTCCAATTGACATAAACCAGCTTACTGCGTTTAAAAATCTGTCACTATATTTAATAATCGGTGTTTTCATATAGTATATATCAGATATATAACCTAAGCCCACGTCAGAACGCTGACATTTAACTTCTTGGGCAGAAATCTATTAAACACTTTTTTTACAAATGCTGAAATACTCAATGATAGCCTTTCTGGGGCTTTTCCTAGTTACTAGCGCCTATGCGCAAACCTGTGATTTAACACTCATAAGTCAAACACCACCTGCCACAACAGAAGATGACCATTCTTTTGTAATTGAATTTGTTAATGCAGAAAATTGTGGATGTAATGAATTTACTCAATACGATGGAAATACTTGCGATGGCAATGGGTCTAGTTCCGTAAATAATAATGAAAATGTAT